AATTCCAATATGGTTTTTCTTGATTTATATATTTGATTTATAGAGTTATTACCTAATGACATTATAATATATATTTATAGATAGTTTTTAAATATATATTTAATTCAATTTTATATTCATGAACATAGTATAAAATTATTTAATGATAATTATTTCTATTTGGTCCTTGATAACGTAATAATATATAAATTAAGAAGGCATATGAAAATAACCGTAATCGTTCTCTTGCAGTCAAACTTCGGTTAAAATGTATTATATCATTTATAAAATCATTCCATGTACGATATGTATCTCTAAATTGTGCAAAATCATGATGAATATCTAGATTAGCATCCAAAACATCTACCTGAGCTTGTTGATTAAATGCATTGGGATCTTCATTTTGAATTTCTTCTAATTTTTTTATTAAAGTTTTAGCTGTATAAGGTTCGTATCGTTGAGAGAATTCCCCTCCACCTTTATTTCTTTTAGTTTTATTTTTTTTACATTTTTTTCTAGGTTTATTTCTATTAGTTTTTCTATTTTTATTACGCATATATAATTATATTATACTTTTTTAATTACTAATTTATTAAAATCTATTTTACTTTTATCAGTAATTTCCTGAGGTTCTTGTTCTTGTGTAACATTTGAATCTAGTGTTGGTTTAAAATTCATTAAATCACTTGTATTTGTTAAACCGTTATTATCAATAATAGGAACTTCTTCAGTAGCTGCATTATTTTCAGCATTATCACCATTTACAATTTTAAATACAGGAGCAATATTTACAACAGGCATATTATTTTGCATATCTGGAACAGGAGCAGATTTACCACCAAGAGTTTCAGGTAAATTATAACTATAATCATCTACTTTAAATATTTCAGGTTCTGTAATAACTCTTGTCATCTCATCAGATATTAATCCTTCATTATCATCAGTAATAATAGTAATAAATTTATCTGCAATGTTTTTAATAACCCATATACGTGTTTGTTTGCTATCACCTCTTAAATGAACATTATCATTTAACTTAAATTTACTATCTGTATTTTCAATATTCATTCTTTCAATTTCTTCAGTCGCATAAGGAATAGAAGATTTATTAGAATCAACAGTATTAATAGAATCAAAATCCTCATCAGGAGCCCATGGGACAGATTCATCATCATCTTCAATAACTGGTATTTCCGTTTTAACAATAGGTTTTGTCCAACTACTTTCTCCAGTGTTAGTATTAAACCAGTATGTTTTATTTTTAGTCTCAGAATATTGTTGTGTCCAACCTAATTTAATAAGTTCTTCATCAATATATAATTTACCTTGTCCGTTTAATAGGAAATTATTATAATCATTAAGAGCATCTTCAATAGAATCATCAGGGAATTTTTCTAAGTAACTGACAATATATGGATTATTTCTATATGCTTCATCATCTTTAGTAGGCTTTGTAAATTTATTATCATTAACCCTTGCATTATTTTTCTTATTATTTTCATTAATAATATGATTAAGAACATTTTCCATAGGAACATTATTATCAATATCTAATAATTTATTAATATTTTTGGAATAAGATAAATCTTCAATATTATTAATATTATCTTGTGTAATCACTCTAATTTGTATATTACAAGCACCTAATTCTTGTATTAATAATTTAAATGTATATGGAATTCGTACAATACTAAAATCTCTTCCAAATTTAGTTTTTTGTATCATATCACAATCAAATTTTGTAATATTAGTAAATTCCATAGGACCATCAGATAATAAACTATAATATATATCAGTATCTTCGTTGTATGCAGCAATCATACCGGATTTATTACAAACAGCCATATAATATTTATCACCTCTTTCCATCATAGATTCAGTTAAAAAATTAGATGTACCGTGTGAAATTAATACATCTCTTTCCATTTCACCTATTCTTAAACCACCATCATTAGCTCTACCAGAAACAGGTTGTTTTGTTAATTTTGCATTTTTTCCGAAAGATCTAAAATTAATTTTATCTTTTACCATATGTTTCAATCTCATATAATATGTAGGACCTACAAATATTTCAGAAGAAATTTGTTGTCCAGTAAAACCATTATAAAATAATTCAGTACCACTAGAATGAAAACCATCTTTTACTAATAATTCAGCAAATAAATTGAATTTATTATTTTTAGTAATAAATGCAGTACTATCAATAAAACCACCTCTCATTAATCCAGATTTACCAGTAATAGTTTCTATTAATTGTCCAATAGTCATTCTAGAAGGAATAGCATGAGGATTTATTATCATATCAGGTTTTTGACCATCTTTATTAAAAGGCATATCCCTTTCAGGTATAATTAATCCAACTGTACCTTTTTGACCACATCTAGAACCCATTTTATCTCCAATTTTAGGTGTTCTAAATTCTCTTATTTTTACTTTTGCAATTCTCTGTCCAGCATCATTTTCAGATATGAATGATTTATCAACAAATCCAATTTGACCCTTTTTTGGTTTCTTTGAAAGGTCAAATTTTTTATCTTTATCTTCACTATTATTAGAAACAATACCAATTATTATACTTTTTTCATCAACTAATTCGTTTTCATTTATAATACCATATTTATTTAATTTACTATAATCGTGACCTAATTTTTTTCCAACTAAATTATCAGTATCTTCTATATTTTGAAATAATGTTTCTATAGTAGATTCATTAGTTACACTTTTCTCTTCGTGAGTTTCATAACAACTATAGTATGTAGTATTAAATAAACCTCTTTTAATAGAAGCTTCATTAATTAATACAGCATCTTCTACATTATAACCAGTATAACACATAATAGCAACAATTAAATTTTCTCCATAACAATTTTCTTCAGAATTAATATGTTCCATATATCTTGATTTTACAATAGGTATTTGTGCATTATTTAAAACAACACTAGTTTTATCCATTCTATTTTGATAATTAGTACTATATAAACTACATGCTTGTCTACTTTGACCACATGAAAACATATTTCTGGTACCAGGATTATTTTCAGGATAGATGATAAGATTACCCATAACACCTAATATAAATGATTCATGAATTTCTAAATGTGTATAATTACGGTTTTCCTTCTTATATTCTTCAGTATTTAATGCAATATATGTATCTTCAGTTTCACTACTATCAATATATTCTATAATACATTTGTCTTCTGTAAATCTTTTATGTTTAAAAATATCTGTTTCACTATTAGTTACATTATATAATTCATTTAATTCATAAAATTTATAATTATTAGGATTGAAATCTTGGTCACTTTTAGAATTGATTCCACATATTAAATCATTCCATTTAAAATCATTAGATTCTAATTTATTTAAAATCTTAGTATTTTCATAAGATAATTTATTATTATCTACATAAAAAAGAGGTCTAGATAATCTACCTGAATCAGTATAAATATACATAACATTATTGAGAATATTAAAAGTAACACTAATATAAATAGGTAATAAAGCATTTCTCCTATATAGTTTTATTTTATTACTGCATTTAATAGGTTCAATAATCATACCTATCCAGCAGCCATTTATCATTACTTTTGTATTAACATCTAATTCATGAAAAGAACAATCTTCTATTAATTTTAAAGATATGTTTTTAATTGCCCATAATATAAAAGGGTTCTTAGAAACACCTTTTGTAATATATGTTGAAATAGCCAAATGTTTATGTAATCCAATATTACCACCATCAGGTGTATCTACAGGGTCAAAATAACCCCATTGACTACCATTTAATAGACGAGGACCTACAATTTTAGCTGTAGGGTCTAATGGTAAATTAGTTTTTCTCAAATGACTCAACATAGCATTATGAGATAATCTATTTAAGTCTTGAACAACACCTACTCTTCTAGATTTAGGGTCTGAACCCCATGTACCTTTAAATGCATCATGAAAGCCTTTTTCAACAATTCTTTTAGAAAGAGCATTTTTATAGTTCAAATTAATAAGACTATATAAATCATTTTCATATATAGATCTATTTGTATTCAATACAGTATCAAAATATTGAAATATCTTTTTATTTTGTATTTTATAATAATCTAAAAATAAATCATTTAATAATGAACCTATTAATTCAATTCTTTTATATTTATAATTATCTCTATCTGTTTCTAGTTCTTTTCCTGTATATACATCTAATAATTTTTTTACAATATAACCCAAATATAAAGCCTTTTGTTTATAAACAGTCTCTCCAATATGTGGGAATAAATAATCATTTAATATTTCTAATGCATAAGTAGATGTTCTCCATTTAGTTAAACTAGCAATATATTTTATAGCCATTCTTTGTGTAAAAATACCACCAGAATCATGAACAGAAGGTATAAATAAATCCATATAATTAGAATATTTATTAGTATCTAATAAACAATGATTAATAATATCTTTATCGGATATAACACCTAATGCACGAAATAAAATAAATAATGGTACAGGTTTTTTAACTTGTGGAACATTAACAACAATATTTAAATTACTTTGTGTTTTAGTAGGAGCAACAATCCTAATAGATATAGTTCTCTTAGGTTTTGAAACATTTTCAGAGACAGATTTTAATTCAGCAGAATATAAATGTTTATCGTCATTCATTTTTTTAATATAAAGCATATTATCAGCAAATTTCTCTTGTGATACTACAGTTTTTTCTTTACCATCTATAATAAAATAACCTCCATAATCATTTCTACATTCACCAAATGTACTTCTAATTTCTTTAGGAAGACCAGAAAGGATACAAAAATTAGATTGTAACATAATAGGGAATTTACCCAAGTAAATTTTTTCTAATGTCATTGTAAATTCTTGTATATTACCTGTTAAGGATTTTTCAGTAAGTTCTCTTAATCTTTGTGTTTCCATAGCAGTTAAATTAAGAGCTTGTAATTTTTTATTTTGTCTAGGAGCGCCACCTTCTTGTTCTTCTTCTTCTTCACCTTCTATATATTCTTGTTCTTTCACATTTTTATTTTTAATATTTTTTGGATTAATATATTCATAATTACCACCAATAACAATAGGTGATTCACCATCTTTTAATACTTTTTTAAATACAATTTCAACATCATAATGAATAGTCATAGAATAAGACATATTCCTTAAACGTGAATCATTAGGATACATGTATTTACCTTCATCATTATCATATAAAACCGGTTTTCCAAAATATATTTTTTTACCGTTTTTTCCTCCTAAGTACAAATCGCAATTATTTCTATAAGAATCATTTTTTTCGTCATAAACACTTACAATTGAAATGGGATTTTCTTCTCTGAAAATATCATAAATTTTATTTTCAAAAAAATCATTATATGAATCAATATGATGCATTACCAGACGTTGATGATTATCTTTAAAATGACTATTAATAATATTCCATAATTTTTGATCGTCCATAATATATAAAATACTCTATATATTATATTTATACAGTTTTTACCTGTTAATTAATATTGTAAGCTTCTGCTAACTTGCATAAATTTTGTAAATAATTAACACTAATTTCTTTATTTTTATCGTCTAAATTTTTTAATGGTTCTCTAATATTATTAATAAATTCTAGTACTTCTCTTTTATCGTTTCCTAAATTAATAAGGTCTTCACTATAATCTTTATTTAAAAAGTAATCTATTTCGCCTCTTAAAATTTCCTCATTATATTGAACATTAATATATCTATACCAAACATCTATAATTATTTTTGGGGCCATTGTATTTATGATTTTAAAATTATTTTTACTTTTTTTTAAATATGTATATTCAGGAAATAATTTAACAACTTCATTAAGATATTCTCCAAATGTATTATTGAATGCTTCAAGTATAACTTTTTTATCCATAATATAATTATAATTATTATATCTTTAAATTTTATTTTTTAAAATTATAAATCTAATCTTGGTGGATTTTTTTTTTGTTCTAATAAATTATTTCTTTCTTGTTGTATGGTATCTATAGTTACACTACCAATTTTATCTGGTTTATAAGTATCATCAGGAGTATTTATTGTAATATTTTCATTAACAGATACATAATTTTGCATATTTCTTCTATTACCATGTCCTTTTGCCATTAATTCATCTGGACTTAAATCATATGAAGTGAATTTTTCTGATGTTACAAAGTTATTTCCAGTAAATTCGAAACTTCGTGGTTCGCCATTATATTCTTCTGCTTCATTTGTAGTTGATACTATAAATGGTTTTAATTTATCTATAATATCATCACCATATATAATATTGTAATTATCATTAACTAATAACATAGCGGGAACACTATGTAAATTTGGAGGTTTTACTATTTTACTACCATTTTCTAAAAGTATGAATGTTTGATTTGTTTGTGGGTCTTGTATTCTTTTATCTATACAAATAAAACTAATTTTTTCTCTTAAACCTTGACACCTTGATAATACTAATAATAATTTTTTACTATATGTACAATGATTACTATAATATAAAATATCCATTATATATTATAATTTATCTTAATTTTTATATATTTTTACGATTACATTGATTTTACACACATAGAATATAATAATCTATTTTGAAAATAAAATACTACATATGTTATAATCATCATAAATAAACCAAACATCATATCTTTTTTAGGTTTTCCGGATGTCATTGTAAATAATGATAATAATAAAATTAATACTAGAAATATGAATCCTATCATTTGTAAATAATAGAACCAAATACAATATTCTTTTGAAAGAGGTGAAAAAATACCTTCTAAATCCATTATATAATTTATATATATATATTAATTATTTTCTGTTTCATAATTTAAATAATATAACTGTTGTATTGGGTCATATTTTTCAAAATAATTATAAACTTCTGTTTTATTCATTATTTTTTTATTACCTTCTGTTAAACTAGGTAAGTAAATTTCATAATGCAATTTATTACAATGATAATGATATTTTTGTTTTACTGAATGTGATGTTTTATGTTTTTTTATATATAAATTAAAGTAAGCTTGATGTACATCTCTTAAGAAATTTCTATATTGAATATAAAATTTATAAAAAATGTCTTTATATTGAGGAAAAAATGTTAAAAATTCATTTATTTTATCTATTTTTTTTAATGTTAAATACTGGTATTGTAAATTTGGATTATTTCCTCTTAAATCTTTCATTTTCTTATATGTTTCATGAATAATAGAAGCTCTATCAAGTGTTTTTTCGTTAATATACATTAATCCTACTATTAATTTATTATTATCACTAATATATTTATTAATTATTTCATTATAATTATCCTCCTTTTCATATACATTAGGGTAGTGTATATATGATTCTATTTTTTTCAATTCAGTAAATTCCTTAAACTGTTTAATAGGAATATATGTTGCACTTTTGTCTTCAATTAACCATACAGATATCAAATATAATTTTGATGTATTAATATTCAATACAATATGATTTTCTGGATGTTGTAAAACAAAACTATAACAGTATTTTCTTGATAATTTATCTGTAAATTCAATAAATTCTTCTTCTGTATTTAACCCTAATGATTGTAATAACATCATTTTAAATGTTAATTGATCTTTTTTCTTTAATGATTTATCATATCCATTTCTATAGAAAAAATAATTTCCTCCTATAGCTCCTTTTGATGCAATATCCCATTTATTAACAGATGGATTGTAAAATAAATTTATCATTGTACCTTCAATTATTTCAGTTATTACTATATTTTCATCCATTATATCCTTATTTTTCTCTATAAAATCATTGTATTTTATTGATTTTGGTAACGAATACGATAATAACATATCATCATTAAATATTACACTTCTGTATTTAAATAATTCTTTATTATCATTTATATCTTCTTTATTGTATTTTAAAATCTTGTAATTATTCCCATCTATTTTTACATTTTTTTTTATAATTCCATTATCTTCTATATTAGGATTAAGTACAATTTTATCATTGTAGTATGTATGTTCCATAATAGTTATTATAATATCCTAACCTTTAATAGGTTTATTTAATATGTTTAATTTAATTTATTTTATTTAATAATATATATATAAATGTCAAAAATAGAAAATGAAATTAGTATTAAATTAAACTTAGGAGATATTATAGAAATATTTGCTCCTAATAATGATGAATTAAATAATAAAAAATATTTTATTGACTATATTGATGAAAAAAAAATAAAAATGATATCATTATCTAATAGTAGCACTTATGAATTAAAATTTAATAATAAAGGAGGATTTACTGAAGAAAGTATAGAATCAATTTCAATTATTAACCGTAGTGAAACTAATGGATATGCTAAACAAAATGGTTTAATTGAAAATACATGGATACATATTCATATTGGTGGAGATATACCTGAAGTAATTACAGGAGAAATTTGTAATGTCTTTGATGATGTTATAGAAATAACAACCTGGAATGATTTAGATACATTATTTATTGATTTTGGATACAAAGGTATTCCTGAAGATATCCCTATTATAAAGATTGTTATTGGACAAAAACCAAGTACATTATCACATATTAAATGTTTATCAGATCTTAAAGATAATATTGAATCAGGCACTTTAGACGAAGTTCCAAGTGAGCCATTTGCTTCTATTGATATTTTAGATAATGGTGAATCTATTATATCAATACCAGACGATATCACACCTGATTTAAATGTTACTGATAATTTAAATAATCTTTATATTGAAGCTAGCAATATTAAATTTGGTAAAATATTAGGAAGAGTAAAAGAATTAGAAGAAGTTCCTGAAGATGAACAAAGATTTGATATTAATACACAAACAAATGATTTAATGGATAAATTATTTTCAACTATTCCAGACTACATTAGAAATAATGATACTGATAAAAAAATACATACTTTTATAACAAGATTTAAACAACTTAGAAATGATTTTTCAAAATTTGATGATAATAATACTATTTTTGATGTTAATAAAAAATCTAATGGTGGTTTTATAAAACCACTTATTGATTCATTAAATAAATTTGATAATGATTTACTATGGATAATTCCTACAGTTTGTCTTACTAAATTAGTATCAGTTCCTATTTGGAAAGAGATGTTTGATACTGAATATTTTTCTTTACAAGATGAACCATTATTTGACTTATTAGATAAATATTATAAACAAAAACAAAATAATATTGAGTACACTTCTTTATTATCATCTATTGATTATGCATTTACACCATTCAAAAAACCCAATGATACTGGTAATATAATTGCTAATAAAACTATTGAAAAACCTATAGAAGCTGTTATTGATAATGTACAAGGATTTATTTCTAGTACTGTAAATAGTAATAATATTATAAGAAAAAAATTTGTCAATCAAAGATTTGTTACTGGTAGTGAATTCTTAAAAGAAAATAATTTAAAATACTATAAAACACCTGCTACTGATAATGATAATATGCATATTAGATCTTTCATTATGATGCCCAAATCTGTTATTGACTTTTCTAAAATTAATTTACATAATACAAATATATTAACAAAATCACTATTAAATCAAAATTATTTATGTAAAAGTAGATTATTTAATTCAAAAACTAATATTCATTATAATAGTGTCAATGATTTTAACAATGAATTAGAATATAAAAAATATAATAGTTCTTCTAATAATGATATTGATTTATTAAAACATATTAATTATTTTTCATTATCTGATATTCAAAATGAAGGTAATTATAATAGTTACCTTGAATGTATTATACCTAAAACTGCTAATATTATTAATATTCTAAGAAAACATATGACTAATATTTATTCTTTTAATGCTATGATTGATGAGTTAGAACCATTTTTAATTTATAAAGAAAATATTAGTTATACTCAATTTAAAGATATTAGATATATCATTAAACAAAATGTTGCTGAATTAAGAAAACATGTAACTGACCAAGCTATTAATTTTAATAAATTAAGAACTTCATACAAATCAATAGAATATCTAAATAATATTTCTAATGCTTTAAAAGATAGTGATGAATTATACGATAATTTCAAAAACGGTTATCTATTAAATGATAAAATGACTGAAAGTGAAGTATTAAATAAAATATATACTACTGATTCTAGCTTACTTTTCTCTAGTATCCTTTCTACACATATGAATGTACTTAATACACCAAAAGATTTAATAAATATGTTAGAAAAAACAGACATTGACATTGATGACGTTGATAATATTTATAGTGAAGATTGTAGTAAAAGATACCTTACTAAAAAATATAAATCATTAGATGATTTACAAAATGATAATGGTATTGAAATATATTTTGATAAAGAATATGATGATACTCCATATGAAATTTTAAAAAAATATGAAAATGAAATGAAAAATATGAGTAAAACAGATTTTATTGCATTCTTGATAGAAAACTTAAAATTTAAACATAATATTACAAATGCTGTTGAAATGGCACAAATTTTATATAATAAACAAAAACCTGTAGAAGATAATCATTATTGTTTATTAGAAATATCTCCTTTAAAAATAAATCCTAATGATGATACCGATACAACTCATGAAGGTATAGTAAAAACAAAAAAAATATTTTATAAAAGAATTAAAAATGTTTGGATTCAAGATGATTCTATTAATGATTATACTTTTATGGATACTAATTCTTTATTTTGTAATGTAAGTGACCAATGTTTTAAAAATACTGAAAATAATAATTGTGAAAATATTAGTGATACCAATAAAAGAATACAAGAAATAAGAAAAAAATCATTATTAGATGAATTTGAAAATAGATATACAATTAATGCAGATGAATTACAAAAACAGAATAATAAACGCGTTACTTATTATAATAGTATATTAAATTATAGAAATATTTTTAATGATACAAATGATAAAAAACACAATAATTTAGCATTGTTATTAGCTAGTATGGCTAATACAGACCCTGTTATTAAATCACCTTATCAAGATAAATTGAATATTATAATATCAGATACAAATTTTGTTAAAAAACAAAATAATATTATTAAATTTGTCAAAATATATACAAAAGAATCTACTACTGATAAATGGTGGTTTTATTGTAAAGAAACTAATGTTAAATTAATACCTACATTTATATATGAGTTAGCTATTGCATTTTGTATAGATGATAATTATAATGATAAATTAAATTATATAAAATCTACAAGAGGTGATATAGATGGTAAATATATTATAGATAAATATTCTAATTGGAAAATAGCATTAGTAGATGATGAAGATGAAGAAAAATATACTCAAACAGGACAAAAAATAATTACTAATGATTTTTTACAAAAAGATATTGTGATTTCAAATGTTATTGAAGTTCCTGATGAAACATTTGAAAATGAACGTTCTGAAAAGATAAGCATTGTATTTAAAGGATTGCAAAAAAGTATAGGTTTCAAAGAAGAACTTTTTAAAGAAAATGTTATTATAATGGCTACAGAAATTGTAGAAAAAGATATTATGTCAGAAAATAAATATAATTTAAAAATTAAAAAAAAGAAAGAAAAAACTGGAAAAGACTCTATTTCATATAATGATTATCTAGATGAAACTATTATATTTATTGTATCATCATGTGTTTTACTTCATATACAATGTTCTAACGATATTTCTATTAAGAAAATTTTTCCTGGTTGTGTTAAATCATTCTCTGGGTTTCCTTTATCTGGTATAGAAGATTTAACTGGAATAAAATATATATCATGCATATTAACAAAAATAAAATCATCATTTGATCCATGGAATTCTATTAAAAAATATAATGATAATCAATTAATCAATAGAATTAAAAGCATAATTGAAAGTATATTAATTAAACAATCAATTGTAATTGAAATGATTAGAAAAAGAAAAGAATATATATTATTAAATCCACAACAATTAGAATATAAAGAAGTAAGTGTTGAAAAATGGATGCATTTCTTACCACCATTGGTTAAAATTAATTTACCAAAAAATATTTCTAATGTTTCTCCTCAATTTATAAAAGAGGCACATAATAATGTATTGAAATCTAAAATGAAACAATTTGATATGTTAAACACTATTACTGGTAAAAACTATAAATTAGGATTATTAACAATTCAAGCTATAAATAATATAGTAAGAAATGAACCATTATTATTAACAACTGTTAGTTTAATACCATATGTTGATAATGCTTGTTGTAATGAAAATACTGAAATTGTAAAGGTAATTGATTATTTTAAAGAAAAAGATGAAACTATTAAACAAACAATCAAATCTGTTATTAGTAATAGTGAATATTTACAAGATATTAAATCTTTATCTAGAGCTTCCTTATTGATTCATAAAGATACATTTACATCATTATATCCTGAAATATCAAATGATTTTACAGAAGAAACCATTTTCAAGACATTTATTCATTATGGAAGATATGATACTATATACGATGTTCCATTAAAATATAAAAATATTATTGATGAAAAACCAGATGGATATGATCCAAAACATAGTATAGAAGAAAAAATAGTTTTCTTAAAGAAAAATGGTCGTAAATTTACATTTGAAGGATTAAAATTATTACTTAATTCTATCAATAAAAATAATAAATTGAATATAAAACAAAATTTGAAATATAACATAGTAGATCCATTAATAGATTTTATTATTATATTGGATAAAAAAGATTCAAAACTAATTGATTCTACATTAAGAAATTTATTATCTAATGTCATTAATGATTATAAAGTAGATAAATACTATTTGGAATTAAATGCTAATAATAGAAAATTGAAAAATTATCTCTTAAAAGTAAATAAAAAATTGTTAGAAAGTATTTTAGATTTCTTCTATACATTTGGTTCTTTGAAAGAAAATATATTTTATAAATTGAAAGAATATTTGTTTAATATTACATATTGGAATATTGATAATAATAATAATTCATATTATGATAATGGTATTAGTAATATAATTACCTTTATAAAAAATATAATATATGATTTTGTTAAATTTTATCCTAGTTTATTAGTTAATGGTAAAATCAATAATACCATTCATAAACATTGGGGGTTATCAGATAAACATAATAATGAGTTGTTAGAAAACATTAATAATTATTATAAAAGTATTAGTTCATTTATTAATGACGATTCTTTGTACAGTATGGTAAATATTGTTACTGATAATATTAAAGATATATCAACATTTATAGATTTAATACCAATACATACTCCATTTAAAAATAATGATAAAGAATATCACACATTATTTGATAAACAAACTATATTAGAATTATATAAATATTCATTCTTTTCATGTTTATATGAATATATTATTACTTGTGATAATGAAGAGATTTTTAATATAAATTTGGAAAATAATAAAAAATTAATAAAAGAAAATCGCGATACCTTTAATGAATTAGGTAATATAGAAGAAGTTCAAATAACTACAGAGAAAATACAAGATATTAAAACAAAAATAGCATCATTATTATTTTCTTTTATTAGCATTGATATGGAAAATAAAAAAATAATAGACTATTCATACGATAAAATAAATAAATATACTCAAAAAGATAAAAAACAAGAGAAAGATAATATCGTAGATAGTATGGGTGAATTACATAAACCTGAACGTACAGTTGAAAATCAATTAAAAAAATATAAAATTGGTAAATGGGATTTAGCTAATCAAAAAGGGTTTGCTAGTTATGATGCTGATGCATGGGATAATGATACTATGAGAAATATTTTCAATAGAAATACTAATAATAACGAAGATACTAATTTTATATTAGATACAGATAATGGAATAACTGAGACTATTGATGAAGAATATGAACAAGAAGGAAGAGATTATGATATATCACATTTAGGTGAAGATTTTTACGACGGTCATGATGGAGTACACGATGATTATGATGATGATTTTTAATTAAATGTATATAAAGATAAAAATTATAATAATAATATAAATGATAACTATATTATTATTTTCATTGGTATATTTATCTTATGGATATAAAGCGGTTGATGAATTAGATTTAAATAAATACATTGGTAAATGGTATCAAGTATATCAAGATAAATTTAATGCAATATTTCAAGATATTGGAAAATGTTCTACTGCAACTTATGAATTAACAGAAGATAATAAGGTATCTGTTTTTAATCAACAAATTACAAATAATAAATATGATACTATAGCAGGATATGCTTATTATAAAAACGATGATTGTTGTGGATATTTAACAGTTCAATTAGATGGAACTCCTGAGGCACCATATTGGGTATTAGAATTAGGTCCTATTTTTAATGATTTATATGATTATTCTATTGTATCAGATAATAAAGGTTTATCATTATATGTATTAACAAGAGATGTTGAACGTTTTTATAAATTATATGATGACCAGGTATTAAAATCATTGAATGATTTGGGATTTTCCAAAAAATATAATTATCCAATTACCATGAATCAAACTGATTGTGAAATATAAATATATGTTATTTAAAATAATAAATAATATATCAAAATATTATAATAATATGAAATTAAAAGGATTTGTACAATATCATAAATTAACTATATCTATTTCTATATTTTTAGCTATATTTTTAATTATACATACTATAAAACCCAATATTATATATGATCAAGATGGTGCATTTAGACAATTTGGAGTAGGTTATAAACATAAAACTGTTGTACCTATATGGCTTGTTGCTATAATTTTATCTATATTAACATATACATTTGTTTTATATTCTATTGATTTTTTATTGTAATTGTGTTCTCTATTATATTTTTTAATATATTAAATATAATAATTAATGAATTTTTTTAATGCAGCACCTGAACATCCAAAATTAATTGATTTCGGTACTAAAAATTTTATTAATAATAATCTTAAAATATGCCATGATAACAGAGTATCTTACTACAGTTACATATTAAATTGTTCTATATTATTTATTTTTACTTCTATTGTATGTCTTACACTTTATTTTTTAAGTCACTATAAAAAATCAAAACAAGAAATAAATGAAAAAATGATGAAAGACCAAGAATATGTATTAGAAAAAATAAAATATTATAAAGAAACTAGTAAAAAAGATAAATCATTAATTACAGAATTACCTACTGCTCCTAGTAATATTCCTGTTTTTAATCTTCCTAATATTTAGTAAAAAAATATATATTTAGTATATAATGCCTCGTTCAAAAAACTTGTGTCTAAGAAAAAGTGTAAAAAACCCTAATAGATGTAGTAAAGTAAAGGGATGCAAAGTTGCAAAAGGTCCAAAACGTAGCTTTTGTAGAAAATCTCACAATAAAACTAAGAGAAAGACAGCAAAAAAAGCACCTAAAAAGAAAAGAAGAACAGAAGTTTCTAGATTAAAAGGACATTCTAGAAAAACTCAAAGAGCTTTAGCTAAATTACGTTAAACCATAATTATATAATGTTAAAATATTATATAATGAATATTGTATTAGATAAACGTGAAGAAATACTCAATAATAATAATACAGCACAAGAAGAATTTTTAATAAATTTAAGTAAATTTCATAAAGCTAGTGATACATTAATTATATATCAAAGTTTAAATGGTGATTTAGATTTATCTATGTTAAATGAATATGGATTTACTAATTTAAAATCAATTATTTTTAATAAAGGTGGAATAACCAGTATAGTTAATGTTCCTGTTAATATTAAAGAATTAAAAATTCCAGATAATTTATTAATATCTATTAAGAGATTACCACAAGAATTAGAAATATTAGATATAGAAAACAACTATATTGAAGAGTTAGATTTTATAGAACTTTTCAAATTAGAGAAAATAAACATAGCTCATAATAATTTTACAAAACTTACTAATTTATCTACCACATTAAAAGAAATTATTTGTAATAATAATAAGATTACTTATATTAATCTATTTGAATTAAATGATTTGAGAGAATTAATTGCATCACATAATAAAATTACAACTATCGATAACTTACCTAATAACATTATAAATTTAGTTGTAAATAATAACCCTAATATACAATATACAAACACTAATGTCTTACCTAATGTAACTGAAAAAAATAGCGATAATAATTATTATGATTCATTGAAGTTATATTTTAAATTAAAAAGTGAATATGAAGAAAAAATATTAAAAAGGAAGAAAAAAGCTGTAAAAAAAGCTGTTAATAAAGCTAGTGGAAGAAGAGCTGCATCTACTATTAGAGGAGAATGTATTTATTGCAAACGTAATTGTGATACTATTTTTACAACAAAAAATAATCATTATAAAGCTATTTGTGGAGATAGTTCTAATCCATGTGAATTAAAGATTGATATATTTTCTGGTGAATACTTTAATATATTAGAAATGATTGATAATTTTGAAGATGATTTAAGAGATCTAAGAGAAAAAATTATAAATATTAAATTACAGTCTATTTTTAGTTACATTTCTAATGAAGCATCTATCGAATTATATAATAAAGTTTTAAAAGAATATTCATTAAGTAGTTCTACATTAGAAGATTTAATGGCCGATTATAATAATCTAGTTAATATTGAAACTAATAAAGAAAAATTTGATAAATTAAATGAAAATAAATTATTAATTAGTGAAAAAAAAGATTATATACACAAAATAATTACAGAATATAATGAAAATGAAGATAAAAATTTATTAATTGATGCTATTAATGTTCATATAAATGAAATTATTCCTTTAATAAAAAATATTAATAATTTATTATTTGATAAAATTAATATTATACAAGATGATGAAGATAGATATGTATTACTAAAGGAATATGTTTCTCATTCCAGCTTAGAACAAACATATGGTGAAAATCCTAAAGTTATCTCTTTCAAAATAAAACCTTCCGGTGAAACTAATTCACACCACGATTCTCCTGATTCAATACAATCTTTTGCTGATTATTTACTATAATTAATATTAAATTTATAATTAATATTAATATAACATTTATTTACATTTATTAAAATTTGTTATACCATCCCAAACAATATCATATTTTTTTGACCAATTTGATTTATTGCATCTAGCAATATCACCTGTTCCCCAACCATCGGCAGCCATATCTATAAACATACCATCTTGTGGATCATTTGTATAACCTGGTGGTCTATCTAATTCAAATTTTAAATTACCAGAACTATTAAATATACCAGAATTATTAGGATGCCTACTTTCTAATGGTATAGAACATCCAGCTGGTCCTATTTGTTGCCAGAAATCTGGACATACACTATGTTCTGGTGGAAATGCTGCATCTTCACGTTCTTTACTAATTTCAATGCCTAAATAAGCTAATATCATTATTAATAATATAGTTGCTATCAATATTACAATAGAGTAAAATGAAGTATCTTGTGCCATTCTTATATAATATTCAAATAAATTTTTTTAATATTATATAATATTATAATATATGGAATATAATTCTAAATATAAACAAGTTTTAGGTAATGATTATTATAATGGAAGAGTTGATGTAATTTCACAACCTACAAATGATATTATATTCAAAATGCAAGAAAATAATGAACCTTCTTCATATGAAGAAGCTATTAAAGGCGAAGTTGAATGTAATATTTTAGCTAAAGTATTTTTTTCTAAAGACAACCTTCAATATTTACAAGATAATTTGAGAGTTGGTGTTTTTGAAATGTCAAAAAGAACAATTGCTATCCCTGATCAAAACGTAGATAATTTAAAAATAATTATGAAAAAGGTATATTTTCAATATGCTAATCATGAAGATGACATTAAAGGTGAAATAAAAAAATTAGATGATTTAATATTAAAGTCTATTATCCCTGAAGTATATAATGCTGCTATTGCATATAATAAATTTAAACGTGATATGAGTACATTACCTGTTCCTATGGATAGAGCTAAAGCTGTTGATAGAGACCATAAACATTTAGAAGTTGATAATTTTATATTAAATGATATTTATTAATCTACCTTTACTTTTAATTTTGATAAATACAATCCTATTGTTGTACTTATTACTATAAACATATTTGATATTGTCCCCGCACTTTCATATATAAACCAATTTAATCCTTTACATATTGGGTTCATTGTTTGTATTGGTGTTAGTATAAATCCATACCAACTCCAATTTGTACAATATTCCGCATATGCGTGCGCGGCTAAATAATGTAATGATATCCATGATAAATATACTATTATTGGTTTATATAAATCTTCCGATATTGAGCTTACTACGTAACCTATCATTAACTTTTATAATAAAATATATTTATATCTAATTTTATAAATATATTCTATATGGAAAATTATATGCGTGTTAATTTTAATAATAATACTATTCTTAATATTAATGATACATATTTAATACATTTCATAAGAGATAATATGCTTATTAATGCAAAATTAATATTTCAAAGTAACCAGGATATTACATTTAGAAGTTATCATAAAACTTATATTACTGACTATATAGATCCTAATGAAGTCATTTGGCAAGATTACCCATTTGATATTATTATTAATAATCATTTATTCATTAATGAACATGTTATATTATATACTACCAATGATAATAATAATAATGATAATGATAATAATGCACAAGTAAATTCTCTATTGCCCATTCATAATATACCTAGATCTAATATACCTAGACCTAATATACCTAGATCTAATATACCTAGAACTCAGGGTGGAAAATATAAAAGAAGAAAATCATCCAAGAGAAAAAGAAGAAAATCATCCAAGAGAAAAAGAAGAAAATCTCTCAAACGATCAAAATAAATACTCACTTGATTTTTCTGTCTTATTTTTCTTCTTTGGTTTTTTCTTGATAGTTGAACTCTTTTTTTGTTTCTTTACATTGCTTGGTGTATATTTTAAAAACCACATTTCATATTCTTTACTTCCTGTTTTATCTTTTAGTTCTTTAAATTTTTCAGATTTTTCTGATCTAAGCTCTTCTAATGTTGGTTGTTTTCCATAACAGTTTATGGAAAATCTCTTCAAAATACCTTTTTGTGACAATCTATTTTTTGCTTCTACATCAAATAATAATTTAGCTAGACACAATAGCCTGTCTTTATTATAATACGGTAAATCTGTATACATAAATGCAAAATAAAATGTCAATATTGTATCTATTGTTGCTATTTTAAGTTTATCTTTTCCTATTTTTACTACATTATAACTATGACATGCTATTGGCTTATAATAAAATACAATTGGTACATTATTTACTTTTACTATACAATGCTCTGGTATAATTTCACCTATCCCTTTTATTTTTTCTATTGTTACATTTTTTATATCTAATTCTCTTCTTAATCTCTCTGCATTTAGTGATGGATTATCTGACAATACATCAAAATCTGGTACCTTTTTCACACAAGGGTTTTTTGTATCCATATATTTTGAATATAATGATGATGCAAATCCACCAAAAAATACTACATCTTGTTTTGATAATACTCCTTTTACTAATTCATAAATATTCTCTTTAGATTTTACCAAACTATTTATGTTTCTTTGATATTCTGTCTCTGAACAACATTTTTTAAATTTTATTGGGTAATATTGACTTAATAAAATTAATCTCTTAAGTATTTTTTCCCATCTTGATGTATCACCCATTGGTCTTGATAATTCTAAATACATATTCATTCTTAAATAATTAGGAGGACAATAATAAATACCTGATATTACTACTGCTTCTTTTTTTAAATTATCAAATATTTCTTTTTGTAAGTATGTTATATCTGCTATTGGAATAAAATTTACATACACTTTAAATGTACCATAATGAACTCCTGATTTCGCTTCTACCTCTTTGTAACCCTTCTTATAATACACATCTGTTAATTCTTTTGCATCATTTAACGCATTTGATGAGTAAAAATCATAATCTGGTATATCTACTTCACGATCATAAAATTGTGCTTGTTCTGGTAAAATATTATTAATTGCTGTTCCTCCATAACATATTAATTTTTTTTTCTTTAAAAAATCTTCTAAAATTTTTATTATACTATCTATATCATCTGTTCTTACTAATTGTTCTTTTTTTATTGCATCACTATCATCTACTGCTTTTCTTAATATTGCTAATTCACATTCACGATAACTCATTTTATTATTACACAATTCTGAGTCATATTTATTAACATTTTTATTCTTTTTATAACCCATTATATAAAATAACAATAAAAAAAGATTACAAATTAATTATTAATAAAACAAATTTAAATTTCTACTCTCTCAATACCCATCATAGTAATTCCTTTAGGATTTGCTGCTCCCAATTTTAGTACGTCTCCTTCTGTTTGAATATCTCTAGTGATTTCTTTCTTTTCTAGCATACCTGTCTTTACCATAGATAGATATGTTGAATCGTTAGTCTTCTCTACTAGATAGTCTATTAGATTGATACGCTGACTCTTAGTCAAATCTGGAATACAGTTAATTAGGTCCATATTACGTTGTTCTACTAGATATCTCTTCTGCTCTACTGTTAGATTATCCCGTTTTTTCTTATCATTTTCCAACTTTTCTTCTCTAATAGCCTTCTTCTCTTCCTTCTTCTTCTCTTTGGCTTCCTCTTTTTTTGTTCTTTTTTCCTCTTTCTTTACCATCTTAGGATGGTTCTTAAAACATTTCATAAGTATTTTCTTACTTTCCTTATCAAGATAAACTTTAATTACCTTAGGAGCCTTATTGTAAGCACGTTTAGTGGTGGTTGCGATTGGGGATGACATTTTATAATTCACTTTAATTAGTTAGTTTTTTGATATTGCATGAAATTTTATACATGAATCAATTTTATGCAATTAATTAATTTTTTTATCTCTAAATCCATTATTTAGTTTTTTCTTCTCCTTCTTGTATTTCTTTTCTTGGACCTTTTCTTTGATGTTTTTCTCTTACTTTTTCTTTGTTTTCCTCCTTTTGGTGAGTCAATATCCATTAATGCTTTTTGTATCGGTAGTGGTGGTAACCTTTCTGGTGAATTAGGCAGTGATCGTATTTTTGGGCTTGATTTTGGGATTGGACTTTCAATACCATATTTTATATAATTATATGGTGCAACACCATCATCATCTCGTATTGGACTATTAACTGGTGTTTTTAGTGCATCATTTAATGATGCTAACATTAGTTCTTCTTCTTCTTCTTCCTTTTGTCTTTTAACTATTTCTTCTTGTGCTTTAATTTGACTTCTCATTTTTTCAACGGTCAAATCATCCGGTATAGCAGCAACTGGATATCTTAGATTTTGTCCTATATTTAATTCTCTCATATCTTCTGCTTCTTCTTCTTCATGTTTACGTTTTAATTCTTCTATAGCTGCAGCATTGTCTTCTTCATGTTTTTGTTTTAATGTATTGCGATAGTTTTTTTCTTTATCCTTCTTCGCTCTCAATGTTAATGGTTGTTTTCTACGCGTTTCTCTACTTGTATCTCTTCTATTTTTTTGTCTAATTCTATCTGTTTTCTTGCCTTTATTTGATTTATCTTTAACCATTATATAATATAATTATATTATTTATTACATAAAAAATTATGTTTATAGATAAATAAAAATATTCCTAATATAGTATCCATTATTAATGGGATCCACGCTTTTCTATTTTTTTGTAATAGATATATAGACGCAGCTAAATATAATAAGCCGTGAATAATACGATATTCTCTCCACCATGTAACACCTCCTGCTTCTGGGGCATTAAGACGACCATTTGTAAAATATAAATAAATAAATGATAAGGATATAAGTAATGTAATGTAACCAAAATAAACTAACCAATTATCAGGTAAATATAATGGTAAAATAGATAAAATAAATCTAGAAGGAATGCATGCAAGTAAGAAATAGAATTGACTATTAGATAACATTATATATAATATATATAATTTTATTTAACTAGGAGGTAGTGGTGCTAAACATAGCTTTATGCTACCGAGTGATGCTACATCATATTTAACAATTAATGGTAAATCATTACCAATATACATTTCTAAATGACTGCATAATGGAGTACATTTAATAAAATGACTTAAACTCTTAAGAGAAAATTCACCTTGAATAACAACAGATTCTTCCGGTTTAGAAACAAATTCCATATTTCCTCCAGATTGAGATCTATAAATTTTAGAACTAGCAAAAGCTCCTTCACAGGAGAATATTAATTCATTACCAGCAGATTTAATTTCAATACGATCAGATATTCCATTCAAATCTCTAATAATTTTTTGAAAATCACTTGTAGGTAGATTAATGATAGCAGAATATTCAACATCTGGAACAACCATTTCTTCTGTATCAGGTTCTATTAATCTTAATTTTTGACTATAACATTGTTTAATGTCACCATTATCATATTGTAATCCAAGATGAGATACAATTCCATCATGATAATCCGATTTTTCTATGTACATAGATAATGTATCGTCGTTAGACATAGTAGAAATAACTTTAAATAAATGTAAAGTATTAGCACAAACAATAATTTTATTAGGAATACAATTAAATAACTCAAATCTTCTTGAATCTAATACAACATTAACAAGTATTGTATGTGTTTTATCAAAATTAATAATTTTCATACCATTTTCATTAAATGTAATAGTAGCATCAGTTAAGATATCTTTAATTGCTGTTATCATATTTCTAATAGGCTGTATTTGAACAGTTTTAATAGTCAAAACATTATTCTGTTCGTTCATAATATAACTTTATAGGTAACTTTTTGTTTATATAGGTGTTTATATTAATTATTTTATGAAAAAATAATTATATTAAAATGTTAAAAAAATATATAATTATGCATACTAGAACTATATTCAAAAATATGTTAGAAATTTTAAATGAAAAAGAAAAACAAGGTCTAGATATTTATAAATTTCAAGAAATAAAAATAAATAATATCACTTGCTTACTTGAAATTCATATGAAAAAGAAAATTTTTCTAGTAAAATGTAAGAATGTATTTGTATTATTTGATAATAATTATAAATCAAGATATATATTGAATCATAAAACATACCATAATTTAGAAGAATTATTATTTTATATTAATGAGATTCACGACTGTATTATTTATAATGGATTATTATTAAGAAGTAATGAAAAAAAAAGGTTAATTACAGAAAACAAATTTTTAAAAAGACCTATTACTAATTGTAGTGTATGTTATGAAGAAACGAATGAACTTACAAATTGTAATCATATATTATGCATATCCTGTAGAGAAACCATACTTATTAGTGATAATATTAATAATAAAAAATGCCCTATATGTAGAAATAGTTCTTCTATTGAATTTATTAAATTCAAAGATGCTGAAATATATAATAATATTCATCCCGAATTAAATATAATAAACAATGAAGAAATTTTAGAAAATACATTTGATAATAGATATCTTAATTCTAATCAACGTATAACAAATGATATGTCTCCTGTTTTACAAATGTTATTAGTAAGAGAAATTATAAATAGTCGTGTCACTTATCCAACACTTATAATATATTCATATTATAGACTTTTATATAATAATAAATGGACTATATCATTTACAATTGCATCAAGCATACTATTATATTTTCAAATAAGAAGTAATCTAAATCTATATAATCACTTAGATAGTTTTAATGAAGAGCAAAAATAATAATAAACATTTATTAGATGAAATACTTATTTAAAAATAACTTATTTATATTTATAATGTTTTTACCATTAGTTTTCTTGTTTTTATCATCATTATTTTCTAATAAAAAAAATAAAATATTTAAATGTGACGAATATTATGAGTTTGATAAAATTATACCATATGACCAATATGAATCTATTTATGAATATTACAAACTTCTTACAAATAATACTAGTGATGAAAAAATTATTACCAATCAAGATATTACTACAAAAGAAATCGCTACTAAATACGGTGCTTATAATAGACAATTCAAACCTAGAGATGATCTTCCTGAAAAAGATAGAAAAAAGAAGAAAAAAAATAAAAAATTAAACCCTGCAAAATTTATAAAAAGATTAAAGAAAAATAAAGACATTGATAAAGACGATAAACCACTTATTTTTGTTGTTTCTCCTCAACAACTTATGATTTATAAAGCATATAATAAAACTATGAGTGAAAGTAGAGAAAAAAGAATTGCTGATTCTAATAAAAATAATACAACTCCCCATAGTAATGATAATTCTTCTTTACCAAAAGACTGGAATGATGACAATTACTATTCTTCATTTTATTAAAAATATACAAATAAATTATTTAAATACAATTTTATTAAATAATTTATAATGAATCGTAGTTATGCTATTGGAATACCAAAGATACCTGATATTATTGTTTGTGTTCCCGGTAATACATTTACAGATAATTTTTTAGTATCATGGACAGAAACTATAACAAAACTTAGTTGTAAATACAATATTAAATTTTCTAATAGATTTTCTTCACAAGTTAATTTTGCTAGAACAATGTGTTTAGGTGCTGATGTTTTAAGAGGTCCTAATCAAAAACCATTTAATGGTAAAATTAAATATGATGCTATTATTTGGTTAGATAGTGATATGGTTTATACACCTGATATGGTTGATAAATTAATACATATGACTTTAAATAATTATAAAGTTTGTTCTGGAATATATGCTATGGATGGAGGAACACATTTTTGTTGTGTAAAAGATTGGAATGAAGACTATTATAAAAAAAATGGAAGTTTTCAATTTTTAAGTATAAAGGATGGTGAAGAACTTATTAAAAATAATAGAAATGTACAAAATTGTGCTTATGTCGGTATGGGATGTATGGGTATTCGTTATGGAGTTCTTGAAGATGAGCGTTTAAAATATCCATGGTTTTTTAGAAATATTGCTATTATTGATGAAAATGTTATTGATGGTACTAGTGAAGATGTCAGTTTTATTAGAAATATGATTGATTCCGGTATTATTGATAGTGTTGCTGTTGATTTATCCCTTAGATTTGGTCACGAAAAAAGAATTATTTATTAAATACTTTTTTTAAACTAGACAGAAATTATTTAAAAAAAATATTTAAAAAAATCATTTTATATAGATATATAATGAATTATCGTTTTGGACCAAATAAACCTAATTTCACCGGAAGTAATGAAGAATGGAATAAACTAAAAGAGGAAATTGCTTGGTGGAATGAAGATACATCTATTTATCCTTCTGTTACTGTAATATGCCCTCATTGTGGAGCAAAAAATATACACACAGATGATGATACAGGTAGTAGTCATCGTGAATGCGATTTAACAATTGATAGAAAGGGTAAAAAAATAATGTATGATTGTCCTGGTTACTATATAGCCAGATATATCAATACACCAAGATAGTGTTATTTTAATTCTTCAAGGGTTTAAATACATTTATATACAAAACCTGTAATTAATATTGTACCAAACATTTGTATTGCTTGAAATGCACTTATTAAAAACAAATCTATTTCCCCTGTTGTTGGATCTAATATTTTTTTTCTTGGATATCCTCTATCTATAAAAGAAAATAACATTAAATCTTTCGTTAATCCTCTTATATATTCTTCTTCACCTATAAATTCTATTATTATATTATCTATATTTATTAAAAATTCCCCAGTTAAACAATTCAAAATTAAATCTGTTACATTACTTAATTCTATAAATAATGTATATGTAAATACTGGTATTATACATAAACATATTGAATTTATTATCATTGTTAATCTTAAATAAAATGGACTTGTTATTATTGATGAATTCCCATATTGCCATACTGTTTTAGTTAGTGAACTCCAAAATGAATTCATTCTCGCGTATAATACTAAATAATAAGTTACTGCAAAAAATTTATTCAAAATTGATGAATTATTTGGACAATATTCATTTTTATCAATTAAATAATAATTATATACATAATATGATGGACCTATTACTTGTGCAAAAAAACAACATAAACCATATATATAATACCATCCTGTTGACTCTAAAAAACTTAATGAATTTATTATTAATCTCCATTTATATTCGTTTGAAAATTCACATAAATTCCAAAATTCTCTTGTGTAATTACTCGGAAATTCATGAAATCCTAATAATATATAAATATCTGGTGTTTGTAATTCAAATCCTTCATTATTTACTACTTCTTTTTCGTAATCTTCTAATCCTTTCTCCAGTATTTTAAATATATTTTCATTTAATAATTCTTCATATATTTTTTCATTATCGTATATTTGATAAAATAAATCTTCTTTTCTTATATACTTTCTTACTCTTTTATCATCAGCGTCAAATATATAAGCCTGAACATCTTCTATGTAATTTAATAATTTTTTTGTTAATTTTGAATTCTCTTTACATATTGATGTACCTGATAATATCTTCATTTTATCTAATAATTTATTTTTTATATCATAATATCCTATATTTTCAAAGATTTTGTAATATTCATCCTCATCTTCGTTATCCTCTAATTCTACCATTATTTTTTCAAAATCTGTTATTTTTTCATAAATTTTAACTAGATCATATTCTCGCGTTCTCTTTTTTTTTAACCATTCAAACTTATTCCCCTCAACCACAGACAATATTTCTCTACCATATTTCCATATTGTTAAATTGTCATCAATTTCATGATCCGTATCACTACTTACTTCAAATTCATTACTTAATTTTATATTATCATTATATATATAATAATCAAACATAAAGTTCAAATCATCATCTTTTAATTCTTCTAACATAAAGCCGTGTAGGTAATCCCCCATTTTACCTTTTGCTATAATAGGTACTGCTTCGTCATAATCTCCCCAATTATCTGTATATCCTACATAAAATCTTTTTTTTAGTATTTCTTTCCCTTTATGTGTAAAATTCCCAACCTTCAATGACAAAGTTGTGGGATAATTTATTGTTATTAAATTATCTCGTATATTCGGATTATATTTTAAATATCTTTTTAATACTATTATTGGATTTTTTATATCTATACTATTAATATTATCTATATAATAATCATTAAAATATATATATGGATTCAATCCTAGATTTAAATATAAAGTATAAATCACACTATATCTCTCTTCTGGTTGTCTAGGTCGTAGGACCATAGGAAGTCGCATCATATGTTCGGGTAGTCTAGAATTTTCTGTATTAGGGTCACATATTTGTAATACTGGAATACGACTTAATGTTATCCCTCTTAATGATAATTTCTCTTCTCTTATTTTATGTATATTAGATAAAAACCGCATCAACATTGCATCTCCTAATCTAGTTATTTTATAATTTTTATATTTATCAGGAACATTTATTATTATCTCATCTTGATCGTCTTTTTCATTTAAATATAATTCACTATCCATATATACATATTTTTTTGGACGACGACGAGGTGGAATTCCACGACGTATACCTCTAAATTGTTCTTCTATTACAAGTTCTCTTGATTTTAACGCAGATTTATTACTAGTTTCCACTTTTTCTACTATTTCATTTAATATTTCCTTTATTGTACATTTCTCTTCCATAATATTTTATATTAAGAAAATTAATATAAAAATAATACTTATATATTATATAAATGGATTGGAATAAAATTACTGATGCACCACTATTCTCAAAATGTGTTGATAATACTCAAGTTGAAGCTAAAATTGTATCCGTATATGATGGTGATACTGTAAAAGCGGTTTTCCCCCTTAATGGTGTTCTATATAAATGGAACTGCCGTCTTACCGGTATTGATACCCCTGAAATTAGAACATCCGATAAATTACAAAAAAAATTTGGTTACGAAGTTCGTGATAAATTAAGAGATAAAATTCTTAATAAAGTTGTCACCCTCAAATGTCAAGACCTTGATAAATATGGTCGTTTATTAACCCAAATACATATTGGTGATACTTGTATTAATCAATGGTTAATTGACCAAGGTTACGCCTTCGCTTATCATGGCGGCACTAAACAATCATGGACTTCTTTCCTTTTAAATAAAGAACTATCCAAATAAAATCATTAATATTAATAAAATATCTTATTAATATCTTATTAATATTTTCTTTAAGTATTTTCGATAAATATTATATTTCAAAAAAAAATAATAGCTGGACTTTTTTTTTTTTGGACATTTTTAAAATGTCCAATTCTGAAAAATAGAGAAAAGAATTTTTTTCGAGTTTTCTGAAATTTCATTTTCACTCGTATAAGCTGTAACTACAAAAATTATATAAATTATTTTGTTACTGAACTTTTTTTTATTCGTTTTTTTCTCCCGATTTTTTTGTCAACAGTATTTAGAGAAAATGTTGACAAACGTTGACAAAAAATCGCCAAAACTCCTACATAAATTCTATTGTAAATATTGTGACTATGGATGTAGCAAAGAAAGTGATTATAATAAACATTTACTGACACGAAAACATAATCGGTTGACAACTGTTGACAAAAACTCGCCAAAACTCGCCAAAGCAAATTACGAGTGTGAATGTGGAAAAGAATATAAATCACGACAAGGATTGCAGCAACATAAGAAGAAATGTAAATATCTAGAAAAAGAAGCAAACAATGATAATGAACCAAGTTATAAAGATTTATTAATACAAGCTATGAAACAGATGCAAGAACAACAAACACAGATACAAGAACAAAATAAAGAAATGTCAGAAATGAGAAAACAAATGACAGATATTATACCATTAATAGGCAATAATAATAATAATACAACAAATAATAATAATAATTTCAATCTACAATTTTTCTTGAATGATACATGCAAAGATGCATTAAATATAACAGATTTTTTGAATTCATTACAAATACAACTAAAAGATTTAGAATATACAATCGATAATGGTCATGTTAAAGGAATAACAAATATATTTAAGACAGCATTATGTAATATGGAGGAAACAAAACGACCAATGCATTGTACAGATTTGAAAAGAGAAGTTTTATATATAAAAGATAACAATGAATGGCATAAAGATGAGAATAAAGAATTAATGAAATCGGTAGTAACAAAAGTAGTAGATAAAAATATAAGTAATCAAGATGAATGGATGGATAATCATCCGGATATATTAACACCAGGTTCAAGAGATTCAAATAGGTATGTAAAAATGATGGATGCAAGTCTAGGAGAAGGAACAGATACAGAACAAAATAAGATAATGAAGAATATAATGAAAGATGTAACTATTGACAGATAAATTACAAATAATATATATCTTCAGATAAATATTATTACTGTTTTCTTCTTGTCTTTCTTTTATTACTCTTTTTTAATGTAGATTTTTTCATTTTCATTTTCATTTTCATTTTCATTTTTCTTGTTCCTCCTATTCGTCTTTTTCTTCTTGTTCCTCCTTTACCTTTTTTACTTTTACCTTTTGCACGTTTTGCAAGCTTTTTCTCTTCTTTTATTTTATCATATTTATGACATTTGTACATTAATCTAAGACCTTTTGCTACCATTACTTTCATTATATCTTCTTTATTATACAAGTCTGTCGGAATACTTGTTATTTCCATGTAAGTTTTTCTAATTGACCCTCCTTCACCATTTTCACCTGAGAATGTTCTCATCATACCAAAACGTTTTTCTAGATTATCTTTGATAAGTTTTTTTTTAAGATTTATATCTCGTGTTTCTGATATAGACGTTGCTTCTGCTATATCTATAGCATCCATTCCTTTTCCATTTGTTCCTTTCCATCTTTTTTCTATATCGTTTAAATATTTTCTCAATTCTTTTATATCTTCTATATCTCTATTTGATTTAACTTGATTACATATATGATGTGCGTATGAAAATTCAAATAACCAATATTTGATAACTTCAAACACCCAATTAAATACTTTATCATCCACTTCTGCTCTAAGTTTATGTTTATTCTTACAATGTGTTTTAAAATATTGTTTTAACTGCTCAAATAAAAAATTTATTGTATCGCTGTCAAATAAATTTTCTTCATTTATGGCTATATATAATGGTTTCATTACATCATATGGTACTACCGCATCCTGACCTATAAAATCTTTCCATAATTTTAAATAATTATCTCCATCTTTATGTTTATAACATTTTAATAAATAATATACAGGTGCTTGTGTATATGCTGTTATACAAGGCATTGTATGTTCCATTTCAGAACAGCTTCGATCACCTTTACTACCCCATGTTACTTTTTCAGAAAATGGAACCAAATATTGTTTGCATATATAGCATTTAACTGGTAATGCATCTTCTGTATCTTTTATATATTCACCATTAAGATCAGATTGTGCTGAAGCGTAATTAAACACCCACGGCCCCCATATATCTGAAAATTGCGTTTTTTCACTAATTCTTAATGAAGCTGAATCTCTAGCTTCCTTTGAAGTAGCATATTGATAATGTGCAGTAGTTGGTCGTAATCTACATGTTTCATACAATACATTTCTATAGTAATCTGGAGATTCTCTCGATTTAGCACTTATTAAACTTTCAATCCCAGTTCTTAAATTACTGTGACTATTTACAACCTCCAATAATATTTCGGAAGGTACAGTAGAAAATTGGGAATTAGCACTAAATACACTAGCACTAGTTTGTCCATAATTTTTATCGTAGATTACTCTTTTTGGTAAATCTGTTTTTTGGGGTTCTTTTTTTTGGGGTTCTTTTTTTTGGGGTTCTTTTTTTTCGGGTTCTTTTTTAACTCTACTGGATCTTCTTATACCTTTTTCTGCGACACCAACTCCTTCGTCTTCGTGTATATATTTTTTTTCTTCTTCTTTTGCTTCATCAATAGTAATACCAGATTTAGTACCTATTATAACTTTATTTCCTTCATTATTTACAGGGGGGTTTATATTTTTATTCATATACTTAGCACCAAGCTCACTTGCTAATAGTTCAAGCTCACTAGGTAAATTTTCAAGATCTGCAATATTTGGTGTTCCATCTCCTTCATAAATTACTTGTTTATCAGATTCATCCACTGTTTGAACAACTGTACTCTTTTCTTCTTCGCTTAATTTTTCATATACAGTAACCAAGACATCATCGCTCAATTCATCCACATCTTTACCCATTGTCTCTTTTGATGAAGATAATTCCACAATTACCTTATTCAAAAGGTCAGCATCTTTCTTTGCTAATATGTTTGCTTGGTTTTGTGGTTCAGAAAAAGTTGCATCGAAACCCTGATATTGCAGTACGGATGCCTGAATAGATTCTTCTTCTTTAGAGTTTGCTTTAGCTTTAGCTTTAGGTTTCATATTGTTTAATATTTTATCTGCCATTTCTCTTGTTTTTTCACTACGATCATGAAACACGTATGCAGCGAATAAATGATTTTTATCACTATGTTCAAGATCATCCAACTCTATTTGTTTAATATAATTTAGATCTACTTTTAATACATTAGTTATATAAGACTCCATATGTATTACCATATAATGTTTTAACATTTGTTCATCATCATCATCCTCATCTATTTGATAATTATTTTTGTGTAAAAAGTTTTGAAGACTTCTCTTATAACTATTATAGGCATTTTCGTATAAACCATTATAAGTAAGAATTCTTTCTGCACGATCTTGTATATTACCCTGATGTTTTACGGATTTGGCTACCCTTATGTTTTGTTCGGTGGTAGTCATTTCCTCAAATAGATTCTCGGGACTTTCTTCCACGAACCTACGACCTTGCATATATGGCGGTTTGTGGTCAGTGAAATTCCTTGTAGCTTTAGCTTTAATACCTTGATTTACAGGTGTCGTTTCTTTTTTTGATTCTGTTCTTACTGTTGGTCCTAGTGCTGAACTTGATGATGATGCTGAACTTGATGATGATGCTGAACTTGATGCTAGTGCTGAACTTGATGCTAGTGCTGAACTTGATGTTGTACCAGTAAATTGGTCCCACAATTTAGGACCTGTAGAAGCGTTCGACCTTCTAAGAGAAGTTCTTTGTCTTTTTTGTGATTTATCATTAGGATTAGACATTTAATAATAATATATAAATTATTACTAGATATTATTATTATTTTTTTCTTGTATTACTTTTTTTATGTTTTCTCTTATTAGTTTTATTCTTTTTCTTTAAAATTTTCTTTAATTTTTTAGTTTTTTTCTTGCCTCCTTTATTCTTTGATTTTTTTTGAGGTAATTCTAATTGTGGAAAAGGCATAGGTCTATAGCCAGGATAGGGGGCTTTGGGTGGTTTAGGTTCATCAACAGGAGTATTAGGGGTAAGTGGTGAAATAGGGGGACCATTTTTTATATTTCTAGGAGGTGTGCTAGGAGTTAGAGTAGAAATATCCATGTTAGAATTAGTTAATGAAGACATATCATCAAGTTCTGGTGATTTATGTGTATCTTCTTCATCGAAAGTTGTTTTGGGGTATCCGTGAGGGTTTTTACGTTTCATGATATATAATAATATAACAAAAAAATTATAGAATTTTGTAACCTTGGCCAACTTTAACTAACATACCGATACGTTTAGGTTGTAATTGTCCATTACTAGCAACAGCATCATTGAAACTATCTAAATCATAAACTTCGTTAGTAAGAGGATTAAGAGCATATGTATTGTCACCCCATTCAAGTTCTTGTGCTTCCCAATCAATAATTCTTTGATTTAATAATCTATCATCCTTTTTATCATTTCTAAATGATGGATAAGAAGAATATTGATTACTAGAAACTTTACCATAACCGTAACAGACAACATCACTATCTTTAGAAGAATATAACTCACAATCAATAGCAGTAGCTTTAATAGAATGTAGTATTTGTTTATTAATAGTATTTTTAATAGTAGAGATCTCAAATAAAGACTGGTCGGTAGTAACGGGAGTAATATTATCTAATCTACTTCTATCTCTATCGCGGAGTTCAATATTTTTATTACTAGTTTTTTGTTCATCACTTAATACGGATAAATATAAATATACTTTTACATTTCTAAGTTCTTGAGGAAGTAATTTATGACTACAAATACGGCGTGCTCTACCGACAACTTGTTCAATTCTAACCATGTGCCAATAAGGTTCAACAATGTGTACAAATCGTGTATTAGTTAAACTAATACCTTCGGCACCGGAAGAAGTAATCATAAAGACTTTAATAATATCACCATAATAATTATTTTCACCTCTTAATACTAATTTAGAAACAATATTAGAAGGGACAGTACTCCAATCACTGTTATAAATATTTCTAATAATTTCTTTAACTTCAGGGGTTTCAGTACCAGTATATAATACAAAACGAGGTTTTCCAGCATCAATATCTAATTCATCGATATCAAAACCATCAGTAGTTTTCTTAATTTTAAATTCAGCAAAACCATTGGCTAATAAAATAAGCCTTAATATACCAATACCTTCAATAGTTCTAAATTGACTGTATAGTAAATGTAATCCTTTATTATCAGTGTTAGTAATATTTTCAATAACACGTGCAAACTTAGGACTATAAGCATCAAGTTTATCCAAAGATAAAAATTCACTATTACCATTATCATCATTTTTACTTAATAGTTGTAATGTTTGTTCAATTTGTTTATTATATGAAATAATTTCTTCAGTATCTTGTAGTTTATCATCTTCATCAATAAGAGCATCAGTAGTTATTTTATCTTTAATAGTAATACCGTTAATATCATCTTCAGTAAGGTCTTTACCTTTTTTAGGAGGTTGTGGGCGTTCAATGGTATCAGGGAAAGCGAAATTACATGCAGCACGAGAGAATATTTTATATGTGGAAGAAATAGTGAACATATCTTTATCAAGTTTTTTGAATTTACGTTGGTTTCTCTCTTTATCAGCTTCAATTTTTCTAATTTTTTCATAGACAGAGAATTGATGCTGAGACATTTCACATCTAATAATATGATATTCCTCATTATCATTGGTTTTAACAAGAGCAGGTAATAATGTTTCTTGGGCGCTTCTAAAATAAGAAGTTAAACCTAATATTCTTTTTTGGAATAAATCAGTATTTTTTAAACTACCAGTATCTTCATCAATAAAGAAATCATTAAATTCATTGGAGTCATCGGGTAAAGCAGTTTCATTATCAATACGAATATTACCTTCTTGAACGCTAATATTATTTTTCTTAAGGATCTTAATAATAGTAGCAACAAAATCACCATCACTAACATTACCAGTAGGGTCTAATTTAACACCATTATATTTATTAAATAATTCATCATTATCACCGCCATTAAGCTTTCTAGTTTTGTTTTTTCCACCTTTCTTATTTTTTTGTGTTCCTTTTAAAACACCTCTTTTTTTTGTATTTATAAATCCATAAGGATTCCTAGTAATAATAAGTCTATTATCTTTATAATCGATAAAATCAAATAATTTAAAATTAGCTTTATCAAAAATCTTACGTATTTCTTGTGAATTAATTTTTTTTGAAGTAGAATTAACAGAAAAAGTAAAGGTTTTAATATAACCTCTCAAAATATTAAATAAAACACCAATTTCATTAGGATAATTAATAATAGGTGTTCCAGTTAAAAGGACAACTCTACAATTAGTAGCATCTAATAAATAATGGTATAATTCATAACCAATAGAAGAAGGGTCTTTAATTTTATTTACAACCCTACTTACAAAGTTATGAGCTTCATCAATAATAACAACACTATTATCAAAGAGATTACGTTTGTCTTTAGTATATTCTTTTAATTGTCTTTTGTTAATTCCATTATAATTAATACTAGTGTATTTCGCTTTAATCATTTCATTTAATTGTAGATCAATATTTTTTTGATCATTAGTAGATAATTTATCAAAATTAGGTTCATTCTTAATATTAACTAACCATGCACCACTATTATTTTTAATATAATCAGTAGATAAATTAAGAGCTTGAGATAAAATATTAATGTATTCAGTTTTTCCTTCTATGTTTATAAATTCCCAAAATTGTTTCTTTTTATATAATTCGTCACCACATTTTTTTAATTCACTATAAAAATTCATTTTAAGAGAGGCAGGGGTCATAATCCAAACATGTCTATCAGATTTCATACCTTCAGCTAATGCAATAGAAGAACATGTTTTACCAGAACCAAGACCATGATATAATAATAAACCTCTATAAGGGGAATATAAATTAAGATAATCTTTAATAACCTTTTGATGTGTTAATAATTCAAATTTAGGATTACTATCACCATTATCTAGGGTTTCACAAGTAACTTTTTGTTTATCTTTTTTAACATCATCGTAATATTTTCTAAATAATTCATTAACTTTATTAATAAAGATTTTACGATTATTTAGATAATAACTAGATACATTAACTGCATATTTTTCAAATTTAGGCATTCTATCAATAATTTTAACATCGTTTATTTTAACATCAGATATATCTTGATTTTGAATGATTATATTTTGATCTTCTTTTTTCTTTCTACCACGTTTCTTTTTAGGAGCTTGGTCTTGTTGTGGCTCTTGTATTTGTAATGGAACTTGTTGTTTAGGTTTAACAGAAAAAGCAGAAAGATTATCTTGTATTGGAGGTTCGGGAGCAGGTTCTATTGGAGGTTCGGGAGCAGGTTCTGTTGGAGGTTCAGGAGCAGGTTCTGTTGGAGGTTCAGGAGCAGGTTCTGTTGGAGGTTCAGGAATATGTTCAGTAGAAGTTTTGGGTTCTTCAATATCAATAGGCATAACAGGTTTTTTAGATTTAATTTCTCTAACAACAGGGACAACAAAGGCCTTATTTTGTTTAAGTTTTTCAAGAATTTCATTTCTGTTAAGTTGATAATCATTTCTTTTATCAATAATTTTAACAATAGGTTCTATTTTTTCTTCTTGATTTTCTTGTTTATTTTTATCATCTTTTTTAAAATTAACAATAATTTCCTTTTTCTTTTGAGGAATAGGTCTTTTTCTTAATTGTTCTCTAGAAAATGATATATTCATTATTATATAAATTATATATATAATAATTTAAATAGTTTATAGTTGCAATAATAAATTAAAAATTAGTTAAACTTTCAATGGCTTCATAACAAGAGATTTGTTCAGCTTTTTTCTTAATTTTATGAATACCTTGACCTAAAAATATAAATGCTTTTTTATTTTCACTCATATATTGATGTATATCAGCGTAAGAATTAAAATCAGTAATAGTAGTAGAATTAAAATGTTTAAGTTCAAAAGGGCTTTGACCTAAACATAGATAAACACCCATATGATATCCAGTATCTTGATTATATTCTTCAATTTCCATATAATGAGGAGTAACTTTGAACTCTTTTTGTATTTTGACTTGTAGTATATTCTTATAATTATCATCATTTTTAATAAGTTCCATCCAATTGACATGTTTTTCAAAGATATTTTCTACAAAAATTTGGACCATTTGAAATCCTGGACCAGTAGAAAATAAACTACCAAACCAACCATTTTCATCTTTAATTTCAGTTTTATTGAAATCCAAAAATAATGCTCCAATAAAAGCTTCAAATAAACATCCTAATTTTTTTAAGTTAGTTCTAGTTTGTTTACTTTCAGTATGTTTAGATAAAATAAGCCATTTATGTAGCCCCATTTCATATGCAATTTTACCGATAGATTCATTTTTAACCAAAACAATTTTTTTTTCGGTCATAAAACCTTCATTTTCCTTAGGGAAACGCTTATATAAATAATATTTTGTAATACATTCCAATACACCATCACCGACAAATTCAAGACGTTCATTAGATTTAGTATGTAATGGTAAGCAGTTATCGGGTTTATCAACAATAATAATATTATTATTTTTGTTTTCTTCATCAGGTCTTCTAACATACGATTTATGAATAAAAGCACGTTTGTAAAGTGTGAAATTTTTAATTTTATAATTTACACCATACTTTTTAAGAATATTAGTAATATCATTTTCAGCTATTTCTACATTTAGGGGATTAAATGGATCAAAAATATATGTTTCAATACCATTAGAATCTTTTTCAACACGGATATCTTCATCTGCATTCATATTATTAGATAACATTAATAATATGAATCTTTTATATATAATGCAATAAACCTTTTATATTGTTTTCATAAAACATTTAACGTAACAATCAAATTTATTATAAAATAAAATAAAATATTTAGTAAATATATAAAAATGGTTCTTTCTACCACTAAACGTACAAGTTCTATCTCAAGTATTGTAAATCGCCCTCAAGGAGGTGGACCTAAAAAGGCTGGATTCCCTTATATTGTAGGTCGTGAAGCATGGACATCAACACACTTTAACGAAAGAGGTACTGCACAATTCTTAGGAAAAGCAGGTGCAGGAGGCTCAGGTTTAGTATTCACAAAAAATCCTGATGTTAAACAATCAAGACCAACATGGGTAAGACCAGGTCCATTTAGCTATCCTCATTAAATATTATATATTTTATTGATTTAACAATATAATAATAGCATCATAGTTATTATTATGAATATTATTTTAGATAATCGAGAGAATTCTCTTATAGAATTATTTAGGGATTATGAAACAATTAATGTATCAGTTTCGCAATTAGCATTAGGTGATATAATTATTAAAAAAGATGAAAAGGATATAATACTAATTGAGAGAAAGACTTATGCAGATCTTCTTTCAAGTATAAAAGATTCAAGATTTAGCGAACAATCATACCGTCTATCAAATACAAGTGGTCTTAATACACACTCAATTATTTATATAATTGAAGGAAATATTACAGATTATCCAGATGCAGAGAAAAAAATTATATATAGTTCAATTGTTTCACTATATTACTATAAAGGTTTTAGTGTTTTTAGAACATTTAACACGAAAGAAACATATGAATATATAAAAAATTTAGCTGAAAAAATTTCAAGAGAATCTATTAAAAATACTCCTGATTATCTATCAATAAAACAACCAATAATAGATGTATCAGGAAATGAACTAACAGCATTAAATTATTGTAATGTTGTTAAAAAAGTAAAAAAAGATAATGTAGTTAAAGAGAATGTAGGTCAAATTATGTTATCACAAATACCAGGTATAAGTTCTACAAGTGCTATAGCAATTTTAGCAAATTTCGAAAATTTCTCTCAATTCATATTTAAAATAAATGAAGACAAAACATGTTTAGATAATATTACTACAGAATCTAATGGTAAAAAGAGAAAGTTAAGCAAAAATACAATAAAAAAAATAATAGATTATTTAACGTAATTGGTCTTGTGGAGGCTTAAATTGTGTAGGTACTTCAGGATTATAAGTATCGTTTGGTGTGAATAATCTAGGTTTAACAACTTCTCTATCTTTATATTTACCTGATTTAACAGCAGCTTGTGTATGATAATAACCACCCCAATTACTATCCATAGGATTATCACTAAATTGTCCGTTTATAGTGGAATCTCTTACATTATCTATTGATGTATATTGTCCTTGATGTAAATTATGTGAATCAAAACCAGGAAATTGGTTTTTATTATAATCACCATCACGTGTTGCATCTAAAGGTACAATAAATCCTTTTTCTTTTTCCATATTTTTATATAAATCATTTGATAACTGCATACCACCTTCTAATTCAAATGGGGATGGACGCATTCTATACTCCTCATTGCCTTGTGTATTTACTTCTTTTTGTAAAAATAATATAGGACATTTATTTCCCTTTGTTCTTTCTACTTCTAAATAATTTATATATTCATCTAAATTTTTAAATATTTTAGGGTTCACACCATTTTCTCTAGGTTTAGATGTATTTAATAATAATAATACATTACCTTCTTTAATTAACATATCAGGACATTCATCTGGATTATGAAAACTTTCTATTTCGTTTGGTTTTTGTTCTAATGACGTATTATTGCTATTTTGTATGATTGCTAATAATCCTATTACAAAAAAGAATATTAAAAATATGTTCAACATGTAATTCATAATTATATAAAATATGAAGATAATTTTATGAAAATATAAAAATCTATTAATAATATATATGCCAGTAAAAGAAGCTGGGTTAGTACATGCCGAATGGTGTGGTCATTGTCAAAAACTTAAACCTGATTGGGATACATTTACAGGAGGTTTGGAAGGAGGTAATTATAATGGTGTACCTATAAAAACATTAGAAGAAAGTCAAAATAAAGGTGATATTGAAGGTAAAGGTATTAATGTTGAAGGATTTCCTGCATTTTACTCAATTGGTGGTGATAATAAAGTAACAATGCATGATAGTGTAGGTAGAAATACAGAAGGTTTTAAAAGTTGGTTAAATAAATTAACAGGAGGAGAAGAGAAAACTGAGAAAAAAGAAGGATTTATGAGCGGTATATTTGGTGGAAAAAAATCCAAAAAATCAAAAAGAAAGACTGCTAAAAAAGGTAAAAAGGCAAAAAAGTCTAAAACATCAAAAAGAAAGACTGCTAAAAAAGGAAAGAAATCAAAAAGAACTAAAAGAAGAAGATAAATGATAATCTGTTTTTATAAAATTGAAAGTATATTTTATAAAAATATAAACACAAAATATTATACAAGAATATGAAGACAAGAAGAAAAATAAGTAAATCATTTCGTTTATTCGATTTTAAAGCGGATGATTGCAATGATATAAATGATCCAGATACAAATTTATACGCAATAGATAAACCATTCTATATAGAAATGTTTGGTATTAATGAAATAGGTAAAAGTTGTTCTATTTTAGTAACAGATTATAAACCATTCTTCTATGTAAAAGTAGATGAAAGATGGAATGCAGATGAAAGTAGAAAATTAATGCGTGAATTGAATCAGAAACTATCAGATGGTAAAAAAAAAGGTGTATTATCAGTAGAAATGGTAAAACATAATCAGTTATATGGGTTTACAGCTGGGGAAAAATCTAATTTTGTAAAAATAGAATTTGCAAATAAATGGACAATGAATAAAGTAAAAAATATGTGGTATAGTGGTAGTGGAGATGAAAGAATACGTAAGGGTTATAAATATAAAGCAGGATATAGAATTATAAATTTAGAATTATATGAAAGTAATATTCCACCATTGCTTCGTTTTCTACATGTTTTTGAAATAAGTCCATCAGGATGGGTATCAATACCATCAGATAAACAATTAACGGATTATACAAAATGTGATTTTGAATTTATATGTAAATTATCAGATATAACACCTTTACCAGAAAAGGAAACAGCGGTACCATATAAAATAATGAGTTTTGATATAGAAGCAGATAGTAGTCATGGAGATTTTCCAATGCCTGTAAAAAATTATAAAAAATTAGCAACTAATGTATGTGATATATTTATTAAAAAGAAATTAAGTAAAGATGAAGGAAAAAAAATATTCAAGAAAATAATAATAAAAGCATTTTATCCAAATGAAAAAATAATATCATTAAAAATGGATGTAGTAGATCAAGTATTTCCTAAGATAGAATATGATAAAAAAACAATAGAAAGTGTAATAGGTATAATTTTAAAAGATAATATTGATAATTTAACTATAAATAAGGATAATAGTGAAAAAATAAGTAGTTATTTTAATAATAAAGAAGATAGTGATGATGAAGATGAAAAAGAAAATATTAAAAATGTTGACGGAAAAATAAATGTAATAGATTTATTATGTAATGATAAAATTAACAGAGATACAAAAATTAATAAATTGACAGATATATTAACATGTAAATTTAATGAAAGAGGTCTAGAATTAAAAGGAGATCCAGTTACATTTATAGGTTCAACATTTATGAAATATGGGGATGAATTACCTTATTATAATCATTGTGTAGTATTAGGAGGATGTAGTGAAATAGAAAATGTAGATATAGAATGTTATGATACAGAAAAGGAATTATTACTAGGTTGGTCAAAATTAATGGAAAGAGAGAATCCAGATATAATAATAGGATATAACATATTTGGTTTTGATTATGAATTTATGTTTCAAAGAGCAATACAGAATAAATGTGAAGAAGAATTTCTAGAATTATCTAGAAAAAAAGGTGAAATATGTGCAAATATAAGTAGAGCAGGAAAAATAGAAAGTTTGGAAAATACAAAAATAGTTATAGCAAGTGGTGAATATGACTTAAAATACATTAATATGATAGGTAGATTACAAATTGATATGTATGCATATTTTAGACGTGATTTCAACTTACCATCATATAAATTAGATGATGTAGCAGGTCAATATATTAGTGATGATGTAAAACATATAGAATATCATGAAAACACAACATTATTATATACAAAAAATATAAAAGGTATTAATAAAAATGACTTTATTCATATAGAATTAGTAAGTTTTACAACAGATCATTATGATAATGGTAAAAAAATAAAGGTATTGGAAATATTAATGGATATAGAACATAATGATAAAAAATATAACGTATTAAAATTAGAAGGGGTTCATAAATTAGATACAGATAAGAAAATTAAATGGGGGATGGCAAAAGATGATGTAACACCACAAGATATATTTAGATTATCAAGAGGAAGTGATAGTGATAGAGCAATAGTAGCAAAATATTGTATTCAGGATTGTAACTTAGTACATCATCTTATGAATAAAATAGATGTAATAACAGGTTATATAGAGATGGCGAGTATTTGTAGTGTTCCAATAAGTTTTCTTGTATTTAGAGGACAAGGTATAAAACTAACTAGTTTCGTTGCAAAAAAATGTAGAGAAAAAGATACATTAATGCCTGACTTAGAAAAACCGAAAAATGCTAGTGGATATGAAGGAGCGATAGTATTACCACCTAAATGTGATATGTATATGGATAACCCAGTAGCTTGTGTGGATTATTCTTCATTATATCCTTCATCTATGATTAGTCAAAACTATTCTCATGATAGTAAAGTATGGACAAAAGAATTTGATATAGATGGAAATATTATAAAAATAACAGGAGAAAAAAATAAGAAAGGAGAGTTTATATATGATAATTTACCTAATTATGAATATATAGATATAGAGTTTGATATATTTGATTATAGAAGACCTAAAAATAATCCAGCAGCAAGGGCAGTAAAAACAAAAATAGGTAGAAAAATATGTAGATGGGCACAATTACCAGATAATCAAAAATCAATTATGCCTGCTATTCTAGAAGAATTATTATCAGCAAGAAAATCCACAAGAAAGAAAATAAAAACCGAAAAAGATCCATTTATGCAAAATATATTGGATAAAAGACAATTAGGTTATAAACTAACAGCAAATTCATTATATGGTCAATGTGGTGCAAGAACAAGTACATTTTATGAACAAGATGTAGCAGCATCTACAACCGCAACAGGAAGAGAAATGATTATTTATGGAAAAAGAATGATCGAAGAATTATATGGTGATTTAGAATATAAAACACAAGATGGTAGATTAGTAAAAACTAATGCAGAATACATATATGGTGATACGGATTCTGTATTCTTTACATTTAACTTAAGTGATCCAAATACAAAAAATAAAATAGTTGGGTATGATGCTCTTAAATATACTATAGAAATAGCACAAGAAGCCGCTGAAGTATGCTCTATGTTTTTAAAACCACCTATGTTTTTGGAATATGAAAAAACATTTATGCCGTTTATATTACTTTCAAAAAAAAGGTATGTAGGTATTCTTTATGAAGAAGATCCCAATAAAGGATATATGAAATATATGGGATTATCTATAAAAAGAAGAGATTCTTGTGATTATCTAAAAGATACTTATGGTGAAATTATTAATATTCTTATGAAATCAAGTAATATAAATGATGCTATAAAATATTTACAGATATCTTTAGATAATTTAGCTTCTGGACAAGTGAATAGTGATAAATTATTAATTACAAAAGCATTAAGAGGTTATTATAAAAATCCTGATCAAATAGCACATCATGTATTAGCTGAAAGAATAGGAAAACGAGATCCAGGAAATAAACCGAAACCTGGTGATAGAATGAGATATATGTTCTTTGTAAATGATAATAAAAAAGCATTAAATGGAGAAAAAATAGAAACACCTGAATATATAAAAAATAAAAAATTAAAAGTAGATTATTCATATTATGTTACTAATCAATTAATGAAACCTTTACAACAGTTATTTGGTTTAGCTGTAGAGAAAATATGGGCAACACAAAATAAAAATATAGCGATAAAAAATTATAGAAAAGAAATACAAACAATAAAAAATGAATGTGATAATGATTATGAATTATTTCAAAAAAAGAGAGAAAAAGTATCTTCAGCAAAGGTAAAAACATTACTATTTGATGATATTTTAAGAAAAATCAATAATGATAAATCAAATATTAAAGAAATAAGTAATTATTTTAAAAAAATATAAAAAAAAATATTCATATTTTATAAAATATGATTTCAAGACGTATTTTTAATATAGTAAAGAGTATTATACCACGGATTTCTGATACTGAATTAATTGCTCTAAAAAGTGGAACAACTTCATTAGATGCAGATATATTCAAAGGAAAAGTTAATTATCCTTTACCATTATCTAAAAAAAATAAATTTCCAGAAACAGATGTAAATAATTTATTAACAAAATATGGTAATTTATCTAGTGTATTTCCTAATGATAAACATAAGGAAATATTTGATTATATAGGTAGAAATAAATTTTTTTCTTTTATTATCAAAGAAGAACATGATGGTATGAATTTATCAGTAAGTGAAATGTCATCAATATTAACAAAAATTACTAGTCAAAATCCAGCTTTAGGTGTTACTATTATGGTACCTAATTCTCTTGGTCCAGGTGAATTGTTACAAGAATACGGTACAGATAATCAAAAAATGAAATATTTACCTAGATTAGCAAAAGGTGAATTAATACCTTGTTTTGGATTAACAGGACCGAATAATGGTTCTGATGCTACAGGACAAATTGATAGTGGTGAAGTTATTATAGATAATCAAGGGAAAATGGTAATAAATTTAATACTTAATAAGAGATATATTACATTAGCTCCTATATCAAATTTAATAGGTATTGCATTTAATTTAAGAGACCCATACGAATTATTAGATCAAGGAAAAGAAGGTGTTACATTAGCTTTAATTGAAAGTAGCAATTATGGTTTAAAACAAGAAACACATCATAATCCATTAGATGCTGGATTTCCAAATGGTACATTAAAAGGTAACATACAAATACCTATTGAGAGTATTATAGGTGGTCAAAGAAATGCAGGTAATGGATGGAAAATGTTAATGGAAGCTCTAGCAGCAGGTAGAGGTGTATGCTTACCAGCTACAGCGAATGCGAGTTCAAAAGTATCAACTGTAGGTGTATTTGAATATGCAAAGCATCGTAAGCAATTTAAAATGCCTCTTGTAAAAATGGAAGGAGTACAAGATAAATTAGTTGAAATGTTATATCATACATGGATCATACAATCAAGTGTTCATATGACAAATACAATATTAGATTATGGAGAGAAACCAGCTGTGATATCTGCAATTATGAAACAACAAACTACAGATAGAGCGAGAGAAGTGTTAAATCATGGTATGGATATACACGCAGGAAGTGCAATTTGTAAAGGTCCTAATAATTTTTTAGAGAAATTTTATAAATCAGCACCTATTGGAATAACAGTAGAAGGTAGCAATACATTAACTAGAAATTTAATTATATTTGGTCAAGGTTTAAATAAAAGTCATCCTTATATTTTTCCTATACTAGACAATATATTAACAAATAATGAAAAAGATTTTAAAAAAAATTTTAATAATATTATAAAACATTCATTGTCATTATATTTTAAAACACTTACTAAGTTTCATAATAATGAACTAGATAGACAAACACTTCATTTTGCAAATATAGCTAATTTTATTGCATTAAAAGGAGGAAAACTAAAAGCAGAACAAAGTTTATCTTCTGATATGGCTGATATCTTATCTAATTTATATCTAGCTCATTCAGTAAGATGGTTTGAACAACATAATAATATTAGTAATGTATTAAGTAATTATGTAATTGAGAGACTTTGTATAGAAAATCAAATAAAATTCAATAATGTAATAGATAATACACCATATTTAAATATATTTTGTTTTTTAACAAAAAAAAATATTAAAAGTGATAATTATAAAAAGAAAAGGATCATCATTAATGAATATTTAACTAATGATAAAATAAGAAATGAACTATTAAAAGATATATATACAACCGACAATATATTAGGTAAATTATTAAAATTAGATAAATTAGATAATAATAGTGATGAATATAAAAAACTATATAATGATATTATTAGTGTAGGAGAATTTCCTAATTCTAAACAGTAATATTTTTTACTTTTCTATTACTTTTAAAATAAACACTACCTTGAGTATCTGCTTTTTTAATATTAGATGTATTTGTATAAGAGACTTTAAGATTGCATAAATTTTTATATTTAGTATGTTGCTTACATATATTAGCTGCATAATTAATAATATCATCATTTATATAATCACTATTAACAATAACAAAACAAGATGGAAAAGATTTAAGATGAAACCAATAAGCATTAGATGAATATTTATCTAGAATATTCCAATTTTCTTTAGAATTTTGTCCAATAATTATTTCAGTATCATTATATAAAATATTTTTCATTATTATAATTAACTATAATAATAAAAATTATAAATATTCAATTTTATAAAAGTATTAATAAAAAAGAATCAAGCAAAAATAGTATTTAATTGCCTATTTGTTTTAATAAATGTCGTGCATTTTGAAATATTTTTTATATTTTTTGCATTGATATAAGTACAGGTGCTTCTTAATCCTCCTAGATAACTCAATACTGTTTCTTCTAATGGACCTTTATATTTTATTTTTATACATCTTCCTTCAGATGATCTATATTTATCCATTTTACCATAATGTTTTTCCATGGCTTTTTCGCTACTCATTCCATAAAATAATTTATATTTCACTTCATTAATCTCTTGAATTTCACCAGGATTTTCATCGTGACCTGCAAATTGACCTCCTATCATTATAAAATCAGCACCACCACCAAAACCTTTTGCTAGATCCCCTGGACATGTTATACCACCATCACCTATTATAAACCCATTTACACCGTGTGCTGCATCAGCACATTCCATTATAGCAGATAATTGAGGCATACCTACACCTGTCTGGGTTCTTGTTAAACAAGCACTACCGGGACCAATACCAACTTTAACTATATCTACACCACCATTCAATATTAATTCTTCTGTTACTTCTCTAGATACGACATTTCCTGCTATTACTATCTTGTTTGGATAATTCTCTCTAACCTTTTTACAAAATTCAACTAACTTTTCCATATATCCATTTGCTACATCAATACATATGAATTTAACAGACGAACCAAAATTATTATCAAGTATTTGTTTTAATTTTACAAAATCACTATCTGATATACCAGTTGAAATCGCAAAATAATCCGCATTTAAATCTTTCATTTCTTGAAAATCTTTTAAAGTATAAAATTTATGAAATGCTGTTATTATTTTATGTTTACTTAATACTTTATATACTTCATATGTACCAACAGTATCCATATTAGCTGCTATAATCGGTACTCCTTTCCATGTTTGTCCAGAAATAGGAAAATTTATTTCTCTTTCTAAATTTACATCAGATCTAGAAGATAACTTTGTTCTCTTTGGTCGTATAAGAACATCATTATAATCCAGTTTCGTGTCTGTTTCAACCTTCATTTGTCTTTAATATGATGTATTATTTATATCTTTTTATTAATAATAAAATTGACTTAAATAAATTAATGTGAAAGTATATAAACTATATGTCTAATATAAAACAAGAATATTTAAAAAAGATTGCAGAAGATATACTTAATGGAATTAATAATGAATATAAATGGCTTAATATTAAACTTAAAAAACATTTTAGAATTGATTCTATAGATAAGGATAATAATTACTTTGTTAAACCAAATGATTGTAGATGGTGGTTTGGTAATACAAAAGCTAATAGATATAAAAATTTATGTAGAAAAGTTCCTCGTGGTAACAGAAAAGATATGCAAACAATATTAGAATATATTATTATCCTTAGAACTACTTTTTCTTTATTTATACCAGAACATCCAATTGATAAGTACAAGTTTGAAAAAAATATTACTTGTCCTGGATTATATCAATTATGTTATAATGGTATTGTTGTTAATAAAATAAATAATAATGAAGAACAAAATGAATGTCCTATTTGTTATGAAAAATTAGATACTGATAAAAATTATATAGCTTTAAAATGTTGTCATAAATTTTGTTCTGATTGTATTTTTAAACACTTTAGTATCGGTAAAAATGAATGTCCTTTATGTAGGTCTCATTTTTCTAATATTAAAGTTACTGAAATACTTTCTGATATTGATGAATATCCTCCTTCCCCGCGAAGAAGAGCTCCTCCTACACCAATCCATCCTAATCGTTTAAGAAGACAAAGAACTTATAATGCGAGAGAAAGAGAATTTGAAACAAATGATCATCTTAATGGTATTCATGGTATTCGTAACAATTCTCCTTTAGATAGTCCTGATGATTATCCACCACTTAATCCACTTTCGCAAGCCCCTCCACTAGCTACTCCTAGATTTGAAAATACAGTTCCTGCTACTGTAATACCTACCATCCCCTATCGTACTAGTGGTATACCTACTATTGAATTACCTCCTTTTATTAGAAATGATGCGAATTTATCTAATATTATTAATAATCAAGATAATCATTCTCTAATAACTGCATTAGATGAAATAAGTACTTTTTATAATAATATTCATGAAGATGATACTGATATAAATACCATTCATATTGATACAATACCTACTAATTGGAATGTGATTGATATGGATTTAAGTAACAATATAAATAATTAATTAAATGCATAAAATTGAATTATTTTTTATATCCTATAGAATGTAAAAAATTATTTGCTATGACTACCACAGACGACGTTAAAAATATTTGCTATGACATATTTGCAGTAATGCTAGAGAAAGAAGGAAAGACTATTAATGATGTTCTTGATAAAGAAAATTATCAAGATATACGTGAGTTCTTATGTAAAAATATGTTTGTATTTCTTTGTCGTCATGACAACGCATTTTCCAATATATTAACACATAATAACTCTAATCTTACAGATGATGAAGAGGATTCTAGTTCTGATTATGTTCCTAGTGAAGATGGTTACGGAAGTTCTGAATATGAGACGGAATATAATAGATTACAAGAACCAGATGTTATGTCTATTTCCAGTAATGATGAAACTATCTACGATAACGATTCTAGTTCTGATTATAGTGATGATACTATTGAGAGACGTAGTTGGACAGTACTAAGATACCAACCGTCACAAGGGTTTGGTTCTGAAGATGATGATGATATGAGCATTTCTACTAAAAGCAGCGATTCAACATGGGTAATGGAAGAATTTTATTAGACTTATTTTAATTAATTAATATTTAATCCTTTTTTATTTTATTTTTCATTTTTTTATTTTGTATAGATAATAATTTATTTTCTCTCTCGAGGTAATTTATTTGTTTTAATAATATTTCAATTGAATACATAGGATCTATTACTGATACTTTTTTATTATTTAATAGATCTTTATCAATATCATACATATCTGAAAATGCATATATCATTAAATCTGAATCTAAAATAAATGGATTATAATTATTTTGATATTTATATGATATAATATTTTTATAATACTCTTCATTTCTAGGTGGGTCCTGTATATTCCATTCAATTAAATTATTTATAGATATTACATCCGTTAGTTGATCTACTATATCATATTTAATAACAAAATAGGCCAATGATCTTGATATCATTCCTCTTGAATGTACAGTTGGTATAAATTCTTTTTTCTTTTTATTTATTAGCATTATATACCCTTGTTTTACAAAAATATCTTCAAACTTCAATTTATTCCCTTTTGTATCTACATAATTATCAAAATTATTTTCAATATAATCTTCATGTGATATATATTTAAAATTGGACCTTTGTGAATTAAGTTTACTATTACATAAATATAAGTTATGAATATCTGATTTCATTTCCGGTTTTCTTAGACTTTTTTTAAATAAACATTGAGGAAATATATGTTCTATATTTTTTTCTATTCCTGTATTATCACCATAAATATCTATATTATTTAACTCATTATGTAATATTTTTTTTGCTTTTTCATATGTTAATATTGTGCAATTAAAATTTAATTGTTCATTCAAATTTCTTCTTAGCTTAGAACCTTGAATACTATTTAATAAATTATTACTTATATATGATAATACAGTTCTCATAAAATATAACATCATTATAATTTTTATCATAAATATATTATTATATACACTTTATAGAATAATATTTAAAATTTTTTATTTTTTCTTGTTTTTCTCTTACCTCCATTTGTACTTTTACTATTATTTATTTTAGTACAAGCTTTTTCATTTGTTTTTATGCATGTAGGTGTATTATCATCATGATCCAATTTATATTTACTTGAAGTATTATTTGTAGTATTTTTATTAGTATTCTTGTAGCTAATATAATAATTATGTGGTCTGGGTAATGGTTTTTTTAATGCAGAACCTTTTGGGTTTTCTCTTCCACGAAGCTGGCTTTGAGTTATTACATTAGGTGGGTCATCTTTTTTAAATTTTCTTGTTTTTAGAGGTATAGTGAATGTTCCATCTCCTTTAGCGTTTAAATAATTTTTATTTAACTGTCCTTTTTCCATCAAATCGATAACTTTTGAATGATTTACTTTTATTTCAGTAGGATTAAATCTAACTGTTTTTTTACTTTTTTTACTTCCTCCTTTTTTTCCTCCTTTTTTTGTTTCTTTTTTTGTTTCTTTTTTTGTTCTGTTTAAATTATTAAATACGTTTTTTAATCTCTTTGTTGGTAATCTCAAATGTACTGAACTATTATTTGGTAGTGGTTTCTTACTATTAGAGGGTGTCGTTTTTAATTCAGATAAAAATGTATTTGTATTTGATGTAAAGCTATTTCTTGTAGTTTTTTTTGAACCTCCTTTTCTTTTTTTAATAGATTTTCTCTTACGTTTACCACCAGGTGTAGAAGGTGGTGAATCAAAAGAAGAAGGTTTAAATAAAGGTGAATCAAAACTTATTCTTTCAGGTGTACTTGGTTCACTATCGCTACTAGTGATAGAATTAGTCGTCATAGGAGATGAAAAAGAATCATAACCATAATCATAATCAAGATCATAACGACTTCTTTTTGATGGTGAATCAATTGAACCAAGATCTAGAGAAGAAAAACGAGGAGGGCCAATAGAGTCTATTTCTATTCTTCTAGCTTCTTTTTTTTTTCTTGCAACAGTTGGTGGTCCTCCAAGGCTAAATTCAACTTGTTCAATTTTTGTATAATTAGGTTCTCCGTTTGATTTAAAACCACTTGCAAAATCATTTAAAGTAAATTCAGCATGAAAAAATGAACCGTCAAGTCCTCCAGATTGTGGTAATTGTTTAGCACCATAACCATCCATTTTACCATCATATTTAATCATTATAATAGCATTTATAATACGGTCATATACTCCAACAGAATTTCTTACACCTCCTTTTTCTGGTGGAATTATTTTTCCATCATCATTATAAGGAAAATGGTTTTTTATTAATTGAATTACACTCGTTTCTTTATTATCTCTTAATATTTGATTTTCATTATCAGATAAGTATTTACCTGATATTATAAGTTCTTCATAGTCACTTACCTTTTTATCTTTCATCGCTTTAAAAAAAGCTGGTTGATTTTGGTCTAATGCAAATAATTTTAATCCATCAGTTTGACTATCATTAACTTTAAAAGTAATAGTGTCACCAGAATACATCATTTTAGAACTTCCTTCGTTTTTTAATTGGACAGGTGAAAAGAATGCTGTTTTATGAATTTCCATAGATCTATTACCAGTTTTCATGGGAGAAGTTACTTTACTATCTCCTATTTTTTGAAAAACAGTATCACTAGTGGTTATAGCAGTTCTATAAAATTCTGGACTATTTTTTTCAATTTTATAATAATGAACACCATCATTATATTGAAGATTTCCAAAAAAATTATTTACTTCATTGTTACTATTCATAATATTATATATAATATTATGTGATTTTATTTATCAGGTCCAATATTTTTAATTTGATTAGTAATTGTTTCTTCAGGACCAAAAAAGTAACGTAATCCTCTTTCATTATTTTCATCATAAAATCTAAATAAAAATTCTGCAATAATAGCCAACCCTACTTTTCTTAAATTCTTTTTAATTTCTTCTTTGGTATATTTATCATCAAAAGTTTGGAAATCTTTTTCATCATCGTGATTTTGGATCTTAAATTGACATGTATTTGAATTAAATAAACAGTTTAATCTTTTGATAATATCTTCTTTTGCTAAATTTTTACAATAAGAACCTTTATTGTTATATTGAGAATAAATATCTTTAACTTTGAAAACAGCATATTCATTTTTAAATTTATGCATAAATCCAACTACATTATGCATTTTATCTTTCATTATAATATTTGAACTATTAAATTCAATCCTAGCGTATTCTTCCTTCTCAAGAGGTTCATCTAATAAAACAAATTTATTATCACTAAAAATATAGTAATCATTAGCTTCAATAGTTTCATTTTTAAGATAAATAATGAAATTTAAATTATCCTTTTTAATCATTTTTTTATTAAAATAATCAGCAATAATTTGTTCAGTATATGATAATTCATCAGTATTTTTATTATAAATTCCGTTTAAAAATTCTAAACGAATAGATAAATCTTCAGTATCTAAATAGTGATATATAACATATTTTTTAATATGGTCATCTGTAAAATTATGTTTTTCTCTTAAAAATGTTTTAACGTGTTTGTTTTTAATTTCAATATACCAACTAGAGTTAGGGGGAATATCTTTAACATCTAAATCAGAATCAATAATGTCATTAGTTATATTTTCTAATTTAGATAATAATGTATTATAGTCTTCTTTAATATTATTATTATTTTCTTGAATATTGTTATTATTATTTTCAACTTTATATGTTTTTCTAGTAGGTTGTTCTAATATAAATTTATTATGTTTATAATCAATATCATTAGTTCTCTCAAATGTAGTAGCATATGTGTCGGTAATTTCGATTGGTTGAAAAATATAATAATCACCTCTATTAATAATATGACCTCTTCTATTTAATCTATCAACAGTTTCCATATTATTAATAAATAATGTTAAAACGTAATATATTTGTTCGGTAGGATATGTCTTATCATAATTAATTTCTTTAATTAAATTATTTTTGTTAATAAATGGTTTTTCCTTGAAAATATTTTTAATTCTCTTAACAATAGCATTGAAATTAGTCCTAGCAAAAGCATCACCATAATTAGAAGAAACAATTTGTGTGATAACTTCATCATTAGAACATTTATAATCACAATTATCTTTATAATCACATATAGATGTAAAAGGTCTATCACCAATAGTATAATCAATAGTTTTATTACTAGCAAGATTAATTTTTATAACATTATTATCAGTAACTTCTTTAAATTTATTCATTGAGAGATTGGTTTGAGCAATATTTAAATTACAATCAATAGAGATTTCTTTTAATAAACGAGTAACATCACCAATTTGTTTAGATTTTTTTTCAGCTAACCTATATACATACATATCAATAGTTTCTAATTTTTTTTCTTCTAATAGGATAGGTCTCATGGAGTACATATATATTTCAACATTTCTCTCTTTAAAAGGTAAGCTACAGTGACTTAAATTACGAACACCTCTTCCTATAATTTGTTCTATTCTATTTAAATTATACCATGGTTCCATTATATGAACTTGTCTAATATTAGCAAAATCTAAACCTTCTGAAGCAGCTTTTGAAATAATGATAACTTTTACTAGAGAACCATTGTTATTTTCGGGACGATTAATAAAACTTAAATCATCTGCATTCTTTTGAGAGAAAAACGAGTCACCTGTAATCATAGCATATCTGGCTGGTTTAAAATTAGGTATATTTTCAAGCTGGGATTTAGGTTTCATATACATAGAATCTAATGGTTCTACAGGTGGTATATCAAATAATGATGTAGCATTAGGAGAAGTACTATAACGTGTAAATCCAAGTTCTTCGAGAGCTAATGCAATAGGAACAGCACCACCTTCAATATATTGTGAATATATTATAGATATACCTTTAGAATTCATTATATTTGTACAAATACTATGTATTTTGGAGCTAAATTGTTCTAATTTATCAAGAGAAAAAATACGACCATATCTATTAAGTATCTCAGGTTTATAACTATAATTATTTTTAACATTTGATTGTTCAAAATTCATAACTCTTTTAAGTCCATTTTTTCCAACTATATCAATTTTCCTATCAGAACCAGAAATTATATTAATTATTTCATTTTTATTTAACATATTAATATTTTGATTTAAATAATTATCTAATTCAGGTTTTGGATAAACAAAATTAAGAGATTCAAGAGGTTTATTAAGAACATTATAACCGAATTTATCTAGTTCATTAAAATCAGGAATTTTTTCATTTTCTAATGAATATTGCATATTTTTAAGAATAACACTATAACCAGTTAATTGGTATAAATTGAGAGATGTCATATATAAAGGTAAATTGATCTTATCATTAATAATTTGACCATTTAATTGTAAATCAGGAAAATCATCCTTGTTCATTTTGTTAATAGGTGAGAATAATTCTGGATAAATTCTAAAAGGAAAAGAATAAGGATTTTCACCTCTTACATATGAAACATAACCAGTTAATTTTCTTTTAAGTAATTCTTTTCCAGTTTCTTCACCTTCAGGAACATCTTCTAAGAAATTACCTTCTTTATCAAAAACTTCTTCTTTACTAATAAGACTTCTTTTATCATTTAAATTTAATACATTAACAATCCATATAATTTCAGAGAAACTATTATACATAGGTGTTGCAGATAATAATATAATTTTCATATTTTTTGCAATTTTTGCAATTTTCTTAAGATTTTTTGTTATAATTCTTTTTTCGTTATCATCAGTTATTCTTAAGTTATGTGCTTCATCAACTATAATTAATCTATTATTAAAATGTTCTTTAATCATTTCATTTTGTATTTTAATTTTATCTTCTTCACTATAACCAGTAATATTATCAGTATTTATTTTACCTTCAATATAATTACCAAATTGAGTATAACCTTGAAAATCATATGAATTCATTACAATTTTTTTAATTTGTTTAGATAATTGTTCATCACTTAATTGTGAATTATTATTAGGATTAACTTCATTAATAAGAGCATTACCAATACATGTATTAGATGTATATGAACCATTTTCAGATATTTTAATTTTAGTAGGATCAAATAATTGTTTTTTAAAATTTTCTTGAACATTAGGACTAGCAACAATTATAATTTGTTTTTTTTGTAAATTATTATATTGTTTTAAATGAATACGATATTCTTCAGCTATTCCAATAGCACTACAAGTTTTTCCAGTACCGACACCGTGATACAATAATATTCCATTATATGGTGTTTCGTGTGACATAAAATTTTTAACAAAATTTTGATGCGGCATTAGATCAAAATCTGAATTACATAATAATTCAGATTGGGTTTCTATATCTATACCACCTACTTCATATTTATTTTCATTAAATTCTTGTCTTTTTGCTATTTTTAAACTAAATTTAGGGTCGTCTAAATCTGGATATAAAAAATCCAAATCATAAGGATTATTAATTTGACTTTTATAGGATTCTTTTTCTAATTTTTTTAAGTATTCATTTGCATTAAGGTCTTCATAATATTTTTGTAATTCAGGGTCAGTTTTTAATGTCATTATAGGATTATTAACAACTATATTCAAATCATCTTTTTTATCATCTTCATAAATAGTATCCTTTTTAGTACTTTTAATAGTTTTTCTTATTTCTTCTATTAAATTTTGTTCAGATACAACAGAATCATTTTTATCAGGAACGATACTTTTAAATCCTCTATTTTCTCTTGCTATTTCTTGTAATTGTTTTATACCTTTATGTTTTATTTTATCACTTCCTTGTTCTTTAACCCCATTCCATAATAAATTTTTATCAACCCATGGGAACAATGGTTTTTTTTCTAATTCTTCTTTTGTCTTTTTTTTATTAGCAAGTATATTTAATACTTCTTTCAATACGTTTGCAGTACAATCCATATAATGTTTTTCTTTAAAAGTATTATTGTAATTATATACAAATTCATCATTAAATAATGTTTGTGATTCAAATTTACCATTAAATTCATTATTGTTGTAATTTACTCTACAATCTTTTGATTTCTTTCTACCACGTTTTGCTTGTTCTACTTTATTTTTTTTTATTGCTATTTCTTGTTCTAATCGTTCTTCTTTTTTTGCTGGAACTACACCTATATCTCTAAAAACGTTCCTATAATCTTCTGTATTCTTTTTTTTATATTGGCGTTTTTTCGCTTCTTTTTCTAATCTAATTTGTCTTTCCAAATATTCTTCTGTTAATACACCACCTACAGGTTTTTCAATAGTTATATATGGATTCTCAGGCATTATTATTGTATATAATAATAATACATATAATTAAATATAAAACAACATATGAGTATTTATAATTTCATTAATATTTGTTAATAATTTTATTTTTTCTAAATTATATGGTCTAATGCTGTCTATACAATCTTTAAATGTTTTCCATTCCATTTTACTCACTTCAGATTTCTGATAATTTTTAGTGTCTATTGTATTTTTATATAACATATTACCCAAGTAATATTTATGTTTATACGATTTATAATTAGAACCTGTAAATATTTCTTCAAATGGTAGTAAATTATTTACATTATTAATTATTATTCTATTATAACCAGTTTCTTCTTCAAATTCTCTTAATGCACATTCATAATCTTTTTCCATGAAATTACGTCTTCCTTTAGGAAATCCCCATTCTGGTTCATTCCATAAAATATTTGTATTACTTTCTTCAATAAGTTCATTTAATGTAAAACAATTATTATTATTATTTATTCCTTTTACTAAAGAATTAAATTTATCTCTAGATATATTTTCTTCACTTTTATACTTTGCTATATTATTATCACCCCATAACATTTTCCATAATTCATCAAATGAATATTTTAATAACTTTTCTTTCTCTTCTACTGTCATTTGATTTAGCATTTTTACAATATATTCTTTATTTAATAATGAATATTTTCCTCTAATAAAATCTATAAAACCCAATGTATCTTTTCTTCTTATTAATAAATATTCTACTTTATCACTATTTATTCTGAATGCTATTATTCCTATACTGGTAATTGGTATTTTACATTGATGAAATAAATGACCAGATTTTCCACAATTATTGCAATAATTATCATTCATATTTATTTGTTAAATTAATTAAACATATTTCTTTATATAATTTAATGAACAATAAATCTGAATATTGGGGTCCTCATTATTGGTTCTTTTTACATACTATTACTGAAATATATCCAAAATATCCTAACGATGTAACAAGAAAGAAATATTATGATTTAATATCTAATATTCCTTTATTTATTCCTGAAGAAAAAATAGGAAATAGTTTTGCTGAACTATTAGATAAGTATCCGGTTTCTCCTTATTTAGACAATCGGGATTCTTTTCGTAAATGGATGCATTTTATACACAATAAAATTAATCAAAAATTAGATAAAAAAGAAATATCTTATGCTAATTCTAGAAAAAAATATATGGAAAATTTTGTACCTAAACCTGTATATGTTTCAAAAAAATTAAAAATAAAAAAAAATTATATTTATAGTGGTCTTATTATGTCTAGTTTTTTAGTAATATTATTTACATTATAATATATATATATGAAATTAGAGTTATTTTTATTAGCAGTCACTTATTTTGTTGTTGGTAATATTTATTATGAAGGTAAATACTTAAAACTTATTTTAGATAATAAAAAATATTTTCATATGGGAGGTGTTATTATAGGTGCCTTCCTTATTTATTGGTTACTTAAAAAAAATCCTGCAAAAGCAGGTGAAATTATATCTACATCAAATGAATATATAAAACATTTACCTGTTGATAAAGATACTAGTACTATTTTAACACCTATTTTTGATATTGGTAGTAAAGTTAATCAATATGGTGGTTTTAATGTCACTAGTAATCCTTTAGCTGAACAAAGATTACGTAATTCAGGTTCAGGTAAAACTACAAAAAGATCTGTTAGTGAAACTAAAAAAAAATATGTTGCTAGTAATCAAAACTGGCAATGTGGTGGTTGTAAAAAACAATTAAATGCATGGTTTGAAGTAGATCATAAAGTTAGATTAGAACACGGTGGTGATAATCATATTGATAATCTTCTTGCTTTATGTAGAGAATGTCATGGTAAAAAAACTACTATTGAAAACTTATAGTAATTTTAATTTATAAATATAAACTATACTATTTATAAATGTCTAATAATTTTACTGAAATAAATAATCCTTCCTTAATTAGGAATGATACTAAATTACTTTTAAGTGATGAACATAGACAAATTATATCTATTCTAACTTATATTTTTTTAGTTTTTGGTTTTTTATATATTTTATACTATTTTAAAGATGACCTTACAAAACAACTCACATATGGCTTTATGTATTTATTTATATTTTTTGGGTTATCTTACTTCTTATATTTTTTAAATCATTTAGTCAATTCTAAACCAGGTGAATTAGCAATATTTAAAGTTCTAACTACATTTTTCTTCATATGTACTATTGCATTTGTATTTTTTATTGCTCCAGAATCTTTTGATTTATATGAAATATTTGGAAATTATAAACTTACTGATATTTCTATATTAATATTTTCATTATTTACATCTGTATTATTAATAAATTCTTCTATTGGATTTATATCTATTAATAAAAATAGCAGTGAATTTTATACATACTTTTTTTCTGCTTTTGCAGGTGTTTTATTGATATATAAATTATTTTTTTCAAATGGTGATATTAAAGGTGGTTCTAATGGTACTACACCAAATTTAACAAATTTAAAAGATTCTTATGGATTTAAATATGGATTCCCATCTATATTATTACTAATTATTTCTTGGATTGTTAATAGTGAAACCCAAATTTTTTCAAAAAATACATTAGGGTTTAATAGTTCTGCTGGTATTTTGATGGCTTTAGTTTTAATATTCATTTTTATTAATTATCTATTAGAAGCAAATGGACAATCTTCTAATATTATTAATAATTCTAATTCTTTTTTCTATACTATTGCTATTCTCTTAATACCTACATTGAATTACATGTTTAATTTAACTGAATATAGCGATAGAAGCATGTATATAATATTTGGAATAATATCTATATTATTTTTTATGGTGTCATTTGGGAATATATTTAATTTTGAAGATTTACCACCACAGTTTGAAATATTTAATCAATTTAGAAAAGATTCACAATTTAGTCAAGGAATTATAATGAGATTAATATTAGGTCTTATTGTTATTTTTTCAGGATGGAGATATTTATATGTTATTAATGAAGATATAGGTGCATATGAAGAAATGGAAGAAGCCAAAAAGGCTATTATATTTTTATTTCCTATTTTACTAATTATGGCTTTTGCTACAAATATATTTAATGCTGGTTCTTCTCTTATGAGTATTTTTTATTTAGCATCTACATTCGCTTTATATTTTGGTTGGTCATATTTTAGTTCTAGTTTAGATGATAGCCAAAAAGAATTTGTAAATTATATAATCAATATACTATTTGTTATTTCTATTATATTAGCATTAGCAATTGTAGTTTCATTAACAGGTAATTATTTTACAAGCAAACCAGGTATGATGGGTTTATTGTCTAATTTATTATTTTATATCCCCTGTTTAGTTGTAGACCTAATAGAATGGATTAAAAATGAATTTAATAATACTACACCTACTACTTTAGTTATATTGTTATTAGAAATATTTGTTATTTTTGCATATTTTTATTTACCTTCTATGTTAGATAATAAAATATTTAGCAGACCTGCTATTGAAATTATAAATGAACCTATAACATTAAAAGAAGAAATTGAATTATTAGGTGGAGAAAAATTCAAAATGGAAAATGACAAAATGATTGGAAAGCAAAATAATATACCTAGACATAATTATTCTATTTCTATGTGGGTCAATATAAATACCAATTCACATAATCTTAATGCTATGGATAATGAACTTAATATTTTCTCTTATAATTTCAAGCCTTCTGTTGAATTTAGAATAAATACTGATAATCCAAATGGTGAAAACACTCATTTTGTTTTTAAATTAAGTAATAATTTAGACAAAAAAGAAAAATACATTGAAAAAACTATTTCTTTACCATTACAAAAATGGCATAACTTTGTATTTACATATGATAATAATACGGTTGATATATTTGTAAATGCTGAATTATATCATAGTTATACCTTTAAAGTCGGTGAGCACCCTACTTATAATGTAAATAACGATAATATTTTTATAGGTGATAATCAACAATTATCTGGTGTAATATGCAATGCTAGATATTTTACTAATCCTCTAACTGATAAAGAGATTATCACTACTTATAATTTATTAAATAATTTAAACCCTCCTATAAATAATTTATAAATATATTCTATAAATATGGACGTCACCACAATTATTTTAGGAATTGTTTTAATTGTATTGTTATATATTTTATACCAATATTTAACCACCGATAAAGCCCTTCTTCAAGATTATGTTCATTTACAATCTTCGGCTAAGGAGCCAATAAGTGATCTTGAAAAACCAACAACAACTAGATATGCATATGGTTTTTGGATATATGTAAATACATGGGATATGTCCAATGAAAAGATTGTTTTTTCCAGAGAAAGAAATATTGAAGTATATTTATCAAAAACAACTGCTAGTATGACTGTCAAAATGTACACTGGTCCTAACGGAAATACTTCAGAAAATATTCAAATGTCTGATAATTTCCCTCTTCAAAAATGGGTACATGTAATAGTCAGTGTAGATAATGAATATGTTGATTGTTATTTAGATGGAAAATTAGTTAGATCTTCTAAGATTTATACTCCTCCTGCTCCTCCTACTACTACTCAACCTATTCTTCCACGAGAACCTTCTGGAAATGATGTTCCTATTGTACTAGGTGCTAGTGGTGGTTTTGATGCATATGTTGCTAGATTTAAACGCTGGATATATCCTATTAATCCACAAACCGCTTATGATGAATACATGAAAGGTAATGGTCAAAATTCATGGACTGGTCTTCCAAATTATGGTTTAGATCTTAAAGTATTAAAAGACAATGAAGTATATAAAGAATTGTCAGTATTTTAGGTAGTATTTTAGGTATTTAGAATAAATTACTTTTGAATACTTTTGTATGTTTATTATATAAAAGTATATTATAATGGACTCGATTCAAAACAGTTTAAACTCAGTTACTCAATCTAGATCTACATATTTATCATCAAATACTATTATTGGAAAACTTGTTTTTGTAGTTTTAGTAGTAATTGTATTTGTTCTATTATTTCAAGTAGGATTATTTTTAATTGTATGGTATAATTCTCCTCCAAAAGACCCATATCTTATAAAAGGTATGTTAGATGGTACACACGCTGTTACTATTAAACAAGACCCTGCTAATGCAGATTCTGTACAATTAATGAGATCTAATGATGACAAAGCCGGTGCTGCTTTTACATGGTCCTTATGGATGTATATTGAAGATTTCACTGCTAATAATGGTCAATTCTATCATGTATTTAGTAAAGGTAATCCTTCTATGACAGGAGAAAAAGGTACAGCTAGTGTTAATAATGCACCAGGTCTTTATTTAGGAAAACCAGGTGACGGTGATGATTATGCCGCTCCCCCTGCACCACAAAAAAGAGATAATCAAGGTATTACTATGAGAGTTAAAATGGATTCTGTACAATTATACGACGCTAGAGTATATATTGATGTTCCTAATATGCCTCTTCGTAAATGGGTACATGTTGCTATTAGATTAAATAATAATATTGTTGATGTTTATGTTAATGGACAAATTTCTGGTCGTCTAATTTTAGCTAATGTTCCAAAACAAAATTACTCTGATGTCCAGATTCATCAAAAAAATCCAAATGGTACCAACGGATATAATGGTAAAACATCAAATTTAAGATATTATAGTAGAAGTTTAAATATTTTCCAAATACAAAATATTGTTAATAAAGGTCCTGATACTAGTAATAGCAACCTTTCTGATGTCCTTACAAATAAAGGTAATTACGGTTATCTCGGTTTTAATTGGTACGGTGAAAAAATGCTTTAAATTAAATTTATATTATTTAATTATACTACAATAATATAAATGGCTTCTGTTGATATTGATGATATATGTAATCAAAGAAAAAAAAGACAATTATTATCTTTACCATTAAATAGATTAGAATCTGTTATTTCACCATATACTTATAATAATGTCACATATAACGACTTAAATATGAAAAGAAAGGCTGTTATTTTAAAACGTACCGGTAATGATACTAATAAACCTACATCTAAACAAAATTGGGCTTTACTTAATAATCAAGTCAGTTCTAAAAATAAATATACTTCTAGAATTGTTGATAAAATATATCATAGAAGTATTAATTCATATGTTAGTTATATTACTCCTCCTTACTTAGATTATACTACATGTCCTAATAATAATACTATTATTAAAACTAAAAGTAATAAATCTGATGTTCCTGGTCCTGCTATTGATATTTATGATGACCCTAATGTTCCTTTATATATGTATAATTATGAACCTGTATATGGTGTTGAAAATAATGATGAACTTATTAATATACAAGTTGCTTATTACAATGACCAATTTGTTTATTTGGGAGCTAATGATGAATTTCTAATGTTCTATATTATTGTTGACCCTTCTCCTATCATTAATATTAAATCGTACAATATTAAAATTCCTCTCGCTATTTATTTTAACTTTAAAACTAAATCTTATAATGATGGTGGTTATGTTACTGGAACTCATATTGATATTCAAGACTCTTTTATTATTCGTCTTATTGATTTAAGATTATCTACTCTTTATAATGGTACTATTTATGATACTAATTTTTCAATTGATGATTCTAATTTATATAGAAATCATTCTTTTGATGTTTCTTTTATTAAAATTACTGAAGAACAATCTATTACTGCATGTAAATATATTGGTTATATTGAAATGCAAAATATAGAACTTGTTACTCAAAATAGTTTTATATACGATTTTAAAATTTCTACTACTTTCAATAACCTTTATCCTACTACATATAATGTTAATTTTAATACTCCTACTATGGGAATTATTACTTTTCCTAGCAATTCTAACCGAATTATACAAGAAGGTATTTCTTTTACTGACTCCTATATTCCTCCTGATATTATTCAACCTATTGATGTTTCTACTGATATTCATAATACTAATATTATTACTCGTTCTCTCAATAATGTTGAAATTATAGAAAAAAACACTTATATTCCTCCTACTGAATTCTATATAGAAAATCAACTTTTATCTCAATATATTAAAGTTCATATTGATAAATATAATCGTATTGTTCTAAGAAATACTGACCCTGTTTCTATTTATCCTGAGGCTGATAGATTTATTGATCCTATTCAATATAAAACTGGTCGTAAATATTATGTTACTAATGGTACTTATTACTTAATGGGTATTCCTAACAGTAATCCTATGGCTTTACTTAACTATGGTAAAGAACGTGTTATTAATGCTTATAGTGAAAACCCATATGTTGCTAGAATAAAAAATATCAATTCCTTCACTAATTTTACTCCTATTACATATGAAAATAAAGGTGTTCTTGTCACCGGTAGCGACAATGATGGTGTTTATACATTCTATAATGGTGGTATGCGCATTGTTGTTGAAGGTGACTTTGATAAAGTTTCTCTTATTACATTAAATAATGGTAATTTAAATGGAAGTACTGTTGATATTTTACATTACTATAATAATGACCAAACTTATTCTAACACTACTAAAATCAAATGTTTATATCAATCACAAGATAATGTTATTAATGTTATTTCTCAATATGGTAATAAATATATCTTTAATGATGAAAATTATTACGACGAAAATAGTCTTATTGCTGTATGTAATGGTAAATATCGTATTGTTAATATTTCTATTGACCACCCTATTGGTTTTGAAATAAATAATACTAATGCTTTCGTTATTGACCCTTCTTATACCCCTTATGCTATTAAAGACAATATTAATTATTATATTAATTCTATTGAATTTTCTGTTCACGCTGATTTCGGTTCTGTTAGTTATAAATGTTTAAGACATGGTTATATGGGAGGAAAAAATAAAATTGTATTTAATAGATTGTGTCCTATTTCTTCTCCTAATGATAATTATCTATATATTCCTGTTAAAAATGCTATACAATGCTTACCTAAATTCACTATTGATTATCCTAATATTATTAATATTAATGTTGAATCTTATGATAATAATAAATTTATTTTTAATGATATTAGTTTTTCTGCATATCACAACATTGGACTTAATATTGGTACATATAAATTTACTATTCCCGCTGAACACCCTATTGGTTTTGATAATTCTCTTAACAATGCTGGTTTAATTGACATTTCCGGTGATAGATTTTTTCCTACTACTGATTCTCCAAATAATATGAGCAATGTATTACAACATTATGTTAACGAAGTTTATTTAATTGTAAATAGCCCTTTTTATAATTTTAGTTATCATTGTTATAATCACGGATATATGGGTGGATATAATCGTATTAAATATTCTTCTTATTGTACTGTACTTGGAAATAATTATATACAAAATATTGCTACTATTCATGATGAAAATGAAACAACCCTAAACTCTCCTAATCCTATTGTAATTAATAACACTTCATCTAATAATAATACTTCGTCTAATAATAATACTTCATCTAATAATAATACTTCGTCTAATAATAATACTTCATCTAATAATAATACTTCATCTAATAATAATACTTCGTCTAATAATAATACTTCATCTTCCGGTTATTAAATAAATATAACTTAAAATATTTATTTAATTATTTGCTTTTTTGACATTCATTTAAACTATTGTATATTTTTTGTGACATACATACATCTGTATCATCTACAGCTATACATCCTCTTTTTCCTGCATATTCTCCTACTAAACACCATTTACTAGAAGCTTTTTTATTTACAATAGGATTTTGTATTGTATTAGTAGATTCATCTTTTTTTGCTGTAGTTACTTTACTAGTATTTTGGTTAGTAACATTTTGAGTATTTTGGTTAGTAACATTTTGAGTATTATTATTTTTTAATAAATTATTATTTACCATGCTTTTTCCTTTATCTAAATCTATATTTATTGATCCTTTAGATGCATTTTGTAATAAATTACCAATAGATTGAACAGAACCTTCTACTACATCTATACCTGCTCTTGCACCATCTGATGCTATATCTGTGGTTGTATTTATAACACCTCCTGTTGCATATGCAACTATTCCTAATAATTTTCTTATATATGGTATTATCCCTCCTACTAAACTTTGGAACCCATCACCTGCACTTCTTAATAAATTTATTCCTAAAAGCGAAAAAAATGTCAGTATTAATAAAAATATAATTAAATTGTTTTTTGTTTCATCCTTTAATTGAACCATTATATATATTTAATCATAATTTATTTATAATTTAATTTTAATATTATTAATAACTTAAATAGTTCGTTTACATTATTAGTATATTATAAGATTAGTATTTATGAAGTTAATTAGTTTTTTAGATACTTTCTTTATTCTTAGTTTAGGAATTACTTTTGTTTTACTTCTAGTCCTAGTTTATCATTTTAGAAAACGATTAAACGAAAATGAAGATAAATATGAAAAATTACTCTCTATTGTTAATGATATAGTCCAAAAATTAAATGAACAGCAGATAGAAGCACAATCACTTACACAAATGACTTCTGCTATTTTAAATAGTCATCATAATAACAACAATGAAATTAGTGATAATATTCATTACGATATTGATGATAATGATGAAATTGATGGCGATACATTTATAGGAAATGAAGAAGAAGAAGAAGAGTGGGTTAGTACAGTTGTAGGTATAGTTAATGAAGATGAAGAAGAGGAATCAGGCGACGAACAAGAGGAATCAGGCGACGAAGAAGAGGAATCAGGCGACGAAGAAGAGGAATCAGGTGACGAAGAAGAGGAATCAGGTGACGAAGAAGAGGAATCAGGCGACGAAGAAGAGGAATCAGGCGACGAAGAAGAGGAATCAGGCGACGAAGAAGAGGAATCAGGCGACGAAGAAGAAGATGAAGAAAGAGTAAAAACTATAAATATCACAGAAATAGAAGGAGTTGATGATATAGATGTAGATGAATTAGAAGAAGTAGTAGAACCAATAGATGAAATGGATGTAACATTAGATGAAGAACCATTATCATTAGTAGAACCAATAAAAGTTGATAAGACAAATGAAATAGATTATTTATCTATGACTGTTACAGATTTAAGAAAAATAGTAAAGGATAAACAATTATCTAGCAATGTTAGTAAATTAAAAAAACAAGAGTTAATAAATTTATTAATGTAAATAAATAATATAATACATATATATATTAAAATGTCAAGAGAATATAGTGATTTTATTAAATACAAACAAGAGCAACTTAACAGTAATAATTCAAAATATTTAGGATACAATAATAAATATGAAATGCCTCCACATATGAATGATGGAAGAATAATGAGTAATAGTTGGCAACCGGGTGTTGAAAATAATGTTGATATAATAAAAAGTAATAATATAACTACTAGTTGGGAATATAGACAATTTATGACAAAAAATGCAAATATAATAAGAAGTTATAATTTTAATGAAGCATGTAATGAAATGAACTGTAATAATAAAACACCGGAATTTCCAATTAACAGTAATGAGGTTAAAGAAGAATATAGTACCCCATATAGATATATAAGTAATAATGATAATAATGAACCAAAAGGTTATACAATAAGTGATTTAAAATCTGCATATTTATCTAGAGAAGAATTAGCATCTAGAAAAGTAGCAAATGCTATAACACAAGAAGAATTATTAAGAAATCCAAGATAATTTAAAAATAGAGAAAAAAAATATATAAAAAATTAATACAATTTTATATATTTTATGAAATTAATAAGTTTTGATATAGGAATAAAAAATATGGCATACTGTGTATTTGATATAAGTAATAATATACCGTATGTATCATCGTGGGATGTAATAAATCTTATAAATAAAGAAGATACGAGAGCAAAATGTAATTGTTATTTAAAAAAAGGTAATAAAATATGTAATAAAAATGCATTGTATTATAAAGATAATAATTATTATTGTAAAACACATTCAAGTCAATCAGGATTAAAAATACCAGAAAAAGAAATAAAAATACCGAAGAGTATTTCTGTACAAAAATTAAAAGAAATTTACATAAAAGAAAAAATAAAATACGATGAAAAAAATAAAAAGGAAATAAATATAGAAGTATTAAGAGAATATTACGATAAAAATTATTTAAAAATAATTAAAAAAGAGAAAAATAAGTCATCAAATGACTATGACCTAATAGAATTGGGGAGATTAATTAAAGAAAAATTCAATGAAATAGAAGATTTTAATGACATAACGAATGTTATTATAGAGAATCAAATATCACCGATTGCATCAAGAATGAAAACTATACAAGGAATGGTTGCACAATATTTTATAATGAGATTTGAGAGAATAAATATAGAATTTATATCATCATGTAATAAATTAAAATATTTTACAACAGATAAAACAGATTATAAGCAGCATAAAAAAGATAGTATATATTTTACAAATTTATTATTAGAGAATAATGAGTATTACACCAAATATGTAGAGGATTTTAATAAAAATAAGAAAAAAGATGATTTAGCAGATGCATTTTTACAAGGAATTTGGTATATTAAATTTAAAAATAATAGTGAAATAAATATTATTATTCGTAGAACTTAAAAATAAATATTGTATTATTATCATAATATAATGGAAACTATTGATTTAGGAATTACTAGTTTAGATGAACCTATACAAATTAATTTAGGTAATGATAATGGTGTAGAAGACCTTGCTGGAATAGAATTATTAATGAATGACAATGCAAAAAGCAAAACAGGTACAAAAATTGATGTAGGCGATTTAAATAATTTAGAAGATGAATTAAACAATTTATCACAAGTAGATATTAAAATAGACGAAACATCTAAACCATCTACACCAGTTAATAAAACAGGGGAATCTAGTTTTTTAAGTGGTATAGGAAATATGTTTAAAAGTAATTCTGCACCGCTTGAAGCTGCTGATACAAATATAGGTGCTGCTACTGTAGAATCTATTGGGAATACAGGTACTTGGGATGGATTTAAAAAAGTAAATGATATTCCAACTGATAAAAGCAATATTAGAACAACCATGAGTGAAAGAGAAATTAGAAGAAAAAAACGTTTCATGTTAAAAAAAATGGAAGACTGGCAGGATAAAGGTATGTTAAAAGGATATAGTAATTTTACATTAGATAGTCCATTTGATGAAATTGAAGATGAATATGAGACAGCAATAGAAGATAAGAGAAAAAAAGATAGCATTAAATTACAAGGATGGTGGTTCACTACATTAATTAATTCACTTGAATATGCAAATAGTGCATTTGATCCATTTGGTATTAATTTGGATGGTTGGGGTGAAACTATTAATGAAGATTTAGATGGTTATGATGAAATTTTTGGAGAACTTTACGAAAAATACAAAGGCGGAAAGATGGCTCCTGAATTAAATTTACTTCTTAGAATTGGATTTAGTGCGGCTGTAACTAGTTTTACAAATAAAGCATTATCTTCAAGTGTTCCTGGTTTTAATGATGTTATTAGACAAAGTCCTGAATTAATGAAGGCATTTACCAATGCAACTGTTGGTGCAATGAGTCAACAATCACCAGGATTTGCATTTGCAAATCAAATGATGGAAGAAACTAGAAATAAACCACAAGGTCCTCCTCCTCCTGGACCAGTTAAAACAAGAGAATCACAAGCTCCTATTCGTCCAGGACAGATGGCATTTACAGAAAATCCTATTTCAAGACCTGATATTAATGTAGCTAGAGGAGGTTCTCAAATGGGAGGACCATCACCAATGGATACAAATAGACCTCCTTCATATTCTTCAACTAATGAGCCTATTAAACGTCCAGAAATGAAGGGTCCATCTAATATTGATTCATTGTTATCCGGTCTTAAAACAAAATCTATTGATATTGAAGAACAAAAACAAGAAGGTTCAGTAATTAGTGTAAATTCAATAAATGAATTATCTGCTAGTGATAAACTTCCAAAAGGAACAAAAAAAAGAAAACAAAAATCGGATAAAACAATATCATTAGATATTTAAATAATTAAAATACTTAAACACATAACCAATAATAATAATTATAATGTTTTATTCAAATTATTATTCTTCTATTTTTATGAAAGTATTAGATATATGTAATTATGTTATTGATACTACTAATTATATAATTAGTTTTTTTGAAGACTTTTATATTTATAAATCTACAAAAGAACAAATCATTTATGCTTATAATTGTTATAATATTTTAATTTATGATTTATTAATAGAACCAGATATTGATTTTTCAAGAATTAGTATTTTAAATAAAAATAATGAATTAGAATTATATTACGACAAAGAAATTAAAAATACACATCATTTAAATATATATATTCATAATAATAAAGGTTACAAATTATTTACTAATAAATTTACAGTTAATAATGTTACTTATATATCAGAAAAAGTAATGAAAATGAATGATAATCCTGTTATTTTAAATTATGAACAACATATTAATAATTTTGAAAATAAAAAAAATAAAAAATTTTTGGGAATACAATATGCACATCCTAATATAACAAATAAATTAATTATACAATTAGAAGATCATCATTATGTTCCTGGTAATGATATACTTGATTCTATATTTTTAAAAATATATTTATCAAAAAAATATCCAAAAGAAAGTTATATATTAGATAATAAATATACTATTACAATAATAGATGACTGTGCTAATTTTCATACATTAAATTATAATAATTATATTCATTTTAATAAAGATAGTGGAGAAAAATGGTGCATTGTAAATAAAAATGATTCATAAAATTGAATATGATATTATTTAAAATATAATATAAATAACATAAAGAATTATATATAATAAAAATATATGGAGTCTATAGTAGATTCTTCTTTTAATCTTACTGATGATAAATGGAATCTATATTACCATTTACCACAGGACCCTGATTGGACAAAAAATGGTTATAAAATCATAATGTCTAATATTAATTATTTAGAAGAAGTTAATTCATTATGTAAGCATATTAATGAGAGTATTATTAAAAATTGTATGCTATTTGTAATGAAGGAAAATATATTTCCTACATGGGAGGACCCTTGTAATAAAAATGGTGGTTGTTTTTCTTACAAAGTACCTAATAAACATGTATTTAATGTATGGAATAATTTATTTAAATATTTATGTTCTAATAATTTATCAAATAATAATAACGCATCAAAACATATTAATGGTATTACTATTTCTCCAAAAAAAAACTTCTGTATAGTTAAAATATGGCTTGATTGTATTGAATATCAAGACCCTCAAATTATTAAAAATATTGATTTCTTAAATTCTAATGGATGTTTATTTAAAAAGCATGAACCCGAGACATAATTTATTTAAATAAATCAAATAATATAAAAAATTGAATTTATATTATATATATATTTTACATATAAAACGATATGGAAGAAGATAAAGGAAAAGTTTGGGGCGTTTATATTAAACAAGCATTACAAAAAAATGTATATTTACATATAAATGAAATTGGAAAACAAGTTAAACAAAACCTTGAAAATAAATTATATAATATGACTATTGGTAGATGTATTAACGAAGGATATATTAAACCCAATTCTATTAATATTATTAGTTATTCTAGTGGATTAATCAATGGTGATAGTGTTAAATATAACGTAGTATTTGATTGTATGATATGTAATCCTGTTGAAGGTATGAATATTGAATGTATAGTAAAAACTATTACAAAAGCTGGAATTAGTGCTGAATCATTACAAGGTGAAAATGGTTATAATCCATTAAATATATTTATTGCACGTGACCATCATCATACTGATAATTATTTTAATAATATTACTGAAGAACAAAAAATAACTATATCTGTTATCGGCAGTAGATTTGAATTGAATGACCCTAATATTGTTGTTATAGGAAAACTTAAACATGAAAAAAATGAAAAAACTGGAGGAAATGAAAATAAACATATTAAACCTGCTATTACTGTTTTAGATGAATAAGTAATTAATAATATTTTTTTATTATAATTTAAAATAATATAAATAACTGCATTATATTATATATAATGTCTTCATCTGAACAGTTAAATTTACTTAAACAGAATATAGAATGTCTTGAAAAACCTAGACAAATTGAAATTCTTAGAATAATAAATGAAAGTCAAAGCACAATTATAAATGAAAACAAGAACGGTATTTATATTAATATGACCTCTTTAACTGAGGATACATTAACTGAACTTAAAAATTTTATCAAATATATATACACACAAGAAGAAGATCTTAATACTAATGAAAAATTGAAGAAAGATTTTCTTAATACATATTTTTAAATAATATAAAGATATATATTCTTATATTATTAGATGACATTAATAAACCATATCATAGCTAATATTTATAATAAAGATAAAATTAAGAATATAAATGATATTCCTAATTTAATGAATTCAATGTTCACAATTGAAAAAAAGAAATTAATAGATACTGTTAATATAAAATATTATAATAATAATACTGATACCACCAATATCACCAATATCACCAATACCACAAATATGACCAATACCACCAATTATAAAAATAATGAATTTAATCAGTACTTTTTACCTAAACAAAAAGATACATTATTTTGGTGTTTATATATATTAAAGTATGGTTTAAATAATTATAATTCCATACAAAATTATGGTGTAACTGAATTAAATGAAAAAAGTAATTGTGTAAAATTTATTGATAGTGATCCACTTAAACTAAAAACATCTAATGTAAGAATCACTAATTTAAATATAAAAGAAATAAAAAGTGAGCTTATGACTGTTCAAACTACAACTAGTTTTCATGTATTAGTATCATTTCTATTTTTTTATAAATGTAATATTTTTATTGTCCATAATAATTTAAAAATGTATATTAAATTTACTAATGAAACTAGTAAAATTAATCATATTATTATTAAAGATAAAAATAAATACCGCATATATAAAATGAATGCTTCATTCCAAGATATTATTAATATTACATCAAAAATGTATTGTTTTAATCATTTTGATAAACCAATAAAAGGTATGAGTACGTATAAATTAACAGAATTATATGATTTTGCAAAAATATTCAATATTGATTACCAAAATATGAAAAAACAAGAATTATATGATTCCATTAGAATGCAACTTATATGGGATGACAAGTAAAAAATTGATTTTATATTAGTATAAAAATAATATATAAAATTACTATATATATATTATTATGAATGAAGATAATATTGATCAAAAATCTATACAAGATTCTAGAATGGATTTCAATAAAATGATAAAACTCTATTTAGAAAGTAACCCTATATTAATTGAAAAAGGTCTTCATAAAGAATTTGAAATAAGATTTGGTTCCAATAAAAAACTATATAAACCTATATCTAAAATAGATTACGATAATGTTGTAAAATTATTACATTCTTGTGGATTTCGTACCGATAATAATGAGGGAATACATATATTAAAAATTCAAAATGAATATACTAATAAAGAAACAGGACAAAAAAAAGTATCTAATATTAGAACTGAATTATTTGGAGAATCATTAGTAAAAGAATATTGTAAAACTAATAGCATACAAGCAATCCTTAATTCTGAATCCTTTGATTCGAATTCTGTTAAATTTAATAGAAAAGCAAATGCTATAGATAAAAACGGACAATCTATTAGACCTGTTGATATAAAAGAATTTAATTTTAGAGCTTCATTTCAAACTGAACAAAATATTTCTCATTCATTAAGTAAACAAATTATAAATGATTGGAATGACAATAAAAAAATTTATAGATATCTAAATCGTGTTAGATGGGTACATGATGATTACCCTTTATTCGTTGATATGAGTATAGTAAAAGAATCTTCTACAAAAAATAAAATTTTAATACCAAAATATACTATTCAAGAATCAAATGTATTTAACAATGATGAAAATTATAATATTGAAATAGAATTAGATAATTCTGATACTAATATTGCTTATTACAGTAATGATAATGATAAAATTACAAAAATTATAAATAATATTAAAAAAGCTATACGAATTATATTATCTGGTATTCAAAATACTAAATTCCCTATTTCTTATATGGAAATAAATGATATCAAAAAAGAATATTTTGTTCTTTTAAATGGTAAAGAAAAAGAAATACCAAAAAGAATTACCGGTTCTCATTTTATAGGACCATCTAGTTTAACATTACAAAATGAAAATCTTATTAAAGAACATCCTAATACTATTATAAATAATTATACTGTTACTGATAAAGCAGATGGTGAAAGGATGTTACTTTTTATTAATTCCAAAGGTAAAATTTATATGATTGATAAAAATCTTAATATTATATTCACTGGATCTATTACTGAAACTAAACAAATTATGTCTTCTATTATTGATGGTGAATTTATTAAATATGATAAAAATAATAATATTATTAATTTATTTGCTTGTTTTGATATTTATATATATAATATGAAGGATGTACGTAATCTACCATTTACATACTCTGACCAAGATGATACTAATGATGACGAATTAATTGATACTAAAAAAGTACGATTACAATTATTAACTGATATTACACGTTTTATTAAACATAAATCTATAACTGATAAAAAAGGTAATAATAAACCATCTGATTTTGTTATTAAATGTAAGACCTTTTATTCTACATCTCAAAATAGTATATATAACGGATGTTCTACTATATTATCTAATATTGATGATTCATTATTTATTTATAATACTGATGGTCTTATATTTACACCATCTGACTTACCTGTAGGTGGTATTGAAGAAGGAAAACCAGGACCATTACGAAAACATACATGGAATAAATCATTTAAATGGAAACCTCCTGAATTCAATACTATTGATTTTCTTGTTAAAGTCAAAAAAGACCCTAATAATCCTAATAAAGATGAAATACATAATGTTTTTAGCGATGGTATATCTAATAAAACAAGCAACATTAAACAATATAAAACCCTAATATTACATTGTGGTTATGATGAAAAAAAACATGGTTATATGAATCCTTACCAAGATATCATATCTGGTAATTTACCTAATAATGATTATAATAATGATGATAATGATAATTATAAACCAGTTCCTTTTATTCCTACAAATCCATATGATGAAAATGCATCTATTTGTAATATTTATGTTACTGATTCTTTCGGTAAAACATATATGATCACTGAAGAAAATGAATATTTTGAAGAAAATATGATCGTTGAATTTTATTATGACAAAACTAGACCTGGTAATTTTAAATGGGTTCCTCTTAGAGTTAGATATGATAAAACTAGCGAATTACGTTCTGGTATTAAAAATTATGGTAATCCATTCTATGTAGCTAATAGTAATTGGCATACTATTCATTTTCCTATTACAAAATCTATGATTACTACTGAAGATATCATTTCAAAAACATATGATAACTCTGATACTTATTATAACCATACTGTTTCTAATACTACTACTAAAAAATTACGTAATTTCCATAATTTTATAAAAAAAGCTCTTATATGTGCTGTTTCTAATAGAAATGATACATTAATTGATTATTCTGTAGGTAAGGGTGGTGATTTACATAAATGGGATAAATGTAATTTATCTTTTGTTTATGGTATTGATTATTCTCCTGACAATATACATAATAACAAAGACGGTGCATGCGCTAGATATTTAGATTCTTATAAAAGAAATAATAAATTACCTAAAGCCATATTTTCTGTTGGTGATACTAGTAAATCTATTATGGATGGTATTTCATTTGATAATGATAAAGATAAACAAATTTTCAAAGCTATTATGGGTCAAGGACCAAAAGATAAAGAAAAATTAGGTAATGGTGTTTATGATATTTATGGTATTGCTAAAAAATGTTTCAATATCGGTTCTTCTCAATTTACACTTCATTATTATTTTGAATCTAATACTAAATTACATAATTTCTTAAAAAATATATCTGATACTATTGCTGTTAATGGATATTTTATTGGTACTTGTTTTGATGGTGAAACTGTATTTAATAAATTAAAATCTAGTACTATTAATTCTGGTTTTGCTATTATGCAAGATGATACTAAAATGTTTGAAATTAAAAAATTATATAGTAAAACCGGATTTCCTAATGACCATACATCTATTAATTATCCTATTAATGTTTATCAAGAAAGTATTAATAATTTTCATAAAGAATATCTTGTTAATTTTAATTATCTTGAACAAATTATTGAAGATTATGGTTTTCTTTTACCCAGTGATGATGAATGTAAAAAATTAGGTTTCAATAAAGCTACTGATTTATTTTCTAATTATTATGATTTTATTAAACACGACCCTTTATCCAGTAAAGATTTCTATAATCAATATAATTATAATATTGATATGACAGAATCTGAGAAAAAGGTTTCATTTCTTAATAGATATTTTATTTTCAAAAAAGTTAGAAATGTTGATACTAGTAAAATTAATAAACTCCTTGTTCAAACTACACAGATTATTGATGATGATAATAAAGAAGATAAACCTCAACCTATTGTTAAACCTAAAGCTAAAAAAATTAGTAAAAAGAAAATTAAAATTGATTCATAATGATATAAAAAGCATATTACAATAAATAATATCTAAATGACTTATTATTTATTACCAAAAACTTCTATTAATGTACAAGACCATATTGATATTACATTTACTGATACTATTCCTCCTAATGTTTTATCTCAATCTTTATCTATTTATCTTTCTACCATGAAACAAAAAATTGATGATTATGGTAATGATTGGGATACCTATAAAAAATATACTAATCCCTACGAATTTATACATACTTCTATTCCTGGTAAAAATAAAAGTGTTTGTAAATATAAACCTTTATCTAGATCCTATTTTAAAATGATTGAAATTATTAATTTACTTAAAGTTTTTTTTGATTACAATAAATCTATTAATAGTTTTCATCTTGCTGAAGGTCCAGGTGGTTTTATAGAAGCCCTCGCACATATTAGAAATAACAAAAATGATAAATATATTGGTATGACTATTATTAATGATTCTGATATTAATGTACCTGGATGGAAAAAAACGAATGTTTTTTTAAATAAAAATAAAAATGTATATATTGAAACTGCTCAGGATAAAAAAGGTGATTTATTAAATATTGACAATTTTACTTACTGTTATCAAAAATATGCTAACTCTATGGAAATTATTACTGCTGATGGCGGTTTCGATTTCTCTGAAGATTTTAATAAACAAGAAATTAATATTACTCAACTCCTTTTTTGTCAAATTGCATATGCTATTATTATGCAAAAAAAAAATGGTTCTTTTATTCTTAAAATTTTTGATTGTTTTATGCAACATACTATTGATCTTTTATATATATTATCTTCTTTTTATGAAAAAGTATATATTATTAAACCTAATACCAGTAGATATGCTAATTCTGAAAAATATATTGTTTGTAAAGGCTTTATATTTAATAATAATTCTGAATATTATTATAAACTTTTTTATAAACCTTTTTCACATATTATGCAAAATAACGATAAAAACATTTATCGTTTTATTAATATTGACGTTTCTCTTTATTTTATTAGTAGGTTACAAGAATATAATGCTATTTTCGGACAACAACAACTAGAAAATATATATCATACTTTTTCTATTATTAATAATAAAGCTAAATTTGAAAAATATAACAATAATATTAAAAATAATATTACAAAATGTATTCATTGGTGTAATAAATTTAATCTTGAAAGTAATATCATTTCTATTGATTAATTGTTTGATGATGCTTTATTGCTTGTGTTGATGATGCTGCACAATTCCTTTTACCATCTGTATAATAACTTGAAAATTTTGGAGTGCATTTAGTTGGGAATCCTATTTTATCTTTTATAGTATATCCTCCTGATTTTACTCCATATGCTAATGCATTTCCTACTGATTTACCATATGAATTCATGTATTCCCTTGCATTATTTGTTATTGTATCATATTTCAATCTTGTTATTCTTGCACTTGAATCTACCCCTCCTTGAACACCCATTTTATGATTACTTGGTTTATAATATACTTGTGAATATAATGGTAATAATTTCGCTTTTTTATTTGATATTGACTCTACTTGAGCATTTGTTGCTGCAAAGTTACTATTTCCTGCTTCATCTATCGGTAAATTTGGTGCTAATCCTCTATTTATTAATGTTCCTCCATTATTAGGATATGTAAATCCTAATGCTGTTAATAATTCTTCATTCTGTGCAAATCTTATCAATGGAATCCTATCTAATTCGTCTATTGGTTCCCATAATCTATCACCTTGCTGATCCCTCGGTATATCAAATATACCATCATATGGATATGTTACCTTTCCTCCTCTTCTATGAACAAATATATATTTCTCATTTGTTTTATCATAATCTAAATCTATTAAAAATACTTTTTTATCGTCCCTAGTATCTATATAATAGTGATTATTTGTTTCCATCGTTCTTTTTAATGTATCTCTTATTTCTCCTACAAATTTATCTCCTTTTGGTATTGTTACTGTGTTCTCTGTATTATCTAACCATATATATGTAAATGTTGCATCATTATGAAATATATATTTTTGACAATGTGATAATCCATTTGATGCATATACATTAAATATTGATTCGTTTGCACCTGATTGTATTGTTCTATCTCCCTTTCTTATATTATAATATTGATTCTGATCAAATGTTTTTGCTCTTGCTTCTAAATATTGATTTGAATTTGTATAATACTGATCATTATTCTTTGTTACATCATAATTCTTTCTAATCATTCCACTACTTCTTACTCTTCTTCTTGCATTTTCTGCTGTTGAAAAACATACTGCACTTGTTCCAGGTCTCTCTGATTTGTTTTCTGTTAAATTTATATCTATTGTTGTTTTTATCCCTTTACAATTACCTGATGATGATTCTACTGTTGTCCCTCCAGGTGCATCTAATACTGATAATCTTAATGATGTTCTATAATTACATATATCCTGTGCGCTACTTCTTTCTCTACGGTATATTTTTAATGGATTTGCTTTAAATATACCTGTTAAATTTTCTGCATTATTATTTCCTTCATTTTTCTTTATCAAACTTGATATTTCGTTAAATGTTCTACCTTTCCAAGAAATTATTTCTGATGCCATTTAATATATTATATTATAATATTATATATTATATATTAAAATGAATTATTTAGAAATTTCTGTACTTGTCCTTTTCATTGGATTCTTAATATTATTTTACATTTCTAACATGATCTATAATTCTTGTATTCATGAAAAAACAGAATCTTTTATTGCTTCTACTTCTGCTGATTTCGCTTCTGCTGGTTTTACTGATGAAAGTGCTCTCGGGAAACTTGCTGCTACTGATGCAACTGCTTATAAAGATTTAATTGCTGCTAGAGATGCTTTAGCTGCACAAAAAACTAATTTGGCTGCTGCTGAAGCTGCACAAAAAAAAGCTGCTCAAGATGAAGCTGCCGCTAACGCAGACCTTAATGCATACAAAAAAGAAAAGTTAGTTCAAGAAGGTAATATACAAGCTAATAAAGATGCTATGAATGCATGGGACCAACATAGAAATAATTATTTCCAAGGCTGGAATGATAAAATCACATCTATGCAGTCTAGTATTGCCGCTCAAGAACAAATTGTAAAAGATATGGAAGCTCAAATTCTCAAAAATGAAAGATTATTTGAAAAATATGATGAAAATGGAAACCAAGTTGGAAATTATAGTCTTGATGAAATACGTAATGGTGAATACGGTGCTATTAGTGATAGCTTACCTATTAGACTTATTAATTTAGGTGACGAAGTTTATAAACTAAAACCATTTACTGATGAACTTGGAAGAATGATATATGATCCTATTAATTTTGCTGATGGAACACCTAATCCTAGTCCTGGTGTTATTGCACAAATGAATGTTGTTGATAGCAAATTTGCTGGTAGTAATATCAATGATTTTGCTTAATATTTTAACTACCCAGTTTTTGCTCTAATGTTTTACTATTTATTTTCAAATGTTTTATAATATTATATTATAGTTAATATTATGAACAAATTACTTTACAATATAGTTTTAATTTTAATGACACTATTCATTATATATTTGATATTTTTAAATTATTTAGAAGTATCTGAAAATTTTGCATCTATTGAAGAAGGTGGAGCTCAAAATATTGGTAATCCTAATATCTGGTATGAGGCTGTTAAAGGTAATGATTTAGAAGACCCTGCTGTTGTTGTTAAAAAACAATATGAAGAAGATTTAGCTGAATATTTGTATAAGAATAAAGAACAAGAGCCTTTTACTAATAATTCTAAACAAACTTCTTTTTCTGATTTTTTATATTCAAAATTTTTTGGTGATAAAGAAGGTTTCAGTACTTTTTCTGTCGGCGGAGCACAGGATTTTGATGATGATGTTTATAAACATTTTAATAATGGACAGGCTACTGTTAATTATAACTATGATTATACACCTTTTCATATGTCTAAGCCAGCTGATCCAGGTTCTTATAGAAAACCTAGACAAAGTTGGGGTAGAAGTAGATGGTGGGCCAGAAGAAGAAGAAGATATTATAACGATAAAGTAAATGATGCTCGTAGGAGATGGGACCGCGCTAATGCTAGTTATCGTACAAGACTTGACGATTATAATGAAAAATTAAAAGAGAATACTAATACTAATACTGCTCGTCAAGAAACTGCTTATGCTAATGCTGTTCAAGCTGCTAAAGACAGAATTGTTAATGATAATTATACTGTTCCTTATAAAAATTTTGATAATGCTAGAAATGACATTGAAGGTCCTCTTGAAGATTATATCAAAGTTCCACAAACTTCTAGTATGCGTTCTACTGCTATTGATATTGCTAAAGATAAATTTGATGCTCATTATCTTATGGGTATTTCTACTGATAGAAACGATCTTGATTATGATGGTCAAGTATGGAAGCAAACTATTAGAGATAAATATGGCGCTCTAAAAATAACAGATGGTGAGTTAGATAAATTATTTGAAGCAAAAGATGCACCTACATGGGATAATCTTATTAAATGGAATCAAAATATTAAAAATAGTAAAAATTTCCTTGAAACTGAAAAAGAAAGAGTAGAAGGTGAAAATCAATCTATTAAAGACAATTATTCTACTCGTGATTCTAAATGGACTAATACAATACAACCACGTGCTGAAGATTTAGGTGTTTTCTTTGCTGATGGTAAGTTACCTGATGCTCACCTCACTGAAGTTTATAATGCTTTTGGTATGAATCTTGCTGATTCCGACTCTGCTAACACTAATATTACTGCTAGTAGAAATCTTCTTAATTGGGATTCGGTTGCTAGAACAAAATCTGCTAATGATAAAATTAATTCGATCAGAGACCATCAAATTGCCTTGAGAATAAAACAAATTAATGATTTGAAAAGAGCAGCTAATGCAGCACAATTGAACGCTGAAGATGCTAAAAACAAATCTGAACAAGAAATTAGACAATCTAAAGATGATGCTATTGCATTGAATAAACTCTTTCAAGAACAAGTTGCTGCACTTAATGCTTCTATAGCCAAGGCTAAAACACTTAATGATCAAAAGATTGCGGCTATGACAAAAACTATGGAAGATATGTCTGGACCACAACTTGCTATTAATGCTGCTCTATCTGGTGGAGCTGGACAAGATGGTCTTACTGATTTTTATACACAACAAAATAAAGGTAAAAGTGACAAGATTTTGGGACAACTTAATTCTGCTTTGGGTGGTATGTTAGTAACTAATCAAAGAACTACTGATTTTATTAAAGATGCAAAAATGGATAATATTAGAAGAATTTCTATGGAATCTAGAAATGCATATGAAAATGCTCTTGCACAAGGATCATAAATTTTTATTATTTATTAGATACCTTTTTTTATAACTATATGTTATAATATGAGCAATCTTCTCAAATTTTTAAAATTTTTAGCAATATTATTTATTTTATTAGTACTATTAGTATTTATTTATTTCTCAACATTTAAACAACATTTTAAAAATGAAGTTAAATATCAAGAACAGTTCGTTGATGTTACTCCTACCGGTGATTTAATACGCAAGGGTATTAAAGTTGAAATCCCAAAAGGGTTGTTAGATGCTTCTCAAGGCGAAGCTATTAAACAAAAACAACAAGCCGATAGTATGCTTTCACAAGCAAATAAAAATGTATCTAATTGGAAAAATTTTAAAAGGAACAGAAAAGCTACACGCAGTTCAAAAGAAAAAGAGATAGATAATGTTGTTAGTGGAATTAATACATATGCTAGTAATCTTAGTCATATTACAAGTGATATTCAAAAAGTTCGTAGTGGTGATCCAGATGCTACTGATATGACACAATATGGTACATATGATGCTACCTTGTTTCTATAATTTTTTATATTTACATATTTTATATTATGAAATATAAAATCCTTATATCTTTAGTCATTGTTATTATTATTTTCTTATATTTTGGTTCTGTTATAAAAGGTAATAGTTTATTATCTGAATTATTACATAAACAAGATATACATTTAGACGAAATGGAACGTCTTAACGTCCCAAAGGAATCTTTTACATCAATTGAAACCTTACCTAGACAAAAAGTAATTAATGGTATTTATGACACTATTCAAACTAAAATGAATTTAGCGGCTGAAGCACAAAATGAAGCTAAAGCAATTGCATCCGATGAAAATCAGGCTATCAAAGATGATAATACCGCTATTATTCAAAAAATTGATAGTGTATTAACTGGCGACGGTAATAGTTATTCTATTGGCCCTTTTGCTAATGCTACCATGCAACAAGATATTGTTAGAGATAAACTTAATGATATTTCTGGTGATCTTGCTGCTTTATATAAAGAAATTAATATTTCTCATAACTTGGGTCCTAATGCCTTAGGATTTTTGAGTCAAGGTAAAGCTTTCGATAGTGCTAAAGAACTTGAAGAAGCAGGTGGTGGTCTTTCCGGTCTAGCTGGACAAAGAGCTAATGAAACAGATTTTATGGGAAATCTTATTTAATTAATATTTTTAATAAAAACATATTAAATATATTTTTTTATTTGTATTATAACATGAATATTGCTATTGATTATAATAATTTTCAAATTGAATATACTTCTTTATTAGATAGTAAAAAAAATATTATTACCACTGAAGGTATTTTTACAAAAATTATCTTTTCTAATAAATTATTTGTTATGAATGGTTTATTTTTCTATTTCCCCATTTCTGTTGATAATATTATTAGTTCTAATGGAAGATTCTTTATTAATTTTAATCCTAATTCTAAAAATAATATTAATGTTATTAATAGTATTTCTAAGATTGAAAATGATATTTTATCATTCTATAAAAAAACTACTCTTTCTAATAAAAATATTTCTTATATATTATCCAATCAATTATCTGCTGGTAATATAAAAGTATATAAAGATTCTAATGAACCTTTAAATAACATCTCTGATAAAAAATATATTCTTAAAATTTCTGGTATATGGGAAAATAATAATGATTTTGGTATTACATATAAAACTATTCTTGCTTCTAGATTGTAATTTATATTTTCTCTAATTTTTTTAATATTTGTTTTGGTATTATTTCATTCTGCATCTGTTCTAATTTTTTATAACATTTATTTATTGTTACTTCACTTACATTTGTTATTGTCTTTACTTCTTGTTTTGTTATATTTAAACCATACAAATCTCCTATATAATATATTATTCCTGCTGCTATTGCATGTGGTATATTATCCGTTATTATCGATAGACTATCTACTTTACTTGCTACAAATTTCCCTAGTTTTGTCATCTCTGTTGAATAATTTAATTTACTACTATATCTCTCTATAAATGATACTGGTTTTATTATTTCTAATTTTGTTTGTAACGATTTATCTAAATTTCTCTCTATGTTATTTAATATATTTACTGCCATTGAACAACCATTTGTTGCACTTGTCTTATCTAGTTTAAATATTTCTGCTATTTCATGTGCTGTCCTTGGACATCCATTTAATCTACAAGATAAATATATTGATGCTGCTTTTATACCATCTCTGTTCATTCCCCTAAACATTTGTTGCTCTGATATATCTTTATGTATTATTACTGCATGATCTATAAATATTTTCGGTATTCCCGCATTCTGAGCCATTAATGTTATAAATTGAAATTCTTCAAATAATGCTTTTTCTCTATGCGGCATTGATTGCCATTCTGTCCATCTTTTTATTTTTTTCATTTCATATGTTGATCTCTGACTACATAACACCTTTAATCCATATGACGATTCTACTAATAATGGATTTATTGGATTTCCACATCTTGCTGGATCACTTGAATTTCTATCGTCATTCTTATAAAATCTCCATTCTGGTGCTTGATCCACTACATTCTTATTTATTATTCCACAATTTGTACAAGCTGGATATGCTCCATTTTCCATTACTTTTATCTCTCCATTACATTCTGAACACATTTCTAAATTCTCTCTCATATATAAACATTCTACCTTCTCATTTTTAGCAACATTCACTTCATTATCAAATATATCAAATAATCTCTGTTTTTCCTTCTCTGAATATTTCTGTTTCTTTTTCTTTACTGTTTTATTTAATGTTATCGGTATTTCCATCAAATAAATTATACTTATATTTATTTTTTTCATATTTAACTTCTTTTCAATTTTATGTAAGAATAGTATATATATTTTCTTATTTATACTATATTATGAAGGATACCAATGAAAATACCAATATTGATCATGATAATGAAACCGTAAATACTGAAAGTTTTTATGACTCGTTATCAAATAGTACGGCTGCTATAAATGCTACAGAAGAAGCTAAAAATGCACTGGCTCGTTTTTGTGCTTCTAATCTTACTAAAAAAGAATTTAATAAAGCCCTTAATAACCAAAAAAATAATGCTGAACAAAAAGGTGGTAATGATAATGAACCTGATGATGCTAAGTCTCTTGAATTATTTGATAAAATTGTTACTAAAGTTGGTGATGGTTTCTGTAAAAAATTAGAAGAAAATTCTAAACAAGTCGGTGAAAATATCCAAAATTTTATTATTTCTAATACTAATTATGAAGACCTCAATCAACATTTTACTAATGTATTTATTCAAAAATTCAATGATGTTATTAATAAAATACAACTTAAACTTATTTCCACTAATGATATATCTATTGATAAAACTCCTCAATCTAATGAACAATCTATCACCCCTCATGATCAAAGTGTAGAAGTAAATGAAACCCCAGCCCCAGATAATGAAAGTGAAGATAATGAAAGTGAAGATAATGAAAGTGAAGATAATGAAAGTGAAGAACCTGATAATGAAAGTGAAGATAATGAAAGTAAAGAACCTGATAATGAAAGTAAAGAACCTGATAATGAAAGTAAAGAACCTGATAATGAAGAAACCACAGGTGATAATACAGATAAAAAACCCACAGCCACTGGTCCTGAAAATGTAGTAACAGGTGGTAATAAATCAAATAAAAAAAAGACAATAAGAGTAAAATATTTAAGTAAAAATAAAACTAGAAAGAATTTAATTTAAAATTTATATATGTTGTTATAAATATATATAAATATGAATATGGCTCTTGGTAAAGACCCTGAAGAATTATTAACAATGGCTAAAAATAACCCTACTATGGCTAAAGCTGCATTGCCTATGGCGAAAAAAACAGGACAAGTTCCTCCTGAAATTATAAAACAAGTAGAAGAAATATTAGAAGATGGTAATAAAAGTGATGATACTTCAAATGAATCTAATGATATTAATGTTGATTCTATTATTAATAGCGATTATGCTAATGATAAAATGAGTAAATTATATGCTGATATAGAAAAAGTGTTTTATAATAGTTTAATTCATAAAAAAGATGGTTCAAAAATATATAATATATCTGATTTTAATAATAATTGTTATTTTTATCAAGATAATCCAGTTGGATTAACAGATGATTTTTACAAAGAATATGTTGAAAGAATAATTGATATAACAATGCCTGATAACCTTATACTTCATTTTATAGATAGATATATTAATAAAATAAATGAATCACTTATAAAGGATAATGAACCATACAGAGTTATATATCATTATAATGATGATATAAGTGAAAAAGAAAAACTAATTTCTAAACACGAATATAATGATTTATTGACTATTCCCAATGAAAAATATATTGAAGATATGAATAAAAAAACTGCTATAAAAGAATTAGAAAATTTAATTTAATTTATTTATTTTTTTATCTATTTTATCAAATAAATCTTGGTCATAAACTAAATTACCTGATGGTTTATAGTTATTTATTTCTTTATAATCCTTTTGTTTTGAATTATTATTAATGTTCTTAGGCTTTCCTGTATTAAATAATTCTTCTTCTGGGTCTTCATCATCATCTGTTTTTATAATATTACCTCTCTGGTCTATAACTTTTCCTGTCTGTTTTTTAAATTGAGTTCTAACATAACCTGGAACATGGTGTTTCCATGACACAAATAGTGTTGCAGGATGTATATATTTTGTATGAAATCCATTTTCTTCTAATTTAACTACTAAATATCCTATACAGTCTCCTTTATCATATAATGGCTGTCCAAATATATATTCTGGTACTGTAAAGAATATATGTTGATCTCTTTTTGTTCTTGATGTTACTTTTATTCTATTATGAATCCTATTTAATAACTTTTTAAATAAACTTAATTGTTTTAAATCCTTATTGTGATTCTTCTCAAATAATTCATCCATATTTATTTTTTCCATTCCTTCTTCTTCATCTGGTAATAATAAATGCGTCATAATATATTATATTAGATAGAAAATACATAAAAATATTTTACTTATTTATAATAAAATGGATTTCTCTAATATTAAATGTATTGTTATTTCTGGTGGTGGTTCCATGTTGTATCAAATGTTAGGTATTTTGTACCAATTAATTAAGAGTAAAAAAATCAATATTGATAATATTACTCATTTTTATGGTAGTTCATCTGGTGCTATTTTATCTTTAGTTCTTTCACTCGGTATTGAAATTGAGACCCTTAATAAATATTTTATTGATAGACCTTGGGATAAACTAGTTAAAACTGATATATTTCAAATTCTACATAGTTTTACTTCGTGTGGTATAATTTCAAAAGACTTTATTATTTCTGCTTTAGAACCATTATACAAATCTAAAGATATTGATATTAATTGTACAATGTCTAAATTATATGAACTTACTAAGAAGGAAATTCATATACTTGCTACTAATATTACTGATGGTATTTGTGAAGATATTTCCTATAAAACACATCCAGATTGGTCTGTTATTGACGCTATACATGCTTCTATTTGTATTCCTACTGTTGTTGAACCTCTTATTAAAAACAATAAATGTTATGTTGATGGTTGTGTTGTTACTCATTTCCCTATTAAAAATGCTCTTGATATTTTTGATAAAAATGAAATTATTGGTATAAAAACTAAAAATATTACTAGAACTTTAAATAAAGATGTTAAATTTAATAATATTTTAGAATTTCTTTACTATATGGTTGAACATACACATCATAATTTTGTTTCTCAATCTTCTGATATTTCTAATATTTCTAATATTTTTATAATTTCTAGATCATCTTATGATATGGTTGATATTTTCAATGTTATTAATTCTAAAGATAAACGTCTTGAATATTTCAATGAAGGTAAAATTATATATGCTGACAGTATATAATGTCTGCGGTTGAGAAACGCCCCTCTTTTAGGGAAATGTTAGATGACCAAGATGTTCAACAAAAACTTACTGTTGCTACTACTCTTGCTCTTGAAGTTTATCGTGTTCTTATGGGTGCTATGCTTATTTTATTTGTTCCTCAAAGCTGTAATGGTGAAATTTGTACTTTAACTGATAATTTTAATAGAGATGACGGTGGTGTTACCAAATCTGCTTTTGCTCTTAATCTTCTTACACTATTTTCTTTCTTTGTTTTATATAATTTTGAAGTTAAACGTGAAAATAAAATGATTAATTATTTAAATGTCAATCCTGAAAATGCAAGAGATAATGATGCTGTTGAAGAAGCCCTTCAAAACCTTGAACCCTCTAAAAAAGAAGAAATTTGGAAATTAGATTCTCATTATCAAAAAGCTGGTTATTTTTGTATGGGTGCCTTCGTTGTTAATAGTGGTATTAGTTTAGTTGTTATTGGACAACATTATCTTAATGATAAAACTATTACTGTTCTTTTTACTAATTTATTATTTCTCAGTTTAAAAATAAACGATGTTTTCACCGTTGTTAATACTGAGAAAAATGTTTTCTTATCTGCTTACCTTACACGTAAAGTACAATATAACGATATTGACCCTGACCATATTGATAAATCTAATCATGAAGAACTTTCTCTTGATGTTCCTGCTATTGTTGATACTACACAACCTGATAGAGTTTCTCCTATTCCTGAACCTTATACTGAAACCCCTTCTGCTCCTCTTGAACCTTCACAACAAGTTTAAATCATATTATATTCTCTATAAAATATGATTATTGTAATATTGTATCTACCATTTGTTCTAAATTATTTACTGTTATTTTTGCATCAAAATTTATTGTCTCGTCATTTTTTAATAATTTTACTGTTGGATATTCTTCTATTTTTGCTTTTTCTATTATTGCTTTTGTCTCCGCTGATGATATATAATCATCATCCCCATCCTTACTTCCATCCTCATTTGATAAATTCACATCTCTTACTAATAATTTATATCCATTAATTTCTTTATTATTATATTCTTGTTTAAATAAATTCCATTCCGGCATTATTGCTTTACTATGCGGACACCAATCTGTATAATATAATGTCAACTCCGTATCTACTGTATTCCCTCCTGCTAAATTTGCTGGATCATCATTCCCTTTTATTTTTTCTCTCTTTTTTTTAAAATTCGTATATATATAATACGCTATGTACCCAAATCCTGCTAATAAACATAGTATTAATATTGGTGTATAATATCTTCTTAAAGCTTTATCTACTGAACCTAAAAAACTTGGCATTATATATATTTAATATTTTTTATTTATAATTATATTAAACTTATTTTTCTTTATCTATAATTACTTCTTTTAATATATTCTTTATTATCTTATTCTGTTCTGCTTCCTCTCCTGTACCTAAACTATTCTCTGACATCTTTATATATCTATTTGAATCCTTTGATCCTGGTGTTAGTACATCCGGATAGTTATCTAACCATTCCTCTGTATTACTTAAATTCTTATCTACTACCTTCGTCACTGCTGACTTTATTTGTCCTCTATCTTCATCTCTCTTCCATTCATCATTATCTTTTATATACAATACCTCTCTCTTCAAATCTGTACAGTGTAATGGTCTCTTCTCTACAGCCATATTTGATAATGCTGTATGAAATATATTCGTTATCCCTTTAACATGCCCATTATCTGTCGTATATTCTAACTCCTTCAATTGTACTTCTAATGACTCTATAAAATCCGTTATATTCATTGCATCTTTACACGTATCATTCAAGAAAAAATTTAAGTTAAAATTATTTGTATTATTGTTATTATTTGTTATAGCTGTATTACCTATTAATGGTAAAACTTCTTTATATTTATTAATATGACCTTTCTGCATTCCTATTATTTCTTCATTTTTTGCATTTTCAAGAGTTTTTAATTCTAATTTGTTTTCTAATGTTGCAACTTTAAGTCTCATCTTCAATTCTTCTTTAGTCATGCTATCATAATCTATTTCTTCTTCTTCTTCTGATTCTTCTTTTTCTTTTTCTTGTTCAATTATTTCTTTTTTTACTGCATCTTCAGTTTCCGGCGATTTTGGCGTTTTTTCGGCGTTTTTACACTTGTTTTTATGTTTCCATAAACCACTTTTTGATGAGTATTTTTTTCCACATTCACAGCTAAATGTTAGTGGCGCTTTTTCGGTTTCCATATCAGTTTCCAAAAGTTTCCTTTTATGTTTTGCAGTCAAACAGTGTCTCTTCCATTCACATAATTTAATGCATTTAAAGTTGCACATTTTACAATGAAAATCTTCGGCGTTTTTTTTTGATTTTCGGTTTCCAAAAGTTTCCATTTTCTCTAAAATATGGAAACAAAAAAAACGCCTAAACTAAACGAATAAAAAATTTTTCAGTAACATATTATTTTACATAATTTTTGTATTTACACCACATACGAGTGAAATTGAAAAATCAGAAAAGTCGAAAAATAATTCTTTTTTCAGTTTTTTAAAAATGGACATTTATTTTTGTCCAAAAAAAAAAAAGTGACCGACTTATTTTTTTTTTATTTTATAGTATTTATCGAAAATACTTAAAGAAATGAAAATTTAGGTACTTAAAGAATTATTTTTGGCTGTGTTCAGGATCATTGTAATGAATATGGGCCAAATTAGAACGCTTATGTGGTTTATAAGGGTCAGTATAGATTTGTTTAATTTGGATCATTTCGATTTGTTTAATGTATTGAATACGATGTCTAAATTGAAGAGAAGAGATAATAGTATTCATACATTTTGTGTAATCAAGAAGAGTAAGCATAATTGATAGAATTGTATTCTATATATAAAAAATATAAAATATAATCAATTTTATATATTTAACTAATGTATAGTAATGAAAACAAAAAAAAGAATAAATAAAAAAAGAAGAACAAAGAAGAGAATATTTAAAAATGAAGATTATAAAAGTAATGATGGAATGCTAACATCAATATGGGGACCAGGAATGTGGCATTTTTTACATTCAATGAGTTTTAATTATCCAGTAAATCCATCAACAGAAGATAAAGATAATTATAGGAATTTTGTATTATCATTAAAAAATATATTACCTTGTGGAAAGTGTCGTAAAAATTTAAGAGAAAACTTTAAGAAAAAACCATTGACAATGAATAAAATGGAATCGAGAGAAAGTTTTTCAAAGTATATATATGAATTACATGAAATGATAAATGGTATGTTAGGAAAGAAATCTGGATTAACATATGAGGAAGTAAGAGAAAGATATGAACATTTTAGGTCAAGGTGTAATAATAAGAAGCAAGTAAATAAAGAAAAAGGGTGTGTGACACCGGTATATGGAGAGAAATCAAAGTGTATATTAAGGATAATACCTGCAAAAGAAAAATGCGAAACGCTGCAAATAGATGAAAGATGTAATAAAAAGATATTAGAATAATATTATTTAGTAATTTAAAAAATTATCAAGATAATTATAGCCTTCATTATATATATTATTATTATAATGAATAGTTCAGAAAAAGAAATATTGTTTTGGTCAGAAGATCCTAATATTTTATTAAATCAAACATATATATTCGAGTTTTTTCCAACTCATATGATGAGCTATAAACAACAATTAAATGCAATAACAAGAAGTGTAATATTATTAACAATAGGTATAATGTTAGTAAGTCCTTCATATCGTGTATTTATAGTATCATTAATAACAATGTTTATGATATATTTAATGAATTATTTTAAGGAAAAAGAATTAGTAGAAGGTTTTGACCCTGAAGCTTTAGCAGAAGCAACCGAATATGAATATCAAGATATAGAAGATGAGAGAGGGGAAGTTGAAGGAGAACCAATAGAAGAGGAACCTACACAAAAGAATATAGCATCAATGGATGAACCTACAAATGAGTTAATAAAAGAGGAATTATCAACCGTATTTGCACAACCATCTACAGCCAATCCTTTTAATAATGTAATGGTAACAGATTATCATACAAATGAAGATAAAAAACCAGCAGCACCTAGTTATAGTAAAAGAACACAAGAGAATATTTTAGAGTCAGCAAAACAATTGGTAGCAGAGGTAAATCCTGATCAGCCAGATATAACAGAAAAATTATTTAGCGATTTAGGAGAAAAAATAAATTTAGAACAATCTTTACGTCCATTCCATAGTAATCCATCAACAACTATACCTAATGATCAAGGAGCATTTGCAAATTTTTGTTACGGAAGCATGGTATCTTGTAAAGAGGATAATAAATTTGCTTGTGCAAGAAATGTATCTAGATATACTAATTATTAAATAAATAACTAACAAATCTTTCTCTGTCTATAATATAAAATGTCAAATCTCGCAAGTAGCTATTCTTTTAATAACTTAGGGAGAACTGGTAATGATATAGCACATAAAACACAAGATGCAGTACATAATACAAGATTTGCAAATCATATGTTAGCAGACTATAGAAGCAACTTACAATCTGATAGTCATGTACAATTCGCATCAAAATTCCCAACTATGAACTATGCAGGTAATGTTCATGGTAGTGGTTTGAATGGTAATATTATTGATGACCATTCTGATTTAACTCTTAATCAAAAACAATCAAGAGAATTAGAAAAATTACAATTGATTGAACGCCCATTTGCAACAATTCCTTATTTAGGTAGAGGTAGTGTAGACCCAGTATTAGAAACACAATTATTACAAGGTGAAAATAGTAATGAAAAGAAGAGTTTATCTACTATTATGGATAAATCTTTTGCTGATTTATCTACTCAACCTATTACACACAAAATGAAAAATAGAGTTCAAAACCCTAAATTTAATGTTGAAGAAGCCGCATTAGATGGATGGGTTAGAGGTGGTGCAGCTACAAGAGAACTCACTATGAATTACAAAAAATAAATATAATATATGAATAATTTATATATTATGGAAAAAACATTCAAAAATACTTTTTTATATTATTTATTATTATTATCCATTGTTTTATTACTATTTATTAATAATTCTTCATTTCAAGATAATAATCCAACATGTAATAATTTTGTTATTAATGTTTATTTATATTTAGCATTTAGTGTTTGTTTAATTGGGTTATTTGCTTATCTTATCAATTTTCTTCTATATAAAAATACAAATAATTTATACAAACCTCTAGAACCTTTTGAGATATACGAACATTTGGGAGGTATGGGTTTCTATATATTATCTGTTATTCTAACTTTTGTTTTAATATTCTTAATTACATTATCCCAATCATTTGGTAATGAAAATATATTTTACAATCATCTTATTTGGCTTCTATTTTTAGCTAGTATTTCATATAGTCTATATCCTAGATTTAAGTCTATTTATTCTTTTATCTTTGTTGACCAAGCTCTACTAATTACATCTCTTATTTTTATTTCTGCTACTTTTTTTTATTATATGTTCACTGATTTTTTTAAACAATATGATACTGCTATCGGCATGGGCTTATTTATTGCATTAATTGTTATTATTATTCTTGAATTATTACATTTATTATTTTTCAAATATTCTTTCTCATTTTTCAAATTTTCCTCATATTTTGTTATTGCACTATTCTCTATGTTTGTATCTTATGATACTTTCGAAATGGTAAAACGTCAAGAACAATGTACTTCATTACCTAATTATCCTAAGTTGAGTATTGATTTCTTTTTAGATATATTGAATCTATTCTCTCGTGTTTTATTTTTAAGATCTAAATAATTTAAATATAACATTTATGATTATATATGTTATACGATATTAATATACAAGTTAATTACAATGATAATATTGAATATAGACAAGCTCTCCGTAAAGCATTTAAAATGAATTGTATTGAAGATATTAATAATGCTGATATGGATGAAATTACAAGAGATGAGTTATTATACGATGAAAATGCTATTACTACTTGTATGACTTTTATTTTAGAGACTACACAACATAATACTATATTTAAGGATTTATATCTTATTACTGCTGCACGTATGTTCTCTCAAGATTTAGGAATAGGATTAAGCGTTCTTTTCTCTTATGATAATTTTAAATTGTTTCATTTAGTCCTTATTGATTATTTTAAAGATCCTTATAATTATACTTCTTCTTCTAATTCTTATAATAATTTATACAATCATATAAAATAATTTATTTCATTTATATATATGGCATCTACTAGAAAAGTTAATAATTATGAAGATTACTTATTAGAACAAAAAGTTAATCAAACTACTAATAATTACATGACATACAAATCTTATGGTACTAATCAACAAACTTACAATCCTGGTTTTGGTTTATTACCTGGAAGACTTGCTCCTACACATATTGCTTCTAATTACTGCGATATTGAATCTAATCTTAGAGGTATTGGTTCTACTAATTTAGTTAAACCATTAGCTCCTTTGAGACCTGATATTTATCATTTATCTACATTAAATATTGCTGATAATAAACCTCCTCTTATTATGCCTGATGATTTAAATATATTACCTAATCAAAGAGCTAATATACAAAGTTAATTGATATATAATTATTTACTTATATATTTGTTGTTTTTTCTTGTTCCTCCTCCTTTCCTTTTTCTTGTTCTTGTTCTTGTTCTTGTTCCTGTTCCTTTTTGTTTAATTTTATCAATAATTTCTTTAAATTTTATTCTATTATTTTGAATTTCTGTATCAGCAGTATTATTCTCTTTTACATTATTGTAGTCACAAAATAAGTTTGCTATATTAACATCAACTTTAATATTATTTTTTATATGTAAACCTAAATGTTCTGTATAATACGATAGTATTTCTTTTTTTGCACCTTCTATTAGTTTCGGCTCGTCTCTCTCTTTGAATCTTTTACCTAGATTCAACCCATTTATATATTCTGTTACTTTTATATTTATTAAATTATTTAATAATACTATTACACCTGATTTTGCTCTTGTATCATTTCCACAAGATATTTTAGCTTTGTTTGACAGTATTTTATTTTCAAAATCTCCTATAAAATCTTTATGACTAAAACTTTTAATAAACTCATTTCTTGGGGTATCTTTTTCTTTATTTCTCTCACTTTCTCGTGGTTGATTCTTTATTCTCTCTTTCTCAAGTTCAAATGCTCTTTGTTTTTCATTATCCTCGTATTTTGCTCTTGCTTGTTCTGCTTTAAATTCTCTTTCTTCTTTTTCTTGTGCTGCTTTAAATTCTCTTTCTTCTTTTTCTTGTGCTGCTTTAAATTCTCTTGCTTCTTTTTGTTTTTGTTTTTCGCTCAAGTCATTCGCATTTTTTAGTTTTTCTTCATGCTCTCTTCTTTTTTGTTCCTTTTGATCTTCATAATCTCTTGTTTCTTTTGCTTCTGCAATAGAAGCATCTTTTTGTTGTTTTTCTGCGTCCGCTTTCTTTTTCTCCTCTTCGTCTTTCTTACGGTTTTCTTCATCTTCTTGTTGTTTCTTTCTTTGTTCTTGAGTATTTTTTATTCTATCCTCCAACTCTCTTTGTTTTTTCTCATTTTCTAAAATTTCTTTCTGATCTTCTAAATTTTTTATTGTAGCAGTATTATCACCTGGAGTACTAGGAAGAGGAACAGGCATATTATGCATTCTATCTTCTTGTTTATCATAATAAATACAATGATCATCAAATAATCCTACTAAAATATACTTGTTATCATCTGGATTATTACATTGGGCTAATAAAGAGGTTATTGTTGATGTTGGTGTTTGTGTTAGTGTTTGTGTTGGTGTTGGTTTTGGTGCTGCTGCTGGTGGTGATTTTGGTTTTGATTTTGATTTTGATTTTGATTTTGATTTTGGTTTTGGTGCTGCTGCTGGTGGTGATTTTGATTTTGCTATCCTTGTTGTTGTTGTTGTTGGTGTTGGTGTTGGTGTTGGTGTTGGTGTTTGTGTTGGTGGTGTATTACTATTACCTGTTGACACAGTTCCAGTTAAATTTTGGCGTAGTGTATTTACATTATCAGCTTTTTTAATAGGTTCTCCTTTAAAAGCTGTTTTCATCATATCTGCTGCTTTTCTTGCTTGTTTCTTCCTTTGGTTTCTTCTAATTTCTCTTTGTTCTTTTGCTCCTGCTTTTATTTTAGATGTATTTTCCATATAATATATATATATTATACAGAAATATATATTAATTAATACTAAATTATACTTTTAATGTTTTGTTTCTAATATTCCTTTGTATATTTTTGAATGATTTTCTAACTTTTGTACTATAACCATATTTTTTCTCATTTTTATTTTCTTTATATCCACCTTCAGTCTTTTCATTATTTTCATTAAATATATTTATTTTTTGAAAAAAATCATTAATAGTATCTTCGTCAGCATTTTCAATATCCAACAAATTTGTTTCATCATTATTATTATTATACTTAGTATTGAATTCATTTTCAGTTATTATTTGTACATCATCACTGTAATTTATTTCTTTAAAATCTCTTGTATTAGAATCTTGATAAATAGTTATAGCAATATATTCTTCAGAAGACATAATATAAAATATAATAATATATTTATTATATTTTTAACTTATTTAAACTTATTTTTTTAAAGTGATATTTCTTCTTTTTCTTCTTTTCATAGTTTTGGATTTATGTTTTTTCCCTCCACCTTTATTATCATCAAATTTAATATTTTCACTAATATATTCACTATAATCTAGGCCATTAATAAATTTAACATCTTGTATTTCACTCTCCTTTTGTAATTTTACTTTTTTAATTGGGGAATCAATAATAGTATCGTGAATTGATTTTTTAGTTTCATTAATAGTATTATTGTATAAATTAATAAGTGATTGTAATGATTTTTCTTCGCTTACCATGTTATCATATTTTTTATCATATTGTTTATAATTACGATTTATAATATTACTGCAACCTATTTGGTCAAATCCAATAGTAGATAATAAATCGGTAGTTTCTAAAGTCCCAATTAATGTACCAGCATTATTTCTTTCTATAAATGTGATTAATTCTTCAGTACTACGTAATACGTGATTAATACTATTGGTATCACCTTCGTTTTGTTGAAATTCTTTTAATTTTACATTCACTTCGTCAATAAGCGGATTACCTTTGTAAAATTCATATTGTTGTAAGTATTTTATAAATAATGATATTGCTTCTATTGTGTTAGTTTTATTAGTAGTATTAATTCTAGTAAAATATTTCAAAATATCACAATAAATGTATGGAGGTTTTGGTGGATTATTTTTTCTACCTGTATTATCAGTACTAGGTACTTTTTCTTTTACACGGTTATCATTCTTATTATATCCAGATTGAGAAGGTTCAGAGAAAAATGATGTATTATACACAAGAAGCGTATATACCATGAATTTATCAAATCCATTTCCACCTGCTTTGAAATAGTTTTTAATAATGGATAAAATAATACCGTATGTATTAAGTTCCTTTTCCCAAAGAGGTTTGTTATCATTATCTGTATTATTCCCGTAGAATATACTTTTGTCAAAAACAAAATTATCTAAATATTTACTTCTACAATCAGGATATATATCCTTTTCAAAATATATAGGTAAATCTTTTCCTAATACATTATTTTTTGCAATATATGCAATACCATTTTTGAGTTCAGCTAATGAACGATTAATCATAAACCCCTCTTGAAGTCTTGTTTTACAATCATTTCTAATTTTTTCAACTCTTTCAGCCAAACATATCTCAGCATTATTTTCTTTCGGTAAATTTTCTACTAGATTATTCTTTATCCTATTAAAACTTTCTATAATATCTTTTTCCAATGTTTTGTTATAGGTTTCAAAATAATCTTTTGTTTTTTTAAAATTACTGTGGTTTTTAATATTATCTCTATTAAGAATACTCTTAATTTTTTTTTTTACATTTTCTATTAGTTGTTTTTGAAAAAAGAATTCTTCACCTGCTGTCTCATTAACTCCTCCAATAGCTCCAAAATTATAAAAGGCATTTTTACGTTTATACCCATTTAATAATTCACCATGAACTATTGCATTATATAATTTTACTAATCCATAAATGGTAGGATATTCACTAAATTTATGAGGGGTGTAAATAGTCTTATTTGCACCAGAAGCCTTTTTACCATTATATATAAAAAATGGTACATATCCAAGACCATCGGAATATCCATCAATATTAAATTTATATTCCTCCTTTAAAATATTTAGTATATTATTTTTAGTTTTAAATTTTCTTTCTGGTTCAATATTAGTATTATCTTTATCCATAATAAATTCATTAGGAGCAAAATTATTTTCTTTATTACGAATTGTATTGTGTTCTTCAATAAAATATGATTGTTTATTTTTTTTTGGGTTTTTTGGGTAATAGTTATACTCATACTCTTTTACATAGTTTTTTATTTTTTCATTATCATTATTATCAAAAAATGTAACTTCTGGAATATCGTATAAATTATCTCCAATGAATATTTGTTCTCCTTTAATTTCATTTAAAGATTCTAAAGTCTCAAGTATTTTACTAATATTTTCTGTTATATAACCTTTTTTTGATTCTTCATCCGTTTTTTCATTATAATCACTTTCTATTGTATTTATATCTTTCTTTATTTTTTCTATTTTTTCAATAAGTTCTGTAAGATTTCTATCACTAAGAAAATCCTTATCAGTACTATTACAAAATAATATATACATTAACTTTGCATGATTAAGATAATCGTCTATTTTTATATTTATAAAATCGTAAATTAACGTCAGTTTTAAATTTCTTTGTACATATTCTTTGATACGATCACTTTCTTGATTTTTAAATTGTATATTAGAATCTGTATAATCTTTGATAACATCTTCAATTGTTCTACTTAAATCACTAGCTTTACTATAATCAAAAATTGGACGTTCAATGTCGTTACAATTAGATTTTAACACTTCTTTATTGAATAAGTAATTATATGCTACTTCAGCTTGTTTATCATTTCCTTTCATTTCTTTTAAAATATTATATTGTCTATCAAATTCTCTTAATTCATCTTCATCTTCGCAAACAAATTGATTTTCAACACCGGCTAAATCACATACGATTAGTTTTCTATTGTTAATTTTACCCTTTTTCTCTCCTTCTGCTCCTTCTTCACCTTCAGTCGCACCCTCAACTTCATCACTAGGATTCAACGTTAAACAAACAATTATATGACTACGAGAACTTTTTTCATTATTTGTAGTTGGTAAAACTTGTCTTGCATCAAATAAATTCAATATATATTGTGAAACATCATTTATTTTTTCATTAAAATTATCTGTAGTATCAATTATTTTACTGGTGTTTTCATTATTATGATTTTCTTTATTAGATAAAAAATCTCCTAATGATTTAATATCAATATTTTTATTTTCATTATCTCCAGTGAAGTTATATATTTGAGGTAAATAATTACTTGTAGGTAAGAATGAATCATATGAGTTAGGATGATTACCATCACCATTTGGTTTAACATATAAATTAACACATTGAATTTTTATTCTATTTAATTTACCAGATAATCCTTTTAAAAAATGAATCAAAACACCATCTTGTCTAGTTGTTTTAGTTATAAGTTGAATCAAAGTACTTGTTTTACCAGAACCAGACTGTCCATAACCAATAACCATACAATCTTTTCCTTTATTTAAATTATCAAGTAATCCTTCAATATTTTGTTTTTTACTAAGTGAATCATCAATAGTTTTTGAAGTAATATCCTTTGCAATATCCATATTTTTTGAACTAGATTCGGAATAAATATAATCAAATGGTCCAAATTGATGTGTTTCATTATATTCTGGAATATAATCTTTAATTTCATTACCTTGTTTGTAAAAATATTCTGCTTTTGGTTCGTCGTCGTTCTTCTTATTTATCCATGTGGAAAGTTTTATGTTACCAGGTAGTAAATTATTATATTTTACAATTAAATAAGACAATGTGTTCTTGCTTTCATTATCTTGTGATTTAAAGGTAGAATCTTTTATTTCTTTATTAATTTTAAATAATGGATGATTTACATCATAATTTGCATTATCATGTCTTTTTTTAACTATAGTTACAACAACCTTTTTATCTTTTAACAATTTATAATATTCATTATTTATAATAGGTAATTTATCCTTTTTATATAAATAATTTATAATTTTAATAAAATTAACAGTTTTTTCTTCTATAGCTAAAATAAAATATAACATAACATAATAATGTTTTTGTTGTGTGTTAGTTCCCAAGCCATCCATTGCTGTATGACTACTACTTTTTTTAAAGATATTATACATTTTTTTGAATAATACATAACCAAAGATATAATTTTTTCCTTCACTTTTCTTTTTGTAATAATCTAAAAATTCATTATATTTTTTAGTATCTTTATCATACACTTGTTGTAAATTATCAATAAACTCATCACCTAACATTCTAATATCAAATGGTGCTTTTGGATCATCACCAAAATGAGTAGATATATATAAACAATTAGTTAGTTCCATAATAATATTTGGTGCAATTCTATTATCTACGCGATCTTGTATTGGATCTAAAAGTTTTTCTGCAATATCTTTATTGGATAGTAGAGACATAATTTTAACAGATATATCCATATTTAAAACCATTAATATCTTATCTACACGTTCAAATTGCTCTTTTATTAATTTATATAATTCTTCACTAGTAATTTTTTTAGTACTATTACCGCCACCCTTGTTCATGTTCTTGTTCTTCTTTGTGCGATTTATAAGATTATTCAGCATATTTATATCCATATCAAATAATCGAACAGGTAATGGTATAGTTGATATACCTATTTGTTTATGATTATCGGTGATTTGATATTTTTTACTTTCATGTTCAACAACTTTATTATTATTATATTCGTTATATAAGTTATTTATATCATCACCAAATATGCTTTGTAATAATTTTTTGAATAATTCGTCATCATTATTTATATTTTTATCATTAATTATTATCATTGTTTCCAAAAGATCTAATAATTTTAATATTTTTTTATCATTTTCACTTTTATCATTTTCTTTTAATTCGCTACTATTTTTAATATCGTTGTCATCTTTAAACAAATTATTTAATTGTTCTTCTATATCACCCATTTTTATTTTTCTTTTTCTTAAAACATTTTTATCGTTTGAACTACCTCCTTTATTTTTACCATATATACCTTTATATAATCTTTGTAATTTGTTAAATAAAATGTTACCATTGTCATCTATAAAAACATATTTTGTCTTATCATTTTTTTCTCTTATTTCTATTACAAATTTAATTTTTTTTAATATTCCTTCTTTATATGTATCTTGTATTTTACTCATATATTCATTATAATTTTTTAATACATCTATTGGTATAAAGCGTAGAATTATTCTATATTTATTTATTCCTAGAACCGGAAATTGTTGTATATTTCTATATAATTTGTTTAATTCTTCGAAAAATTCATTTTGTCTCATACTTTTTAGATCTTTATCCTCTTCAAAATACAATAAATTATTAAATTCTTTATTATATTTGTTCAATATTTTTTTATGCTCATCTGTTATAATACTATTTTCTCCAAGTGAGTCATTATTTATATGAATACAATCAATTAATAAAAATAAATAATAAAGATAATTTACAGCAATATCAAATGGAGCTGGATCTCCATTTTTATTTTTATTTTCATTTGCATATTGTGCTGTTTTATTTTGTTCCCATTTATTTATTTTATCTGTAATTCGTTGTTTTTCATTTTCATCCAAATCATTGATATCCGCTTTATCTTTTACCCTTTTTTGTTGTTTTTGAGTATTTAATTCAGCATTTTCTTCTAATTCTTTTATACGTTTATTTAATTTTTCTTGTTTCATGTTGTTAGTTTTAGTTTCTAATTCTTCCATTATTATTTTCATTTGTTCCATATGTACATATTTATCTTTATTGCCCGTGTTTTCGGATCCTTCACTTTCATTTACTTCTGGTTTTACTTCTGCATCTTCTACAAATTCTACATCTCCATAACTATCCTCTTCTATTTCAAAATCGGGTTGAACGGGTTGAAGGCTTATTATTTTTTTTTTAATATCAATTATATGATTGTTATTTAATTTACCAGCAATAAATCTTAAGTCTTTTCTATTCCATATATCATCATTATCTTGTTTATCTGTAAATAATTTTGTTTCTTCAGCAGCATCAACTTCTTCAGCATCAACTTCTTCAGCATCACCTTCTTCAGCATCAAGTTCAGCATCAACTTTTCGTTCAGCATCAACTTCTTTAGCAGCAGCATCTCCAACAACATTTCCAGTTTCCTCTTCATTACTAGAAGGATCATCAACATTTTCCTCTTCCTCTTCCTCTTCCTCTTCCTCTTCCTCTTCCTCTTCCTCTTCCTCTCCCTCTTCCGCTCTAGAAGAATCTCCAACACCAGATCCTTCTTCAGCAGTAGGAGGAGCTTGTCCAACAACAGATGCTGAATCTTGTGAAGAATCATCATCACTTTCATCTTCTTCTCCTGAATCTTGTGAAGAATCTCTAACATTTTCAGTTTCCTCTTCATCACTAGAAGGATCATCAACATTTTCCTCTTCCTCTTCCTTTTCCTCTTCCTCTCCCTCTTCCGCTCTAGAAGAATCTCCAACAACAGATCCTTCTTCAGCAGTAGGAGGAGCTTGTCCAACAACAGATGCTGAATCATGTGAAGAATCATCATCACTTTCATCTTCTTCTCCTGAATCTTGTGAAGCAGAAGGAGGAGCATCTCCAACAACAGATTCTTCTGAATCATCATTAAAAGGTCTGTAAGGATCATATGTATCTTCAAGTTTATAAATAATATGATCAATTAATGCAATATGAAATAATAAAGGTTCATCATCTTTATCTATAGTATTATGGTAAGGAACGGGAATATTAGAACTATCTTTACCAATAGCAATATTAAAATATTTCTCTCGTTGTTTTTTAAGTTCATCTATAGTATCTATTTTGTCATAATAGTTTGCAGCAATATTAAAGAGATTATCTATAGTATTTTCATCTTTATTTTTATCAGTAATTTTTACATTATATTCGGGATTAGAACTGTCATTAGAATGATAATAGAAAAAAAAGTTAGTTAGATCACAATTAGCTTTATCTTTTGGAAAAATAAAAGTATATTTATTTATAGAATTTGACATATATATATAATTATTTATAAAAAATTGAATGTAAAATAAACTAAGAAATAATAATAAAGAGAATAATGAAAATATTAATATTTGATGTAGAGACAACAGGGTTATTGCCTAAAATAATAAATATGGAAAATATTAGCGAATATCCATATATAATACAATTAAGTTATATACTATTCGATACAGAAGGTAATAATATAGAAGATTATTTTGATAATTATATAATTTTAAAACGTCAAATAAAAATATCGAAAGAAGTGACAAGATTAACAGGAATAGATAAAGAAAAGTCATTAAGAGGAGTGACAATGATAACAGGATTAGAAAGATTATATGAAGCAATGAGAGAAGCGGATAGTGTAGTAGCGCATAATATAGAATTTGATTCAAGAATGTTATTTATAGAATTAATGAGACATAGGGAATATATAGAGGGGAATATGATAGATAGGAGAATATTTGATATGATAGGAATAATAGAAAAAAAGAATTATTGTACAATGAAAAATGGAATAGAAATATGTAAAATAATAGCAATATCACAAAAAGGAAAGGAATACTATAAATGGCCGAAGTTAATAGAGTTACATAAGAAATTATTTGGAGAAGGAGTAGATAATTTACATGATTCATTAGTAGATACAATAGTATGTTTAAGATGTTGTTTAAAGATGAAATATAACATTCATATGGAAAATGATATATTTAAAGGATTAATAGAAAAATTAAGGTAATATCTGCTAAAAATTAACCAGAACACATTTCACAAATTTCATCATCTTGTTGAGTATTTTTTTCAGGTTCAATAGTAAATTGTTGTGCTTGGTGAACAGCGCGTCTTCTAAGATAATAAATACCAGTTTTTAAACCAGCTTTCCAACCATAGAAATGCATAGAAGTTAAAGAATTATAGTTAGGGTCTTCTTGCCATAAATTAAGACTTTGACTTTGACAAATAAAAGCGCCACGGTCAGCGGCCATATCAATAATATGTTTCATAGGGATTTCCCAAACAGTTTTGTATTTGTCACGGATGTGTTGAGGTAAAAAGTCCATATGTTGAATACTACCGTGATTAGCAATAATGTTATTTTTAATATCTTCGTTCCAGAAACCGAGTTTAATAAGGTCTTGCATCATGTATTTATTGGCGACAATAAATTCACCGGCATTAGTACGACGGTTATATATGTTGCTAGTAATAGGTTCAAAACATTCGTTGTTACCAAGAATTTGAGAAGTAGAAGCAGTAGGCATAGGAGCACATAATAAAGAATTACGAAGGCCGTATTTAGCAATGTTATCTTTAAGTGTGGTCCAATTATATCTAGAAGAAGGTCTGACACCCCACATATCGAATTGTAATATACCATTACTAGCAGGAGAGCCATGAAAAGTAGAATAAGGGCCATCACGTGAAGAAATTTCACAAGATTTTTCAAGAGCAGCATAATAGATAGTTTCAAAAATAAGTTTATTAATATTTTTTGCATCTTGGGAATGGAAAGGAATATCAAGTTTCATAAAAACATCAGCTAAGCCTTGAACACCGATACCGATAGGTCTATGTTTATTATTACTAGTTTTAGCTTTATCAGTAGGATAAAAATTAACATCAATAATTTTATTTAAATTATCAGTAACAACAGAGGTGATTTCGTGTAATTTTTCATAATTAAATAAACCATTTTCAACAAAAGAAGGTAAAGAAATACTAGCTAAATTACAAACAGCAGTTTCTTGGGGGTCAGAGTATTCAGTAATTTCGGTGCATAAATTAGAAGATTTAATAATACCAATATTTTTTTGATTAGATTTTTTATTAACAGAATCTTTATATAAAAGATAAGGAGTACCGGTTTCCATTTGTGCATCTAAAATAGCAAACCATAATTTACGAGCTTCAATAGTTTTTTTACCTTTATTATCATTTTCATATTTTGTATATAATTTATTAAAATCAGAACCATATACATCAGCTAAACCGGGGCATTCATCGGGACACATAAGAGTCCATGTCTTACCTTCTTTAACACGTTCCATAAAAAGGTCAGGAATCCATAAAGCATAAAATAAATCTCTAGCTTTAAGTTCTTCATCACCGTGATTTTTTCGCATTTCTAAAAATAATTCAACATCAGCATGCCAAGGTTCTAAATAAATAGCAAAGCTACCATTACGTTTTCCGCCGCCATTATGGACTAATCCATTGGTCAATAGATAATTATGTTGTTCTTTCATTTGTAAGTCATAAAGGACACCTTTGTATTTAGTTTTGTTAATATTTGTAATGCGACTGAGTAAAAAATCACCATGTTTAAAGAATTTAAAAAATTGCGAATCATCATATTCTATATTAAGTAAATCACAAATTTCCCGTGTTTTAGGTATACGGAGACAATATGATATTTGTTTGTTTATAATCATACCATTTTTAGTGATATGTTCTTCACCAACACGATTACGAATATAACCACTAGTTAGAATACCAAGTTTCATGCAAATAAACCGTACAGATTCAATTAAATTTAATGAGGTGCTATCAAAAACGAGTTCTTTTCCATTACATCCATCTGTATCAATTAATCCTTTTAAAATATATTTAGATTTATCAATAGGCAAATTTAACCATTTAGAATGAACACGCTTACATTTGTTTTCGTCATAACAATCAGCATATCTAAATGGCAAATGTATATTTCGGTTCCATCTAATTCTGGTTGTATTATCTGTAACATTTACTTTAAACTCAACATGACGGTCATTAAAATAATCTTCCATAAAATTTCGAATATGAATTTTATTTGTTGTATGAATTGATACATAACCGGAAGTATCTGTAGAATTAGACATACATCCGTCGCCTAAAATAACACCATACATATAGCAATCATTGGATGTGATAGGATCGATATTTTTTTCATATTTTGGTATAGGGTATACAATCATATCATCTTCATCTAAATCCGCTGCATCAATCCATTCAAAATCTACAAGTTTTTTGTCTAATCTATTTATAATAACCTTATAATTAATACCTTTTTTTTGTCCTTTGAGTGTATATATAGGGTGTTGTGGAGTAATACGAAGAGGCTGTATAGAATGTGCATTGTTAATTTCTAAAAATTCGCCATCATATGAATGTTCTAGGACATTATTAATAATTTCAGGTATTCCATTAATATTAAATATTTCGGTTTCACCTACGATACAGTCTTGTATGCATTTAGGTCCATGTGTGGTGTATATAATGGTTTCTGGATGAACACATTGGTCAACATATTTTGCGGTATTATTAAAAACACGTAACATAGGTACAATACCGTTAGAAGTACCATTAGTTCCACGAATATGAGTACCAGAAGCACGAACATTATGAATATGAAGACCAATACCACCGGCCCATTTAGAAATAAGAGCGCAATCAGTTAATGTATCATAAATACCTTTAATACTATCATCAGACATAGATAATAAGAAACAAGAGCTAAGTTGAGGTCTAGGGGTACCTGCATTGAAGAGAGTGGGTGTGCCGTGTGTAAAATATTTTTGTGATAAAAGATTATAAGAAGTTAAGACAGATTGAATGTCGTTTTTATGAATTCCAATAGCAACTCTCATCCACATATGTTGTGGTCGTTCAATAATTTTACCATTAACTTTCATTAAATAAGCACGTTCAAGTGTTTTGAAACCGAAATAATCAAATAAAAAATCACGAGAATAATCAATAGTAGATTGAATAATATCAATATTATTTTTAACAATATTATATAATTCTTCAGTGATAAGAGGGGTATGTTTTCCATGAATATCAGTATAATTATATAATTGTTCAATAACATGTAAATAAGATTCAGTGGTATTTTTATGATGATTGGATATAGAAATTCTAGCAGCAAGTGTAGAATATTCAGGTTTAATAGAAGCTAATGAAGCACATTGTTCAGCAGTTAAATTATCAATTTGTGTAGTAGTAATATGATTGAAAAGTTGGTCAATAATTTTCATAGTTAATGCAGTATAATTAATTTTAATATCACATTCTTGACCAATAGTTTTAATTCTTTTTAGAATTTTATTAAAAGAAACAATTTCTTCGTTACCATCTCTTTTAATAACATACATTTCTTCATCTTGTGATAACCATTCAGTATTTGCATTAAGTGAAGGAGATGTTCCTGGACTAATAATAGTAGTATCTTCCATCTAATATTATTATATAAAAAAAAATATATTTATATTATTTTTAATACTATGTTTTTACAATATTAATTTTATTAATAGAAGGCATATTTCTAATAGTATGTGTTCCATTAATTGAATTTACATCAATAATAAGTTTAGATTTATTTTTTTCTTTTTGAATTGAATCAAAACAATTTTTAATAAGAGGTAATGCAAAGGAGAACCATTGTTTATTACGTTTAATTAAAACACAAGATAATTCATCTAAAAACCAATAATTAGTAGCACATAATGTATAAGTATCATTTAATTTATCTTTTATATCACTAATCCAATTATTAATATCATTATAATCAAGACATTTATTAATAGGATAATATTCGTAATGAGGTTTATTTATTTCAATGTAATTAATATTGTTAGTAATATTTTTTGAAAAGTGTAAAATAACACCTCTATATTCATGAATAGTATCATTATAAAATTCAAATTCCGTATATTCAGTAAAACGGGTTTCTAAGAAATCACAATAATCAAGATTACATGTTTCCATTTGAATTTGTGTTTGTACCCAGTATTCTTCTTTTGGAATTCCAGTTATATCTCTATTGACAATATTTTTAATTTCTAACATTCTACCATATAGAGGGGAATCTTTTTTAACATTAATACCGTCAGGAGAAGCACCGATATATTCATAATCATCATGTATAATACAACCAAATTCTTCAATAATTGTTTGATATTTATCTTGATAAATCATAACAGAAACAGGTTCATATTTATTACCCCAATCCATAGTAGGAGAACTAATATTATAATTTTTTGGTTTTGTTTTTTCGGCAATAAGACTTTTTAATGTAGCATCAGATTTAAATACTTTCCACATAACACTAGCTGATATAATCTGCTGTCTTAAATTATACCATTCTTTAGATTTTTGTTCTGGTTGTGGTTTAGATTTAATATACTCTATTATATCATCATTAATATTAGATTCAATATATGTATCTTGTAAAGAAACATATGATGGAATGTTATTTAAATTTGTTAATTTATAAGATAAATCTTCAACAATATGATGAATATCATCTAGATTAGAACTATTACAAATATTAGCAGATAACCATAAATTATATATTTCAATACTTATATTATGAATACATTTATCCATAAAGTTACTATTTTTCATATTAATACCATATTCTTGTATATATATATTGAATAGATCTTCTATATTTTCTAGCATGTCATTATATTCTTGTTCAGATATATTTTCAAACATGCTATAAAAACAAGATGATGTAATACTACTATTTTCACTTAGTTCTTCTTCCATTTTATATAAATAACTATAGTAATTTATATATCAATTTTATGCAATATATATTTATTTGTCTTTCTTTTTCGGTGTAAGTGATTTTAATGTTGATACACGTTTAGAATCAATTACACGAATAGTAAATGACTTTGTAGTATTATTATAGTTTATTCCTGGTATATTTGTAATTAATCCACTATCTTTGTCATATACTAGATCTTTATTCTTATTTAATTTATTTTTATGTAATATACAATCAGTAAAATATGTTTTTAATAATTTAATTTCTTTTATAGGAAATTGTTTTTCACGTCCATACTTTTCAGCGAATGTATGTAATTTTTGTATTTTAGTTGAATTATCTAATTTATTCCATAATAATTTAGTCTTAGAATTATCAGGCATTTCGCTGACTTTATTCAATATATCATTAATATTCTCTGCAGCGTTATTATTACTAATGTCCATTTATATATTAGTATATAATGATGTGTTTATCTTATTTATTAATATATATATATAAATAAATGTCTGATGATATGAAAATTATTAATATAGAAATAAAAGATACACCGAAAAAAAAAGAAAAAAACTCTCGTGTAATAACTAAGAAGGATGTTTGGAATTATGATAGTATAACTTATGATGACGAAATAAAAATATTAACAGACCTTAACAATAATATTTTAAATAATGATACCAAATTACTAAAAAGAGAAATTAAAAAAAAATTATCTGGTTATAGAAATCAAGATGTTATTAAGAAAAAATATAATGAAGAAAAATTTATAACCTTAGAACAAACAATAAATAAACTAATTGAATGTGGTACAGTATGTATGTATTGTAATGATAAATCTAGAATATTTTATAAATATGTGAGAGATATAAATCAATGGTCTTTAGATAGAATTGATAATAATCACGGTCATAATTTTGATAATGTAGAAATAGCTTGTTTAAAATGTAATTTAAGACGTAAAACAATAACACCAGATAAGTATATATTAACACAACAAATACATAATATTAAAAAAATATGATTAATATATATATGAGTAAAATATTTCAACGACTTACATATTTACCGAAAAATTATAAAACTTTAAATATATCTCAAAAATTTATGTTAATAGAAAGTTTAACACAACAAAAAATACTTAGTAGTGAATATACACAAGAAGAAATAAAAAGAGTATTTAATCCGAAATTAAATAAAAGTATAAAAACTAATACTATTAGTAAAGAAGAAAAAAACGAAATTGATACAGTTTTAGATTTAATTCAAAGTAATAAAGAAACTAATGGAGAAATAGATCAAGATATAGAATTAATAATTGAAACATTAAATCATGAAAAAGGAGGTAAGAAAAAAAGAAAATTAAAAAGAAAAATAACAAGAAAAAGAAAAACAAGAGAAAGAAAAACAAGAAAAATTAAATCAGGTAGTAATGAATTAAAACCAGATGTGGAACAATATCTTCTTGAATTGGATGAAATAGAAGAAAAACGAAGTGAGCTTAAAAATGAGGAACATCGTGAAATTGAAAAAATTCAAAAAAACTATAACAATGGTGTTCATAAAATGGGTACAAAAGATGATGATAGAGAATTAAATGAAGAAATTAAAGAAATTAGAAAGAAATACGCAAGTAAATTTGATAATTTAAACGAAAGAATGGAAAAAATACATGAAAAGTATGAAATGATATAAAGTAAAAATAATTATTTAAAGGTATTATAATTTAAATAATTACATGGAAATACATAAAGAAATACAATTAAAATTAGATGGATTTTATAAAAATAAAGAAATACCAAATTTAATATTTCATGGTTCATCATCATCAGGGAAAATGACAATAGTACAAAATTTTATAAATACAATTTACAATAATAATAAACAATCTATCAAAACAAATGTTATGATAGTAAATTGTAGTCATGGAAAAGGAATAAAATTTATAAGAGAAGAATTAAAGTTTTTTGCAAAATCAAATTTTAATTCAAATGATAATTTATTATTTAAAACAATAGTATTAATAAATGCAGATAATTTAACAACAGATGCACAATCAGCATTACGAAGATGTATAGAAGAATTTAGTCATAAAACGCGTTTTTTTATGATACTTGAAAATAAATATAGGTTATTACAACCAATATTATCAAGATTTTGTGAAATATATGTAAATGAATATATAAAAGATGGAAAGGTTATAAATTTAGAAAAATTAAAAATGTCATCATTAGAAGAAAAACTAAAAGATACTAGTATAGAGGAATATCTAGATAATAAAATGGAAGAATTAATAGAACTTAAAGAGACAAATAATTTAGATTTGAAATTTTTAAATAGAAGTGGGGTAGAATTATATGAAAATGGAATAACATGTTTAGATTTAATAGAAAATTATAAAAAACGAAATATTCATAGTGAGTATAATAAATCAGAATTATTGATATCATTTGATAGAATAAGAATGGAATTTAGATTCGAGAAATTATTATTATTATTAATGTTAAAAAGAATATTTTTTCGTTCAAAAGACGATTTAAAAAGTATTACAACAATATAAATATGGACGATTTTGTAATATCCAATTTACATGAATCTAGAAATGAATGGTGTTGTAGGTTAGTAAGTATATTTACACCTTTGGTACAAGAAGGATTAAAATCATTATTTGATGAATCTTGGAAAATGTGTGTTGATAATAATGAATTAGATAAATATTTAATGACATATCAAAATTTATTATCTAGAGTTCCAAAATGGAATGAAGAATTATTAGAAGAAGAAAGAAAACGAATAATAGAGAGAAGTGGTTGTAATTATTTAGAAGATTTAATATCTTGTGTTCATATTATTCAATTAAAAATATTAACTTGTATTAGAGTTGGTAATAAACAAAAAAAGATTGATATATCAATACCTAAATTAGATAAGTTTATACATAAAGTTTATATTAATGCTGCAAGAAAAATGTATAAAAATACATACTTATATGATAAAAATGTAAATGCATTAGATAAACAAAAAAATGCTAGAGAGATTGAAAATATAATACAAGAATGTATTATGATGGCTATACGTGAAAGTATCCCTACAGAAGAAATTATACGTGCATATATGGATGAAACAATAGAAGAAGAAGAAGAAATTATTATTGAAGATATTCCAATTGAAGAAGAAAAGAAAGAGGTAGTACAAGAAGAAAAGAAAGAAGATCCAATAACAGAAGAAATACCAGAGCAAGTTCCTTCTATTAAAGATATAGATCAAGAACCAGTAAAAACCCAATTATCATTTAACGATATAGATAGTATATTGAATGAAAATGATGAAAAAGAAGAAATAAATGCACCAAAAACAATAGAAAGATTAGAAGAAATTAGTAATGATAGAGCCATTGCTAGAAAATTAGAGGAATTAGAAGAAGAAGAAGAAGATACACCACTTACAATTGGAGAAGATATTACTTTAACAGGAATTAATGAAATAGGTGATAACGGAGATATGAAAATAAGTACTGAAAACTTAGTTTTAAATGATGTTGAAGAATTACCATTTTAATTAATTATATAAAATTGAATGAAGATTAATTATATTTTAAATCTTAAAATATAATAATGACAGATTTTAGTGAAATTGATTTGACTATTTTAAATGAACCCATTACTAATGATAATTTTGAAGATGCTGATAAAGAGTTAATGAATGTATGTAATTTATTTATTGAAAAATGGATAAATATTGATGAAAATAAAAATAATGATCATATAGTAACAAGTTATATTAAGGATACAAAGTATATATTTGAACTACTATATAAGGTTTATGGCTCGGAAGAATTAATGAATGAATTAAAAGATGAAGACCAAGAAGATGAAGATATTAAAAACCATTTACAGTTCTTATCAGAACTAAAAATTGTAATTGATAGTAATAATATAGAAGATTTTAAAAATAATGATTCACAAGTATCATTATCATTGAAGAATTGTTTAACATATATACAAAAAAAAGATAAAGAGTTAAAAGAATTAAATGAGACTATGAATGAATTTAATCACACTTTAGAAAGATTAAATACAACATTGGAAGTTTGGAAAACCACATTAGATGAACAAAAAAAAGATTTAGAAGAAATAACCACATTAGCTGAACAATAAAATTCGTTTATAAAATAAAAAAGATTTGACATATAAAAATATAAAAATGGAGAAACTTATATTTTTTTCATTAATAGTTACAGTTGTGTATTCTTTATTTAAAATGCTAGAAATGAAGTATATTGAAAAAGAGTGGATGCCTATAAAAATATTAATACGTGATCTTGTCATGGTATTTGCTGCATCTTTTGTTGGGTCTAATGTTATAAATTATTCTGGAAATAATATTACACAATTTTTTAATGTATTAACCGACACAAAGGTAAATCCTACATCAAATGCACAAGTATTTACTGATAATCCTAATTTTTAATTTTAAAAATATTTAAATATAATTAAATATTATTTACTAATGAAGTTACAATTCCTTATAGTATGCTTTTTATCATTTAGATTTATTAGACCAGTTATAAAAAATGTCAAAACAACATTAGATGTAATTGATTTTTTACAAAAATATGATCATCCATTTTTTTTAACAATCTTATAGTCTTCTCTTTGTTTTTCTACGTTTTTTATTTCTTTTATTAGTTTTTCTTTTATTAGTTTTTCTTTTCTTATTTTTTCTACGTTTTTTAATAGATTTTTTTTTACCACCTCTTGGAGTTTGAGGTGGAGATACTATATTATAACCATTAACTGTATTAGGGTTTCCAGGATTAGTGCGTGGATAATATTGAGTACCATTTAGAGCTGCAACAATTTCAGGGTGATCCATGATGTTTATAGCTTCTTGTTGTAATGTTAAATTAATATCAGGAGTAACAGGTCTCGTTGTAGTATTATTTGACATTTTAATTATATATAATTTATATATAATTAAATGAGATTGAATGAGAAATTAATTAATCTTTTAGAAAAACTAAATGACATAATGTTAAAGAAGGGTAATCCAGTAAAAGCGAGAGCGTACAAAAAAGCACAAGAGACTTTATATAAAATAGATGAAGATATAACAGATATAGAACAATTAAAAGGAAAACCGTTTATAGGACCAACAATATTAAAAAAGTTTGAAGTATATTTAATAGATGGAAAATTAAAATTAATAGAAGATTATGAAACCAGTCCAGAAAATATTTTATCGAATGTATATGGAATAGGTCCTAAAAAAGCAGAAGAATTAGTCAAAGAAGGAGTGAAAAATATAAAAGAATTAAGAAATAGACAAGATGAATTGCTAAATGATAAACAAAAAATAGGATTAAAATATTATGAAGAAATATTAGAACGAATACCGAGAGAAGAGATTGATATATATAAAAAAATATTTTATGATATATTTATGGATGTAGCAACAAAGGATACTACATTTGAAATAGTAGGAAGTTATAGGAGAGGTGCAGTTAGTTCAGGAGATATAGATGTAATAATATCATCAAATAATGTAGATGTTTATAACAAATTCTTGGATAAATTAATAGAAAAAAAAATAATAATAGAAATTCTCTCAAGAGGTGAAAAAAAGTGCTTAGTAGTAGCAAGAGTCTATGATAATACAGCAAGAAGAGTAGACTTTTTATATACACCACCAGAAGAATTTCCGTATGCAATATTGTATTTTACAGGAAGTAAAGCATTTAATACAGTAATGCGTGCTCATGCATTAAAAAATAAATTATCATTAAATGAACATGGGTTATATAAAAAAACAGGACCAAAAAAAGAAGAGAAAATAAATATAAATGCGAAAACAGAACAAGATATATTTGAATATTTGGGCCTAGAATATAAAGAACCAACCGAGAGAATAGATGCAAGAAGTGTAGTTTTAAGTGAAAAATCCAAAGTTTTTAATAATAGTCCAAAATCATTGACAAAGAAAAAAACACCAATAAAGAAAAATAGTAAAACAAAAAAGAAAAGTAAATTATTAACAAATACACCAGATAATGATAAATTATATAAGAAATATTCACATATGAGTGGTCAGCAATTAAGAGATGAATTATCAGAATTGTTAAATTTACCGAAAGGATTAAATACATTAGTAAAATTAAATACAAAATCAGAATTAATTAATAGAATATTAGAAATAAGACGAGAGAAAGAAAAAGATAGAATAAATACTATAAAAATAAAACCATTATCTGTATCTCTTAAAAAAAGTCCTGAAAAGACGAATGAAAAAAACAGAACTAAAAAGAATTTAAAAAAATCTAAAGATAATAAAGAAATGGGAACTAAAAAGGTAAAATTAACAAGTAATAATGTATTAAAAATGATGAACAAATTCAAACAAGAAGGTGTATCATATTTAGATTCTCTTAATAAAGAAGAATTAGAGGCAATAATAAAAATTGCGAATAAAGAGTTCCATTCATATAAGGAAAAACAGAGTAAAGTAACATTAACAGATGGGGAATATGATATAACGAGAGAATACTTAGAAGGCAAATATCCGAATTCAGATGTATTAAATGAAACAGGAGCGGAATTTGAGAAAAATAAAGTAGATTTACCTGTAAATATGCCTTCAATGAATAAAATAAAACCCACAACAGATGCAGTCAGTGATTGGAAAAATAAATACAAAGGACCATATGTTTTGTCATGTAAATTGGATGGTGTAAGTGGTTTATATTATAGTTTAAATGGTGATCAAAAATTATATACAAGAGGAAATGGAAGTGTAGGTCAAGATGTATCACATTTAATAAAATATATAAATGGAATACCGAATAAAAAAGATGTAATAGTAAGAGGAGAATTTATTATAACTAAGGATAAGTTTGATAAAAATTACAAAAATGACTTTTCAAATGCACGTAACTTAGTTGCAGGAATAGTAAATAAGAAAAAGGGTGATTTAAAAGCAAAAAATGTAGATTTTATAAGTTATGAATTAATAGAACCCAATGTAAAACCAAGCGAACAAATGAAATTAATGAAAGAATATGGATTTAATGTAGTAAGAAATAGTATTACAAGTGAAATAAATAATGAATCATTGTCAGAGACATTATTAGATTATCGAGAAAATTATGAATATATAATAGATGGTGTGATAGTATCAGATGATGATATATATGAAAGAAAAAATAAAAACCCAGAACATGGATTTGCATTTAAAATGGTATTATCTGATCAAGTTGCAGAAGCAATAGTATTAGATGTAATATGGACAGCTAGTAAAAGTGGATATTTAAAACCGAGAGTAAGAATAACACCTGTAAATATAGGAGGTGCAAAAATAGAATATGCAACCGGTTTTAATGGTAAATTTATTGAAGAAAATAAAATAGGTATAGGTGCAACTATTCAAATAATAAGAAGTGGAGATGTTATACCACATATAAAAGGAGTATCAATTCCAGCAGAAAAAGCAAAAATGCCTGATGTAGAATATACCTGGACAGATACACATGTAGATATAATAGTAGCAAATAAAGAAGATGATATGAATGTATTATCTAAGAATATTACAGCATTTTTTACAAGTTTAGATGTAGAAAGTTTATCAGAGGGAAATGTAAATAGATTAATAGCAGCAGGATATAATAGTATTCCAAAAATAATACATATGGAATTAGATAATTTTAAAAATGTAGAAGGTTTTAAAGAGAAATTAAGTAAAAAGATATATGATAGTATAAAAGATAAAATAAGAAAAGCATCATTAATACAAATAGCAGCAGCATCAAATAAATTAGGTCGTGGAATAGGTGAGAAAAAATTAAAACCAATATTAGAAAAATATCCTGATTTCTTCACTAGAACCGAAAGTGACGAAGAAAAAAAGATATTATTACTTTCAGTAAATGGTATAGGAAAAGAGAATGCTCAATCAATAGTATCAAATATTCCTATATTTTTAGAATTTTTACAACAATGTGGATTATCTAATAAATTAACAGAGAAACCCAAAGTTATAGAAAATATAATAGTTACAGAAGAAATGAAAGCACATCCATTATATAATAAAAAAATAGTAATGTCAAAAGTACGTGATAAAGAAATAATAGATTTTTTAAAAAAATATAATGGATCTATTGTAGATAGTGTTAAATTAGATACATTTGCATTAATAGTAAAATCAAAAGAAGATAAATCAAATAAAACAAAAAAAGCTGAAGAATTAAAAGTAAAAATTACAACACCAGAAGAATTTAAAGATACTTATATGAAATAATTATTTAATATTTATAAATTTTAAATATTAAATTATGCATAAACTGGTAAACTATCAATATCAAAATATTTTTCATCAGTTTCATCAATTTTATAAAAAGAAAAATATGAATTAGATAATTGTTCTTGAGGAGTATGTTTATGAACAGTTCTTGCTATCATTTTATATAATTTAAAATCTGGATATCTTTCTTCACCATTTTTTTTATATAATATATTTCTACCATGATCATCTGTGCACCAATCGTTAATTATTTTTTGAAAGTCATCTAGTTCTTCATATGTAGTATCATCGGGTATAATAAAATCATATATAGAACAACCTAATCTACATAAATCAAAACTATAATTAGGATCTAATCTGGCTTTTTTATTATCAAAGAAAGGTTCAGTATTATATTGTGTATGTGCATCCCCACCAACATTATAACTATCACTACAAAATAATTCACCATTGTATTTATAAATACTTCTACCAAAATCTATAATCTTTACAATTTTACCATAGGTTGGTACTTTATAAAAAATATTATCATATTTATAATATAAAAATTCTTTATCTGTATTAGAATACATAATATTGTTTGTATGTAAATCATTATGAGTTAGATGAAATGTTTTTTGAAGTGTAATAAGAATCATAATAACTTGAAATAATATAGACCTAGCAGAATCAATATCAATTGAATCATTTTCTAATAATGCATCAAATGTACCGTGACATTTTTCAATACAAATTACTTGGACAGGGAAATTATCAATATATGCATATACAGGTGTATCCTCTTCATCATCCTCGTCATCATCTTCATCATCTTCATCATCTTCGCCTTCTTCATCTGGTTCTTCGTCACTATTATCATCATCTTCTTCTTCACTATTATCATCATCATCTTCTTCGCTATTATCATCATCATCTTCTTCGCTATTATCATTTTCACCATCATTATTGTTTTGTTTTTCATATATATTTTCAATATTTTCAATATCAATGTGTTCAATGTCTTCAATATCTTCGATATCTTCAATAATAAGTAGATTATCGTGAATATCAGAAATATTTAATTTTGGTTTATTAGATCTAGAACCATAATTAAGAAAATCAAAATTACTGATATTGTTTTTGTCTTCTATATGAAAAAGTTTATCTAAATTTTCTCTAAAAAAATCTGAATCATATAAATATTCTAATTCATCACCAATATCAATAATATATTTTTTTTGTATAGCTAGAAAGCTTCCAAAATAATCATTACCATTAATAAAATTATGGTGTGATAATAATTTACTAATTAAAAAACTAGCAAAATTATCAGTATAAGAAGCATTATATTTAGATTTATATTTATCAATAATATTAGAATCATTATTATTTTTAGGTAAATTATTAATAATAGAATGAAAATCTTTATATTTACCAATCATATATCGTGTAGTGTCAAGTAAAGGGGCAAATTTAAAGAAGACATTAATATTTTCATTTTCATTATTAGAATTAATAGCAGTATTATAATTGATAATATGTTTATTAGAATTTAAAGTTAAATTATGAGAATAATCAAATAAATCTAAAGTAGGATAATAATTAGAAGTATTACTAAAATCTAGGGGATAATAATCAGTTTTGATAGAAAGATTATTAATGTTATTAATTTGGGATGAAAGAGAAATATCAAAGGTATGAGCAGTATCTAAATTAACACTAAATTTACTAGTCATTTATAATTATTAAAAATATATTAAATAATAAATTCTAAACTAATAAATTCGTTTTATTAATAATAATATTTTAATATGTATAAATTATATGACTTTAGAATTAAAAAAATTTGATATGCGTACAGTAACATTTAAACCTAATGAAAATAAAGGACCTGTAATAGTAATGATAGGAAGACGTGATACAGGTAAATCGTATTTAGTAAGAGATTTATTATTTTATCATCAAGATATACCGGTAGGAACAGTAATATCAGGGACTGAAGCAGGGAATGGATTTTATGCGAAGCACGTTCCTAAATTATTTATACATGATGAGTATAATACTGTATTAATTGAAAATATATTAAGGCGTCAGAAACAAGCATTAAAAAAAATAAATTCAGATATGAAAACAGTAGGAAGAACAACATTAGATCCAAGAACATTTGTAATATTAGATGATTGTCTATATGATCAAAGTTGGACAAGAGATAAAATGATGCGTTTATTATTTATGAATGGAAGGCATTGGAAAGTAATGTTAATAATAACAATGCAATATCCTTTAGGTATTCCACCAAATTTAAGAACAAATATAGATTATGTATTTATTTTAAGAGAACCATATTTAACAAATAGAAAAAGAATATGGGAGAATTATGCAAGTATGTTTCCAACATTAGAAGCATTTTGTTCAGTAATGGATCAAACAACAGAGAATTATGAATGTTTAGTAATACATAATAATGCGAAATCAAATAAATTAAACGATCAAATATTTTGGTATAAAGCAACTGATCATCCAGATTTTAAATTAGGTTCAAAAGAATTTTGGGAAATATCAGCAAATATGGGTTCAGATGATGAAGATGATGAGTATGATCCATCAAAATCAAAGAAAAGAAATGCAGGACAACAAGTAACCGTAAAAAAAAATAAATGGTAAAAAAAGAAAATTTTATTCATTTAATATATTATATGAATAAAGAAGGAAAGAAAATATTAAAAGGATTAATATTTTTATTTATAATATATTTGTTTATATTACCTGGTTATAACGCATATTTACCAACACTACCGGTATATGATAATAAAGAAGCAGATATTGTAAAAAAGATGGTAGATAATCGAACAGAAGAAGATATAAATTATTTTAAATTAACAAATATATCTGTAGCATATGCATTTGAAGAACATGTAGAAGAATCAGTAGATGAATTAAGAGAAATGTATAAACATACTGTACCAATATTTTATACAATAAAATATTTAATAAATAGACCTAGACCATATCAAATAGATGAAAGTATAAATTATATAGAAACAGAAACAGGAAGAACACCGGCAATGCCTGCGGGACATGCATATCAAGCATACTATCTAGAAAAAATATTATCAAAAAAATATCCAGAAAAAAAAGAAAAATTCAGTAAAATAGCAAAAAAGTGTGATGAATGTCGTGTAAAGGCAGGAATACATTATCCAAGTGATGGTAAATTATCAAAAAAACTAGTAGATATATTTTATTTTTATATTTAACAATCTTGATGTATAAGTTCAATATTGTTGTCACTTTCACTTTGGTTAATAATATTATGGGAGTTTATAATAATATTGATACCATCATCATCGCTATCAGTAGGAGGAGTAGAAATATCATGATCGCTATTATCACTATCACTAGAATAAATATTATCATTTTCGTTATAATAATTTCTTTTATTTAATGGAGTAGGACGAATATCATCATATTTTGTAATTTCATTATTGTAATAATTAATATGGCTTGTATAATAATCATAATATTTTTTACCACTAGGTAGATTAGTAAATATTAATGGTAGATTATTATTTTTAATTCTTACAACTTGTCTTCCAAACATAGGGGATTTTCTATTAAAACGACAAATTTTACTTTTAAATTTGGTCCAACAATCAAAACTGATAGTTTGGTCGTTATTATTTTTAAACATTAAATAGTTGTAAAGATAAGGTTTAAAAGCCTTAATATAAATTTTTTTTGGAAAATATTTACAATAAATAATGCGATTACCATTTTTTAAAATTTGTTTATTTGTATATTTAATCATTTCTTTAATATGATAAATAATTTTTTCAGAATTTAAAGAATCATTATTTAAAAATCTATTAATATTTAATTTAGTTAAAAGAGTATCATTATTTGTAACAAATTTATTAATTTTAAAATTACAATTAAAGAAAGATTCAATGATACTAGAGAAAGAATAACTGTTATTTTTATAAAAGAAATATAATTGAACAAGATGATGATAAGAGAAATCTAAATTAGTATATGGATTTTTAATATATTTTGGAGAACTATAAAATTCATATGAAGAAGATACAAGAGAGTTATAGAACATACTATAAATATCTTTTTTAGAGAATAAGTATAATTTATTATGGTGAAAGATGGGACATGAATTATTAATATTAATATTATCCATAATAAGGTCTTGTTCATTAAAAGGGGTATTAATTTTACGTTTGCATATATTAACAAAATGAGTAAGTGCAAAATAAGCATTTTGTATTTTGTTAAAATAAAATGTAAAATATTGTTGAACTTTATAATTGTAAAGTTGGAAAAGACAACTATTAGAATATACTTCATAAAAACTGGATAATTTCAAGTTTGAACATAAATCGTGTTGAAGTACTAATTTATCATATAAAAGCGTGACAGCGTATCTATGGTCTTTATCTAAATACTTACTATATATGTTATTATAAACAGTTTGAGTAAATCGTAAATAGTCGCCGAAATCTTCTCTATTAGGGAGTTTTACAATGAATTTATTATGCACAACATGTTGAATTAGGTATCTATAAAAATACATTTTGTCGAAATGTCGGCTATAGTACCATGCGACAAGTGTATTTTCATCAATATTATTCATATATTTATTTATTATATGAATAAATAAATAGATTTTAAATCAATTTTACATTACAATAATAAATGTATTACTATTAATCTTCCTTTTTATCTTTTTTATTAAGGTGACTTTCAAGTAATTTTCTATTATATTCATTTGTTTCATCTGGAGTAGTAGCGTCACGTTCGTCAAAATTGACAGTTTCCATAACACCGATAAGATTACCTTCATCATCAATAGTTTGAGTTAATTTATTACCAGAATCTTGTGCTTTCTTAATATTTTCTTCAATAGCCTTTCTTTTAGTATCTTTAATACGTTGGTCAAAATCTTGTTTAGCTTTTATTTCATTTTCCATTTTTTCTTTATGAAGTTGATTTAATTCTTCTTCTAAATATTGTACTTTACCAGTTTGGTAAGGTTCTGGGTCCCAAGGCATCCACATACCAACAGGACCAACAAAAATATTGTGATTTTTATCAGTTTTTTGTAATAATTTACAACGCTCTTCTGCTTCTTCTTGTGTATTGAATGTACCTCTTACTTTAAGACCGCGAACAGAAGTTTGGAAATTATGCTCACGATTAAATTCTTCATTAAACTTATCTTCATTTTTATCAATAAAATTTTTATAATCATCTTCAATACCGTCTTCTTTTAATTTAGATGATTCCTCAGTAACAAATTCTTTAAATAATTTGAATAAATCCTCAACATTAATTTTGTATGAATAAGATACAAAGTTTAAAAATCCACCGAATTTATCCATTGATTTAGTAAAATCATACTCTTGAATAAACTTATTAAGTAAAAATATTTCACGTTTTTTTAGTATTTTTTCGGGTGATACAAAAGAGATGCAACAAAATTTTTGTCCTGCCAAAATTGGATCTTCATCCATTAAGTCAATATATTTAGGATTAATATTCCCTGAATCGTCAAGTTTCTTTTCAAATCCACTCATTTATAATCTATATTGATAGTGATTATTTATATTGTTTATAGAGATAATTATTTAGGAAATAAAAAAATAAATAAGTTTCAAATTTTTTTGTTTTTACAATATATAAGAAACAGCCATGGACATGTTTGATTTCAATGAACTCGTAAAACGCGTTGTCAAATATCTTGTAGAAGGTATTGTCGTAGCACTTGTTGCTTTTGCCGTACCAAAGAAATCCCTTAATGTAGAAGAAGTTGTCATTATTGCTTTGACCGCTGCCGCCACATTCAGTATTCTTGATGTATTTATTCCTGCTATGGGTGCTACCGCACGTACAGGTGCAGGTTTCGGTGTAGGTGCAAACCTTGTAGGATTCCCTCGCCCTATGTAAATTATCAATAAAATATAAAATTTATTAAATAATAATATTAATTAATTATAATTAATATTATATAGAATGTTGCTAACAGATGGGCCTGATAGAACAAATATTATGATATTATTAACATTAATTATGGATATTTTTCTATTATATTTGATAATATATCAATATGAAACATTAGTAGAATTTGATAAAGCAGTAATATACCTATTATTATTAATGAGCATTTTATTTTATCCTGCATTATTTGAAAAAGATATACATACTAGAGATAATCTACATGTTATGAATGGAATAATGATAGCAATTGTATCATTATGTGTAACAAATAAAAGATTAATAAAATTATTTTTATTTATAATTACAATAATGCTTATATTTTGGTGTATAGACGGTCATTGTCCAATGGGTAGTATAGAAAATACATTTAATGGATATAGTATTTTTTATGAAAATGTAGAATCATTATATTATTTATGGCCTGTTACTTTAATAGGAATTTTAATATCAAAATTATTTATAATTTAAAATGATAAAATAATATATAAATGGAATCTACAAGTGAATTTATTGAAGAACGTATATCAATATTAATAATTATAACAATATTGATAGATTGTGTATTATTTTACATATTAAAAACAGAAAAATTATTAGAATATGAAAAGGGATATATTTATATATTGTTTTTATGTCATGCATTATTTTACACATCATTTTTAACAAAGGATATGTATTCAAGAGATAGCCAGCATATGGTATTTTCAATATCTACTATGGTTGTATCATTATTTTTAATAAATAAAAAATTATTGAAATTAATAGTAGTAATATTATCATCAATGTTAATTTTTTGGTTAATTGATGGTAGATGTCCAATAGGTAACGTAGAAAAAAGTTTTGGATGGTATCAAGATTTTTATGAAAATAATAAAATTTTTTTTAATTTATGGCCTTGGATAGTATTATCAATATTAATAACAAAATTATTCTTGTAAATTATTAGTAAAGGATGTATATGTTTCATTATCAATTTTAAGTTCATATGAGAATTCGTATTTGGTATCATGATTAATTATTTCATAATTTTCAATATTGTATTTATTGACAAAATTCATTAGTTTATTTTCAATAGTGTAATCCTTAATAATTCCGTCATCATTACAATTTCTAGAAGAACCTATACGAACGCTTCTAGTCATAACAGGTTTTTCTAAATTATCAGTAGAAGAGATAGTTCTAGGCCAACCATATGTATCTTTAACTTTTCTTAAAAGAATATTTTCAATATACTCACTCATTATTGTGTATGTTTATTATAATAATATAATAAAAAATAATTCAATTTTATATAAAAAAAATATAAAATTAAACAGTAGGAAAAAATTCCCAATCTAGACTACGGCAAACTTTTTTCCAAATCATATCTTGTTCTAATTGTTTTTCACGGTCTTTCATCATAGGAATGTATGGTAAATATTGTGTTTGATCTAAAAGAACACATAATTGATATAATGTATATGTGTAATTAAAAAAGTTAGTTCTATTAGCAGGACAATGAATAGCCCATGGTTTTTGTATTTCTATAAATAAAATACATAATGTTTCGTGTAGTTCTTCATTCATAACAGGTGGTTTAATACCGAATAATGAATTAATATATTGAATATGTTCAAAATATTTATTAAGACCAAGTTTTCGTAATAAATCTCTCATTAGGTCATAATTAATAAGAGAGTAATCAGTAATACGTTCTTTTTTAATACGATTACGGATAGCTTCAATAACATCTTCGGGAATTTGTGTAGTTTCCTTGGCTTGAAATTGTGCTAAAATTTCTTTAAAATGATTTAATCTAATATAGGCAGTATAAGAGACTTCATTAGGGGGTTCTTTGTTGGATGGTTTAGAACCATCTATAATATATGTAATAAATTTACCACAATCAGGGTTATTGCATATTAAAATACCTTCTTCATCTTGGGAAATCATTTCACCATTATTACAAGATTGACAAATATCGGAGGGGACAATATAATCTTTAATATTAAGAACTTCATCATTAACATTTTTCCAGTATTTTTGATATGTTAATTTAGAATTAGAATATTTTTCATTATTGATATCATAAAAATTATTATTAGTAGATCTAATTTTAAAAAAAGTATTAAGAACATTCATATTTTGATTATTTTCACCGGAGGAAATTTTTTTCTTTTCTTCAAAATATTTAAATATATATGTGCTGTTTTCAATATAATATTTTTTTTTTTCATTTTTAAGCTTTTTAATATTAGATTTAATTTCAAGAATACGGTCTTTTAATTCCATATATTTATCAACTTCTTTTTTAGATAAACTTCTAATTTCATGAATAAGTTCTTCTTTTTCTTTTTTAAGTTCAGGAATTATAGTAGTTTCAATATTATCGAATTTTTCAATCATTTCATTGTGTTTATTATCAATAGTATTATTAATATTAGCAATAGTGTTTTTTTTACTCATAAATAATAATAATATTTTATAGTATTTAAATAAATTATCCGTAAAAATATAAAAAATAAAATTTCACTATAATTAAATGATAAAATACGAAGGAAACACAAATATATCAAATAAATTTCTTCAGAAATTAATATTTATTAATAATGCAATAGATGAAGGATGGTCAGTAAAAAAGAAGGAATCTAGTTATATATTTTCAAAAAAACATGAGAATAGACAGGAAATATTTGATAGTAATTATTTAGAAAATTTTATAACTGATAATTCTTTTTTAAAAAAAACACCTAAATAACTTTTTAAAATATATCTATATAGAGTAAAAAAAAAGAATTAATTAATAATTAAAAAATGATTTATGTAGAATAAAACATTTTTTTCGTGTTATTCTCAACATTTATTATCTTTAGGATAATATATAAAATGGGTGGAGCTCTTATGCAATTAGTCGCCTATGGCGCCCAAGACGTTTTTCTTACTGGTACTCCTGAAATCACTTTCTGGAAAGTCTCATACCGCAGACACACAAACTTCGCAATGGAATCCATTGAACAAACATTCTCAGGTCAAGCCGATTTCGGTCGCCGTGTAACCTGTACCGTATCAAGAAATGGTGATCTTGCTTACAGAACATACTTACAAGTAACACTCCCTGAAATTAACCAAAACATGAAAGGTCAAGCTACTGATGTTTATGCTCGTTGGTTAGATTTCCCTGGTGAACAACTTATTGCCCAAGTTGAAGTAGAAATTGGTGGTCAAAGAATCGATCGTCAATATGGTGACTGGATGCACATCTGGAACCAACTTACTATGTCATCTGAACAAGAAGCCGGTTACCACAAAATGGTAGGTAATACCACACAACTTACATTCATCACTGATAAAGATTTCGATTCTATCTCAGGTCCTTGTGCTGCCGCCGGTGGTGCTCAACAAGTATGTGCTCCTCGCAATGCTCTTCCTGAAACCACATTATATGTACCTCTTCAATTCTGGTACTGCCGCAACCCTGGTCTTGCTCTTCCTCTTATTGCCCTTCAATACCACGAAGTCAAGATCAACATCGATTTCCGTCCTATCGGTGAATGCTTATGGGCTGTAACTGACCTTGCCGCTGCTAATGGTACAGTATCAGTAACCAATGCTTATCAACAATCCCTTGTTGCTGCCTCCCTTTACGTTGATTATATCTTCCTTGATACTGATGAACGTAGAAAAATGGCCCAAAACCCTCACGAATACCTCATTGAACAAGTTCAATTCACTGGTGATGAATCTGTTGGTTCTTCTTCCAACAAAATCAAACTTAACTTCAACCACCCTTGTAAAGAACTCATCTGGGTTGTCCAACCTGATGCTAACGTAGATTACTGCTCATCTCTTGAAGGTGGTGAAGTTCTTTACCGTGCTCTTGGTGCCCAATCTTTCAACTATACCGATGCCGTTGATGCTCTTCCTAATGCCATCCACGCTTTCGGTGGTAAAGCCGCCCTTGCTGATTTCATCGGTTCTGATGGTCTTTTTGAAATGGACCTTGCCGGTACAGTCGCTGCTGGTGCCGATGCCGCTGACCAACACGCCAACGAAGCCGCCGGTACAGCCACCGCTGGTTCCAAACAATCCGCTGTCTCTGATGCCGGCACATACGTACTTGCCGAAACATCCAAAGACATGCACTGCTGGGGTGAAAATCCAGTTGTTACCGCCAAGTTACAACTTAACGGTCAAGACCGTATCTCAGAACGTGAAGGTTCATACTTTGATGTTGTCCAACCTTACCAACACCACACACGTCACCCTGATACCGGTATCAATGTTTACTCATTCGCCCTTCGCCCTGAAGAGCACCAACCAAGCGGGACTTGCAACTTCTCCAGAATTGACAATGCCGTCTTACAACTTGTCCTTTCTTCCAACACTGTTGCAGGTACAGCCACCGCCAAGGTTCGCGTATATGCAGTCAATTACAACGTATTAAGAATTATGTCAGGTATGGCGGGCGTAGCTTATAGTAATTAGGTAACCAACAGTAACCAACAAATAATAATAACTGTTTTATTACTATCAATAAAAAAAATTTAATATTATAATTTTATAATATTAACACTAATTATCATCTTCTTTTTTTGTTTGTTTTCTATATTCAGCAATTTCTTTTGCTCTTTTTTTTTTATATTCCTCATCACCATATTTTTCTCGTTGTCGTTGTCTTGCTTTTTGTGTTTTTATACGTGCTGCTTCCCGTTTCTCTTCAACCGTTTTTTTATTTTTATTTACTTTAATATGTTGATGCCCGTCTCCTGTTTCAATATATGCAATACGTTGTTTAAGTTCCATAATTTCTTTTTTTAACATAATATTTTCTTCTTCAAATGAAAGAATTGGGTCTGAACTATTATTTGATTTAATGTTATAATTATATATTTTTAAAAACTTATCAAATATATCTTCCAATGAATAATCACGTTTCATATAATTACATCCTCCACAACAAGATTTAATATTATCTTCAATATACCCTTTATTATTATCAATGCGATCTATTCCATTAAAATGTGTTGAATTACATTCTTTATTACATAAATAACATGGATTAGATAATATTTCTCTAAATTTATCTTCAGATAAATCAAAATCTAGACCTTTTTTAGTAGCTCTTTTCATATATTCATGATATTGACCACCCTGAATTGAATTCGCAAATGCACTAGTAAATAATCTACCTTCTATTTTTTTATTAGTAGTCAATATATGTTCAATTCTATCAAGAAATACTCGTTCGCACAAAGACCCCTTCATATAATTGCACATTTTACAACAACTTACACAATTTGTTACGTGATATCCTTGAGTTGAGTTTTTACGGTCAATACCATTAAACTCTCTATCCTGAATAATTCCACAATAATAACACGGTTGTTTTACAATTTCTTCAAACATATCTTGAGATAATTCAAATGAATGTCTTAAATAATCAGCTTTTCTAATATAATTAGTATAATGTATTTTTATATTTTCAATTCTACTTTTATTTCCAGCCATAACTTTATCTGGATTATTTTCTCTCCATATCTTTGCATTATCGGCACATCTTTGTAAATATCCTTCTTGGTCATTTTCAATCTGTCTTTGGCGATAATTCATCTCTTTCATTGCAACTTTTTCTGGATTATTTTCAGCCCAAGCTTTTTTAACAGCTTTGCGTTCAGGTTTTTGTTCAGCAATTCTAGCTAATTCGTTACGACGTTCTCTATCACGTTTTAAATCTTGTAATCGACCAGCTTCTCTACAAGAAGAACATCTCTTTGTATTACCATTATTACCGATAAAATGTGTTTTATCATATGATTTACCACAACTGGTGCATGTTTGTTCATCAGGTTCAACATTAGTATTTAAAGCATATCTACTACGTCTAATTTTATCTTTTTCACGTTCTTTTCCAAGACATGTTTCACAAGAAGACTTAGAATAACTATTATCTAATTGAACCCGACATCCACGAATAACATTTCTACATGTTTTTTTTCCAGAAGCAATAGTTTCATCAACAAAAACATACATTTGATGTTTTCCACAATAGTTGTTTGCAGTAGAACGTTTAAACGAACACTTATCTTTTGCACATAATGCGATAGTATTATCTGTATCACTCATATTATTTATACAATTTAAAAAAGATCCGTTGAAAATTCAATTTTATGGATTTAATTAATTTTTCTTCTTTTTTTTAAAAATATAGTATATATGATATGAAAGATGATTGTTTAAATAAAGATATGAATTGTGAAGAAATAGACGATTTAGGATATATATTTTACATATATTGTTACATGATTTACTGGTTAGTGTCATTATTAGTAATATACTTAGCGTTTAGATATGTGAAAAATCCCTTTTCAAAAATTAAAAACTTTTTCAAAAAATTATAGAAATCCATAAAATTGAATTATTTTTTTAGATTATTGGAATGTAAAAAAACTATATATTAATTATGCTACAAGAATCACAACAACCAAGAGGGAGACCAATAGTAAGAGGAAGACCAAGAGGTTCAGGTAGAGGTAGAAGGAGTACACGTGCAAACGACGGTGAAATTACAACATACCCTCGTAGTGCATTTATATTTGCAGATTCAAAAAAACTTAAGAAAAAGAGTCTCAATATAAATGATATACGGAATCAAACAGAAAAGAAAAATTGTAGTGAATGTGTTATTTGTTACGATACTAATAGTGTTTATTCTTCAAAAACCTTCATTAAAACAGAATGTAATCATATATTCTGCACAGATTGTTTGATTGAATGGTCAAAAAAGAATTGTAATCATTATAATGGAAGAGGTTTCTATACTACTTGTCCATATTGTCGTGCAGATGTAAAATGTGGAGAGGATTATACAAAATATGAAGAAATATTAGTAAAGTTAAAGGAGTTGATGCGAGAACCTAAAAAATTTGAGATAAATATGCGTTCAATTGAATCAATAATTGATAATTTATGTATTAGCGATTTAAAATTGTTATCAACACAACCAATTTTGAATAAGATAAATAATGTAGATTTGACACTAGAAGAGATTAAATTAACAGGTAAGACTAAATTAGATTTACAAATCGCAATTAGACATAGGATAGATGAATTATACAAACTATATAGATTAATACAAAGAGGAAAGTAAAAAAGATTTTATTCATTATTTTAATATTCTAACTTTTTTAATTTTATATTTATAAAATTGATTTATTTTTATAAATATAATTATTAACAACAAAGACTATGATGGAATATACTCGTGAAAGGTTTAACTCTAATTGTGATATACAATTTATAAAAAGTATTTACAAAATGCTTATAGAAAATAAACGAATAGAATCTTTTATATTTGATAAAATAGGAATGGGAGGGTATTCTACAAAAAGTTTTCAAAAAGTGAATAAGATTGTATATGATTTAGATGATTGTAGAAGTTTACGCCAACAATGGTCATATCATAATCAAAATGAATTAACTTGGAAATTTGCTTTGGAAATGATAGTAAAAGAACTAAAAAAGATATTTGTTGATGCTAATATATATTATGAAAATAAGGAAATATTTGACATACACGATAATATAACAATACATAGATTAATTAAGGTAGAAAACTTATTCATTAGTAAATAATTTAACCATATTTCTAGCTTCAATATTATTATTATCAGTATTAAATAGTTTATAAATAAGTTCATCATCTCTAAAACGAACACTATATGTTTGTTGTATTTTATTTCTACCAACTCTACCGATAGACTGAAGTGTTTTTTGTTGTGTCATATCACTTAAATCTTTACCAATAATACCATGACAGAACTGATAATTAGTACCGTAAATATAATCAGATGAAGCAATGATAATAAATAATTTTTGTTCAATAGCTAATTGTTTCATAAATTCAGTATAATCAACTGTGCTGTGTTTCATAAAAACACCGATACCAAGTAAAAGAAGTACTTTAAGTGTATTATCAATATCAAGAGACATAATTTTTTTAGTACTAACTTCATCAATTTTTGGAACAAATCTATCATTAGAAACTTTATCACACCATATTTCTTGATGTTGAACAGTATTAGGAACATATTTAGAATCAAGTGTAATTAACATAATATCTTTTCTTAATCTATTAATTTTATTGTACCATTCTTGGTCTTCTTTATCAACTTTTTTAATATCTGCAGAAGAACGTTTAGACTTACCATCATCAATGTTTGAAACAGAATTTTTTTCTTCTTTATTTGCAATTAATTTTTCAACATTTTCAATTTCTTTCATTATCTTATCATTTTTAGTAATTTTAACTAACATAGTTTTGAATACATCATCAGGAATTTTAGATTGTTGTAAATAGAACTTACTAATTTTTTCAATATCATTACATAAGAATATAGTAGGTCCATCAGTAAGTGTATGAGCATCACTAGTAGTAAATTGTACACCTTTGGATTTATCAGTATAAGCAAGTTTATTAAGAGTACCTTTTTCAGCAAGATAAGTATATATAATTTTATATTGTTCTTGAGAAAGAGAATCAATCAAATCAATATAATACATTTTAATGGAATTCATTTTAATATTAGTAATTTCATTATTGAAATATGTATGTAATTTCAAATTATCTTGAATATCGATTTTTTTAATGCATGCGTTAATAAACTTAATAATACTATTTAATTCAAAATATCTTAAAAGTGTATAATTATTACGAACATAGCTAATACAATTTTGCATTTCGTTATATTGTGTATAATCATATAATGTATGTATATTAACATATTTTAAATCTTTATTAATTATTGGAATAGATTTTTTAAAATCGTAACTAGTTATATCTTCAACTATAGTATTATATCCCCAATCTTTTTTAAATGAATCAATAACATTATGTATTTCATTATATTGAGGTAATGTAGCACACGATAATATAAGATTAGGAATAACATTACACCTCCAATTATTAGATAAAATAGGATGTAGTTCATGATCAGTATTATCTAATGTAATAGTAGGTTCATCCCAGAAAGTAATAATATCTTCACGTTGATTAAATTGTAACATATAATTCATACATGTTAAATAAGACTTTACATCACAAATCATAATATCAACTTCACTACCATCACTATTATCGATTTTTCTAGAGCCATCCTTAAATGTAATATAACTACCATCAGTAGCTTTACAAAATTTAATAGGTCTTCCACAACTACATTCACCAGTATGATAATTTTGAATATGTCTATGAAAACTTTTTGCAGAATTATTATGTAATCTAATTTGTTCTTCATACTCACAGCCAAAACCGAAAGCTATTTTTTTACGCATAGAAATAGCTGATTTTGCTAATGCTAAACCAATATGTCTAGCTACACAAACAAATATAATTTTATATTCATTAGATAATCCAATGGGTGTCATTGTTTTACCTGTACCAGTAGGGGCTTTATATAATACAAGAGAAGGATTGATTTTTTCTTTTTCTTTATAAAAACTATAAATTTTTTTTTGATGTTCAAATAATTCAATATCTTGATAATCTAAAATATATGGATTTTTTTCAATAATAATATAGGCTTCATTAATTATTTGCTTTAGTTCAATATTGTCTTTAAGTGTATTTAAATCAGTTAAAATAATATTTTTAAGATTTTTATTAACATTTCTAATATTAGTATTCAATAATTGCATAAGTGTATATAATGAAGTAACGTATCTATTATCTTGTTTTTTATAACATTTTAACATAGTTTTATATAAATCAATTAATGTACATTCAAATATAATATCGTGATTTCTTTCAATAGTATTATCAATATTCTGTAATCTAACCATATCTGCACTTTTAATTTTTTGTAATTTTATACTTTTGAATACATTATCATCTTTTTCTTTTTTTGTTATTCCATATTTTTTTTGAATATTATCAATATCTTTTTTAAAATATTTATTATATAAATAAAGGTCTATACTTTCAGTTACTTCTATTTTCAATAATTGATTCAATGATAAATTTTTATTTGTAGATAAATCCATGTTATCATAACCTTTATCAATAATATCAAGTATAGTTTTTTCTTCATCAGAAACAGGTGTTTCTAAGTTATTCCATTCTTGGCGAGATAATTTAGTTTGTTCTAAGTCCATAGTTATATTTTACTATAGAATATAAATATATATTTGAATCAATTTTATAAAAAACATTTATAAGTATAAAAATATAAACCTTTTTCTAGTAAAATATTAAATGTTGAATAAAATGTTTGGAAAATCTAATAAAAATAATTACATTTCTTATGAAGATATCCAAAATGTAATAAAATTTAATAGTACAAAATATATAATAATAAATACATTAGACCCATTTGAACAAGATTGTTTAATTATAAACACTATAATATCACATAATGAAGAAAATATAATTAATAATTCTATAAATAATTATGATTATGATAAACATATTATTATATATGGTAAAAATTGTAATGATATACGTGTTGAAGATAAATTTAGTCAAATAAATGGATTAGGTTTTAAAAATGTTTATATTTATAAAGGTGGTTTATTTGAATGGTTATTATTACAAGACATATATGGTAAAGATTTATTTCCAACTACAAAAGATTTATTAGATATACTTAAATATAAACCTATAAATATACTATAAAATTGATAGTTATTTTTCTCAATAAATATCAAATAAAAACCATGGATTTTACTATAAATAAAATACCAAAGATAATTTCCATTGAAGGAAATATTGGCGCTGGAAAAACAACCTTTGTTAGAGAGTTAAAACAATTGTATAAAGACAGAAAAGATATAGTATTTTTAACAGAACCAGTAGATATTTGGGAAAAAGTGAAAGATAATGAAAATAAGAATATTTTAGAAAGATTTTATGAAGATAATAAAAAATATGCATTTTCTTTTCAAATTATGGCTTATGTTACCAGATTAAATCTCCTTACAAAAACTATAAGTGAAAATCCTAATTGTAAGTTAATAATAACAGAAAGATCATTAGATGCTGATAAAAATGTATTTGCTAAAATGTTATATGATGATGATTGTATTGATGATATTAATTATAATATTTATCTACAATTTTATAATTCATATAAAACCAAATATAATACAGATGGTGTAATATTTATTAATGCAGATGCTTCTGTATGTCATAGTCGTATTATAAAAAGAGATAGAACTGGAGAAGATAGTCTTCCTTTATCATATTTACAAAGATGTGATGATTACCATGTAAAATGGTTATATTCACAATATAAAGTTCTTAATATAAATGCTAATTCAAATGCTAGTTATAATAAAAACGACATTGAAGATCCCGGTTTAGAATGGTTAAAAATGGCTTCTAATTTTATAAATTCAACATTAGAAACAATACCAGATTTAAATCTAAATACCACCAGACTTATTTAAATTTCATCAAATTTTACTATAATATTTACTGTCTCCTTTTTAATACATTTACACGCTGATATTGATAATTCTTCTCTTTTTTTTCTTGTTTTATTTTCACTTATTGTCTCTTTTTTCTTTCTAGACGAACTATTTCTTTTATTCATATCATTTTCTATTTTATCATAATTTTCACTTATGTAGTCAATTATTTTATTTTCTATTGCCCATCTAAAAAAATTTAATTGTCCTATAGTTGTTTCCATATTATTATCACCATCATATGGTACTATGATTCTCTCCCAACGACAAAACGGATCAAATCTTTTTTTTGAATATGCCTTTAATTTTAGTTTATAGTCATTATAAACTTTGAATCTAGAATTATTATTTAATTGATATATAGTATAGTTCATTTTAGCATAATTTGTAACAAACCAGTCTATTATTCTTAATGATATATTTGATTCACCATTGATTATTTTTACCATTGTCATTAATTTATCTTTATTATAAAAATCTAATAAACTCTTTAATAATAAATCATTCTGTGTATTTGGGTTATATACTGTTCTATTTGACATATTATATCATAAATATTGAATCTCCTATTTATGCTATTTTTTATTAAAATAATTTAATTATAACATTTTTTTAATTTTGGGTTTTAAATTTTCATCTAATCCAGTCATATTAATAAATTTATCTATTGCATCATCTAAATCTTCGTTCTCATATTTTACTAATACAAAACTTTTATTTCTTACTTTAATAGTTTTTTCAATTTCTTTTGTTCTTTTTAATTGATGACTATTGAACCATTTTATTAGTTCATTTTCATCTAATTCATCACATTTATTACATGATAATATATCTAAATTATTAATAATTATATTTTTCATTTCATCCCTCACACACATTTTATTACATATCATACAAAAATCTCTCGGTTTATTATTGTATTCTATTTGTTTTTTCAATTCCATATTATCTTTTAGTCTATTAAATGCAAATCTTAATGTATTATTTTTGTCATCCGCTATAGATATAAATAATTTCTCTACTGTATGTTTAACGTTATTTTTCATTTGTAATTTTATTTCTTCTATTTCTACTTCTTTTACTATCATTTCACTTTCACTTGGTACATTATTTATCTTTTTGGTTCTTTTGAAACATTTAAAAAATCTACACATTTTATATAATATATGAATAGATCTTTTAAAACGGAAATTATACAAATGCTTTCTAATAAAACTAAGGAAGATTATTTAAATAAAAACATAGATACTATTACTGGTATTTTTATAAATTATGATAATTATGATAAAATACAAACATTACTCCAACAATTCTATAAAGATATCCCTGGATTTATTTATATAAAAAGACATATTAAATTACCTGATAATATACAACAGGATTTTGAATACAAAATAGATAATATTGACCAATTTATTACCATTTTAAGTTTTTATTGTCCAGATATAAATGACCATAATAGTGATATTTATAAAGATTTTATTCACATTAATAAACAAATATTTAGTGAAGATAATAATAATCAAACTATTAAAGGTGGAGGTAAAAAAAATAAAAAATATAATATTATCACTGATGGTACTAATAGATTTATATTAAACAAAAATAAAAAATATCAAATTATAAATGAAACCAATAAAGAATATTTATTAAATATTAATAATAATCTTAAGAGATTACCTAAGTAAATTTAGAAAAAAATATAATTATAATATATAATTATGTTTTCTAGCATTCAAAATACTATTTCTAGTGTTTTCTCTAATAACAAAGAAGAAAATTTCACTAATCATGCAACTGGTGAAATTGTAGTCTTATCACAAGGTCCTTCTGCAGGTCAATTTATTGCATTTTTACTTACTATGTTTTTGTATATTGCTATTATTTCAGCAGTTGGTATGTACTTATGGAATAATTGTGCTGTACCATTAGTTTCTATTGCTAAACCTGCTAAGAGTATGTGGCAAATATTAGGATTACTTTTTTTAACACAATTATTATTTAATTAAATTTTATATATTATTAAACATATTATATAAAATTATTTGATTTGTGATATTACATTCTCTACTGGTACTCTTATTCTTAACCATGTATTATCTAGTTCTCCTCCTTTTCCTACTGCATACCATTCTAAATGTTGTCTTCTATTTGTATATTTTGCTGTAAATATTTTATAATTTCTATGCGTTTTTTTTGGACCAAAATCTACTATCATTTCTGTATCTGATATATTTTCTGTATATGCTCTCCATTTTTTCTCTCCAGGATCACTTCCAAGTATTATATTATTTTTTTTATCTATTATTCTTAATGCACCAGTATGTTTAGGATCATACCAATATTCATACATTTATATATATATATTATATATAATTATGGGTAGATATACCATTTCTAATAAGAAAAAATATATAAAATCTAAGAGAAGAAAATCTCTTAAAAGGCTTAGAAAAACTAATAAAAAAGGAGGAAAAACTATGAATAACAAAAAACATACTAAGAGAAAAACTATGAGAAAAGGTGGATGAGGTGGTAATTCTGTATTTCCATTAATGACAGGTGGTGGATGATCTGCAGGGAAACTATTATAAAGAATGAAATAAAGAATTAGGGATGACGCATTTAATTTATATATTAAAAATTAAATACTGATATTAATTCTACAATTATTATTATAAGTGTAGAATATATAATGAGTAACAACCCAACAGATAATAAATTATATGAAAAAATAAAAAAAGATGTTTATAAAGATATACCAAAACATAGTGCATATAGGAGTGGTATAGTTGTTCAAAAATATAAAAATAAATTTACAGAGAAATATGGAAAAAATAAGAAACCATATACAGGGAAAAAAACACAAAAGAAGGGTTTAAAACGATGGTTTGCAGAGGATTGGAGGAATCAACGCGGTGAAATCGGTTACAAATATAAAAATGATATTTATAGACCAAAAAATAGAATTACTGATAAAACACCAGATACTCATGATGAATTAACAGATAAAGAAATAAAAAAAGCTCGTCGTACAAAATATAAAAAAGGGAGAGTTAATAGATTTAAAAAAGGAGGAAATAAAACACAAAAAAAGAAGGACGATTTAGAATTTAAACCGAATTTATCACCTAGAGAAATGTTTAAATTAGGTTCATTTGGAGGAACATATTGGAGACCAATAAAATCAAAATTTTTTGATAAAGAATTAAAAAATATGCATAAAAAGTATCCAAAATCATGGTGGGAAGGAATACCTGAAGATCATCTTACACGACCATTTGATAAATATGATGTTAAAATAAATAAGTATGGTGTAAAAGTAGGAACAACATTAGAATTTTGGGAAAAAAAGAATTGGATACGTGAAAAACAACCGTATGGATGGGTACAATGGTATTGTGATTATTATATGGGTAAGAGAAGTGATGATGATGAGAGACAAATAAAACGATGGAAAGCATTAGCAGGTCCAAGAGGAAGATTTATGCGTTTTTTAGTAACACAAATAATAAATAAGAGAGCAAAATGGGATGATGAAACAGTAAGTCCAAAAATAAGACAAGTATTACAACATTGGGGGTATAAATTAACAAAAAAAGATTATGAAAATGAAGTAAAACGTAGAAAAAATAAATAATTTCTTATTTTTTATGTTATATTAAAAATAAGATGATTGAAGAAGTGAATTAGATATTTGTCTATGTCCAATTTTAAATCTACCTGAATATATAAAATTATTTTTAAAAGAATTACTATTTATATAGTTACATATATGATTTAATTCAATTTTTTTTTTAGGAATAAGCATTATTAATCCACCACCGAAATAATTAACTTTACCTACAAAAGAAACATTAGATTTTCTTGTTAAATTATAAATATAAATACAATCCTTACCTAAATTTTTTTTCATAGTATTTATATTCCTAGGTGCTCCCCATTCAAACCAATTATTTTCATTAAACTTTCGTATTTTTCTATTAATTAATACTTCTTTATGATTTAATAAATGTGTATTAATTTTATTATCATCACTAGGATAATTTTGAATATAAATATATTTATCAATTTTATCTTCACCATTTAATACATCAATATTACCAAGAACTTGATTTTTATAAACCTCTTCTTTTCCAGTTACAAGACCAACATAAATATCAAAATAATCTTTAAATAATAACTTACTGTTATTTTTATTTTCATTAAAAGTAATTAGGCCATTGCTATTAGTAATAAATAGTTTGTTGTCATTATATAATACTTCTTTTTCAATATTATTATTTTTACAATACCTGAAAATTATAATATCAATAGAAGCATTTTCAAACATTTTTTCATCGTTAGGGTGAAATATATGTGTAAATGTTCCATTATTCATCATAGTATCAAGTAAATTAGAAGCACAAGTTAATTTAAAGAAATCTGAAGGTATTATAAATATTAATTCGCCATTATAATCAAGTAAATTATAACATTTTTTAATAAAATCTATATATAAATTACCTTTTGTAGTTCTAATATATGGCGGATTACCAATTATAGTTTGGTATTTTTTATTAATTTGTTGTTCCATAAAATCACCATAAATTACATCTTTTTTTTTTACATTATCTAATAATTTAATATTAATATCAATTTCGTACATATCAAAATGTATATTAGGTATTTTATAATTAATAAATGAAATTAAATCTCCTTGTCCAATAGACGGTTCTAAAATAGTAGATGGGTTATTAAAAATAAATTCATATACCTTATTTTTAAGAATATTATTTGTTGTAAAATATTGTCCTAAGGAATGTTGATTTGTCATATTTATTATAATATTTAAATAAATATTATATTTATATTATTTTAATACTAATCTTAAGTGATGTAACAATGTGTTTTGTAACCATAATGATAAATATTTTGGAGTATATTCGTTATGTAAATCGTGACCAGATACAGTTTCATGATATACTTCACCACATTGCCATGGTTCAGAGAATATAGAATCTATTTTATTTACAGCAGAACTATTACATAATATAATAAAACAAGGTTTTTTACCGTTATCATATAATTTTTTTATAAATATAATAAATTCATCTATTCTTTTTCTAATCATTTCAAATTCATTTTCAAGATTTTGTGTAACTTCTTTTTTATACTTTGAATTTTTATTAGCATAGTTAAAATCAATAATAGTTCTATTATATGAAGTTGGATCATCTTTATTATTAGAATCATTAACACCATATGTAACAAAATAATCTAGATCAAGATTTAATATATATTCATTAGGTATTTCATTTATATCCGTATCTCTTAATTTATTACTAGAAAAATGAGCTTTTTTATTAAGAAATATACTATTATTATCTTGTTTTAAATCTGGGTCACCATCACCGAGTGTATTATAAGCTATTTTATGTATTACTTTATCATCATATTCTATTTTTTTAAGAAGTGCAGCTTCATGAGTACCATTATTAATTACATTTATAGTCCATTCAGGATAAATCCATATTACACCACCATTATTTTTATATGGAAAAATTGATGGAATTAATACATTACCTATATCGTGTTTCAATACTTCTTTATAATATTCTGTCAATGCTTCAGTATCATTATTAATAATTCTATCTTTCATTTCATATAATGTATTAGAATTTTTAACATGTGGTGTATTAATATCAGGATGTGTATCTACATGAAGTATAGTAGGTAATGTATCATATGGGAATTCTCTATAAATCCATTCATTTGCTTCATGATGATTAGTAACAAATACAACATTAATATTAGATATTTTTACTATATTATTTTTATTTATATATCTGTATAATAAACTATATTTATCATATGTTGAATTTAAATATTTTTCTATATGTATAACACTTTTTTTGTTCATATAATTAAAGAGAACATACAAAATGTCATTAATAATTTTATAAGCAGTATTAAAAGTATTTTTATTTAATATTTCACAAGATGTTTTTTTACAATTATCTGAATTTTTGTACATCTGGGTTTCTATTTTATCTAATTCTTTAAATGATAATGACAAAATAGAAGAAACATTATTAAATGTAAAAGCAGAACCTTTATCTATATTACCTTCATCATCATATAATTCATCTTCTTCATCATATAATAATTTTTTTGCAATATATCCTGTTTCAAAAGTTTTTTCAAATACATCTTTATTCGGTTTAAGTTGTGATGAAACTTCTAATGATTCATCATATAAAATATATTCTCTACTAACTGGAATATAATAATAAAATATAATAATATTTAATATAAATATTAGGATTAAAAATGTTAAAATAAATAAATTTCTTGTCATATAGTATTTTATATATTAATAAAATATTATAATATTATAATTTTAATAAAAACCTAAAGAGCATTTTTATAGTTAGTAACATAAGGATTTGATTTTAATGCTTTTAATAAATCAGCATTATTTCTATCCATTTGTATATTTTGATAGAGAGAATTATCTTTACCTGCTAATTGACCCATATTATGTACTTCTGGGATTTTACCTATACCTCCTCTATTTGCATTAATAGGTCTTTCATTTCTTAAATATTGATCTCTTACATTTTGTCTAGCATTAATTTCACCATTATATAAACTCATATTTCCTGCTTGCATACGTCCTTTAATAGTAGAACTCTTCAAATCATTATTACGTTGATTATGTACTGCAACATCTGATTTCATTTCTCTGTTACCATTAGCATTACCAGAATACATAAAATCACCAGTTATATTTCTATTTGTAAATGCAACTTGATGTTCTGTACTTTGATAAGCACCTCCTAATTGATTGGTATTAATATTACCACTACGTTTAGATTCTTCCATAGTTTCTCTATGAGTTGTTTTAGTTCTATCTGCTGGATTAAAAATATATGTTTGAGAGACTGTTGAACCAGGATTTTGATAAGGTCTCATATTTCCAATTGTATTTTCCTTTCTTGTAGGTCTTAATACGTCTAATAATGGTGAAACTGCTGCTGATACAGTACGACCTAATGCACCAAAATAATTAGGTTGTTCATTCTCTGTACGATTATTAGGATAAGCACGTTTGCTATTAAGACCATGTTCTCCTGATACTGCATTATTATTTCCAGTAGCATTAGGAACACCTAATGGTTTTTCACCTAATTCAATATTAGTTGATGGTTTATATTTACCAGGAATATATTCACCTGCTACTTGTGATACTGCATTACCTGTATAATCTGTTGTAGTTTCTGGTCTATTTACAACACGCATTATTGGTTCAGACCTTAATGTTCTACCTTGTTCAGCACCAGTGGTAACAAACCATTTATCAGGTGTATTTTCATAATGACGATCAGGACGATTTTTTTCCATAGCACCTAAATGACCACGATTTTGAATTTTACTAGCACCAGGACCTTCATGATTTAATAATGATATACCTCCAGCCTTTTGATTAGTTAATACTCTCATATCATCTACTGTTTTTGGTCTCCATTCATCTCTTGCCATTAAACCTGAATTAAATCCAGCTGATTCACCGTTTCTTCCTAAACCAGGTGCATCACGTATTGATTCAAATGGTTTTTCGTTAGCTCTTCTCATACTAGGATTTACACGTGATAACATAAATTCATTATTATTTGGTGTTCCATATGCCCATTGCATATTTTCTTGAGGTGCAAATAATGCAGCCTGTTCTTGTTTTGTTATTTGTTGAGTACCTGTTCCAATATAATTATCTAATATACTGTCTTGTGGATCCTCTTTAATTTGTGATTTTGAATTTGAACCAAAAAATGGTACCATATTATTGTGTTTAAAATATTCTTTACCTACTGTTTGCCCTGTTAAACTTCTAAATTCAGGATCATAACAATCGTCTAAATTATCACCAATAGTTTTTGTACTTGATTGAACATTATCTGCTGAATAATATTTATCTGTCCAAGTACCTGTATCTTTATATTTATTTTGTGTTGATAATTTACTTGTTTTATATAAATCATCTAATGCTGTTTGACCTAAAAACATTGGTTGTTGTTCTGATGGATAATTTTTATCACGAATATTTACATTTGGTAAATCCTGTTTATTTTTAAAACCTTCCTTATCCTTCTTTTGTTTTTCTTTATTATTTACATAATATAATGATCCTAATGCGAATGCCGGTACAATTACTTCCATTTATATATAATTATTATAGAGATATAAAATAATTATATGACTTATTTAAATCTTTGGTATATTTGACTTAAAGTTATCCTTATCGATTATTCTTGATGACAAATTGTTATGAAAAGGTATTTCTATATTTTCTACTGGATTTACAAATGGTAATTCCCATCTACTTTGTTCTAAATCTTTATATATCCATGCTGGATGACTTGCACGACTTTCTTGTGTATATGGTCTTGCTGTAGTATAACTCAATTGTTGCGTTTCGGTATTTGCTTTTTTATAATCATTAAAATCTAATAAATCTCTGTTTAAGCTTCTTGATAAACCTCTAAAATCACTTTCTAAATCTGTTTTATTTGTTGTTAAATTCGCACCGTGTTGTTGTAATCTTAAATGTGGATCTTCCATAAATGCTATATCTCCTCCTGGACCTGGTTTCTCTAATTGATACCTTCCTTCAAATGTTTGTTTTAAATTTTGTTCTTTTGATCTGAATTCATCGTATTTAAATCTTGTAAATGACATCTATATATTATACTATATCTTTTATTTTTTTACAATTTCTGCATTTTCCAAATGTTTTTCTATGCCATTGTGTAATACCGTGCTCTTCTATACCTTCTAAATGTTTTTTTGTTGCATATCCTACATTTTTATCTAATCCATAACATTCTTTTAAAACTGGATATTCTTCACATAATTCTATTATATCACTATCACGACTGTCTTTTGCTAATATACTTGCTGCTGCTATACCTACATACTTCCCATCTCCTTGTTTTACTGTTACGTGCTCTATTTTTACACCATTTGCATCTTTATATTCATTAAAATAATTACCATCTACTATTAATTTTATTTTCTTATTTTTATAATCTATTTTTGATAATACATTGTCTATACATTTATGCATACCCATCATTACCGCTTGTAATATATTTATTTCATCTATTACACCTACTGATATCTGTGCTACATGCCAAAATAATGCATTTTCTTTTATATATTCTGCTTTATTTTTTAATTTTATTTTGCTAGTAAATTTTTTACTATCTTTTATATCTTTTTTATCAAATTTATTATCTTTAGGTAAAACCACGCAAGCTACATACACGTCTCCAAACATACAACCCCTTCCTACTTCATCTAAACATATTTCATATTCATTACTATAGTCATACATCATTTCTAGGTCCTTACTCATTTAATATATATTTAAGAGATTTTTTAAAATACTTTTTTCCAATTATAGTCTATATATAATTTATAATGTCAACAACAAGCATAATAATTTTTGTATTATTAATAATAATTTCTATGATGATGTATTATTGTTTATGTGATAAAAAAATAGAAGGATTTAATACTGCTGGTTCTAATCAAAACAACACAAATTCTATAACCTTGCCCAGTCCATCAAACAATCAAACACCTATGGAAATCCCTAGTGATATGGGTACTAGTTTTGTATTCAAACCTTATTCTGAAAGTAATACACTTACTGTATTATCTAATGTTAGTTTTTTTGATCCTATTACAGGTTGTATATTATTCATTCCAGCTGCTGGGGTAGAAGATGGAGAATTTATAGTTATACTCCCAAATAAAGTATCAACAGCTCAAGATGCTCCAAGTAATTTATTTGTTACAGAATTTAGAAATAATCTTGCATCATACACAACAAGTTTTTCAGCTGATCAAATTTTATATCGTACAGATGAAAATGGTAATTTTGTATATGCCGTCACTAGACGCAATGCAGATGGGAGTAGTGGTAGTCCAACAGTAGTTAGTGAATATAAGTTACCTGAATCAATTCAACCAACTGATAGTATTTCACATTTAATGTTTTATGATAATAATGGATTCCTTCGCCCGCCTACTGACAAAGATATATCTTATGTGTATTCTTTAGTTTACTCAAGAAGTACTCTAGGAATAAATGATTCAACAGAATTAGGAGAAGGATTATTAATGAAATATGATATTAATACAGGAAGATTAGATGGAGGTGCTTATTTAAAATTTAAAAATAATGTATTTACAGCAGAAGCATTTAATGTAAGTCAAACTATAACATTTACAAATAGTTCAACTGAATTATCTAAAATGAAATCAGCATCATCACTTGAACAAAAGAAAAGTTTTACTGCTGTAGTAAGTTCATATAATCAATATGCAGCATTACAAGCAATTACAGATTCAGTATTCTTTGATCCTTTAACACATAATTTTGTACATTTAGATAATAGTGGGACTTCAGAACAGGTATTAATTTATAATGTAAATGGTGAATCAGTTACTTATAACAATGAACCTAATGTTCTAAGTCATTGGTCAATTAGTCCATGGACAATAGTAGATAATAAAAATAGAGTAGTAATTCTTGTTATGCCTCCTGCAAATACATCGGGTACAACTGACGCTGTAGAATTACAAAATCTAAATATTAGATGTATGATTGTTTCATATTCACATTTGTCAGGAACTACAGGATTCTTATATTTATCACATTATGCTAATTTGTTATTAGCTAAAGATGGAGATATTTTAGAAAAAATAAAAATAGATAGAGCTAATCAAGTAAATGCAAAACCATTACCATACTATACAGATGAAATAGAAGAATCAGCTAAAACAGGAAATTACGGTTGTGTAGATAACGGTATAAGATATTTTTCACATGATTCTAAATCTTGTGTAATGGGAACTTATGATAGTACTTTATATCCTGCATCAAATACAGAATCATCTGAATCATGTAATAATAATAATAAAGAAGTGTATGATGTAAGTATGAATGTACCTAGTGATCATGTATCAGATTATTATAAATGGATGTGGTACTGGAAATCAAAGAAATATGAAGAACATAATGGTTTGACAGATTATAGTGATTATATTCTTAAATCATCAGTAGTTCCACCGGTATGTCCAACTTGTCCTACATGTCCTACAAGTGGTATATGCTCTAATTGTGGTGGAAATGGAGGTGGAGGCACTCAAGGTGCAACACAATCAGGAAATCAAGGAGAAGATACTGATGGTGATGGTATAATTGATTCTACATTTAGCGGAATAAATAAAGTTATATCAGGAACTGGTGATGCAGCATCAAATGTTTTAAGTACAACAGGAGGATTAGTAGGAGATGCAGCAAGTGCAATAGGAGGAAGTGCAGAATCTGTTATAGGTAAAACATATGGTGCAGGGAAAACAGCAGTAGGAGATGTATATGGTGCAGGGAAATCAACAGTAGGAGATGTATATGGTGCAGGGAAAACAGCAGTAGGAGATGTATATGGTGAAACTAAAAATGTTTTAGGAGATGTAGGAGAAGGTCTAGGAGATGCCGCAGATGCAACTGGTATTCCACAATATTTATCAGGAGAAATGGAAAATGCAGCAATTGCACAAGACAATAGAAAATTAGCATTACAAAATGAAGGCCAAGCATTACAAAATCAACAATACTCTCAACAATTTGGTACAAATACATTACAACAACAAGTACCGGGAACACAACAAAATGGTCAAACAAATGGTAATATGATGTATGGTTCTTCGCATACAGGAGCAGGCGTAAATACATATTCTAGTGCAGGTGATCAACAACGTGTAGTTAATCCAGCAGTTTCAAATATGAATTATATGGGACGTCTTCCTTCAAAGGGACACGATAAATATATACCAATAACAGCTGATTTTAGTTCTTTCGGACGTTAAATAATAATAAAAAAAATAATATTTATTATTATTAAGGAAAACATTTCCAATTTCTAATAAATCCAAACCAACTAGTTCTCATATTTTCATGTTTATGAACTGCAATTAAGACACCTGATGAATCCTGTTTTGTGTCATTTTTACAATTTATACAATAATATTTTGCATATATTTTTACCAAATGGTCTTCACAAACAACTGAATTACATAATGAACAACATCCCTTTGCCCATCTATTGTATCCTCTATCATGACATATATCACATTTTACTTCTGATGTACGTCTTCTTTTCACAGATGGAGGTTTAATTGCTCTTCTTCTAGAAGAAGAAGATTCTTCTTCTAGAGGGGATACTTTTCTAAGTTCGTTAATTTTTATACTCATTTGTTATATATAATTAATGAATAATTTTTATTCAATTTTATATTTATTCGTTAAAATATAAATATAAAAACACAACATATATATAAATAATAACAATGGAAAACATAAACGAGATATTAAGTAGAAAAGATATTGAAATACAAATAAAACATATACTAACAAATTTTGATGAATTAAATAAAGATACAAAATTTAAAAAAGGTATATATGTTTATGGTTCTCCAGGATGCGGTAAAACACAATTTGTAAAAAATATTTTAAAGGACTTAAAATTTGATATTATACATTATGATGCTGGTGATGTAAGAAATAAATCATTAATGGATAGTATTACTAGTAATAATATATCATGTTGTAATGTATTAGATATGATGAATGGTGTAAAAAAACAAATAGTTCTAGTAATGGATGAAATAGATGGTCTTAATAATGGTGATAAGGGTGGTATTAATGCCTTAATTAAAATAATTCGACAAAAAAAAACAAAAAAACAAAGAGCAGAAAATAAATCAGCAAATCCTATTATATGTATTGGAAATTATTATATGGATAAAAAAATAAAAGAACTAATGAAAGTATGTAATGTTTTTGAATTGAAAAAACCTACAGATAATGAAATAGGTGTATTTTTAAATAGTATGATATTAAATAATCAATTTAATAATGATTACAAAATGCACATTATAAAATATATACAAGGAGATCTAAGAAAATTGGTATATTTTACAGATATATATACTAAAAAACCTCATCTTATTAATGATAAAAATATAAAGAATATATTTCAATTAAAATCACATAATGATGATGCAAAACAAATTACAAAAACACTAATAAATAAAAAAATAGATATTGAAAAACATATTTCATTTATGAATGAAACAGATAGAACAATTGTAGCATTATTATGGCATGAAAATATTATTGATATGATTGAAAATACAGATATAAAAAAATCAATTCCATTTTATTTAAAAATATTAGATAATATATGTTATGCTGATTATATTGATAGAGTTACATTTCAAAATCAAATATGGCAATTTAATGAAATGAGTTCTTTAATAAAAACATTTCATAATAATAAAATTTATCATGATACATTTCCTGAATATGACAATAAATATATTCCTACTAATAATGAAGTACGTTTTACAAAAGTATTAACTAAGTATTCTACTGAATTTAATAATATTGTATTTATTTATAATTTATGTCAACAATTAGATATGGATAAAAAGGATATGATATCTTTTTTTCAAGAACTTAGATTATTTTATGGTAAAGAATTCTATGATGATACTAATATATATACCGATATTGAATGTTTATTTGAAGGGTATACTATAAATAAATTGGATATTAAAAGAATTTATAGGTATATTGATAAAAATGTTAAAAAAGATACTATTATAGAAGACGAAGATAATTAAATCTGTATTATATCTACATTTTTTTCTTTACAAAAGATTTCTACTAATTCATCATTTTTATAATCATTTATATAATATATTTTAGAAATACCGGATGCTAATAATAGACGACTACATATTAAACAAGGATAATGACTTATATATGCTATTGAATTATTACATGATACACCTCTTTTAGCACAATCACATATAGCATTCTGTTCTGCATGTACTGTTGCTTGTTCATGATTATCCCTAACTATACTTTTATGAGGACAACCTGGTAAAAATCCATTATACCCCTGTGATATTATTCTATTATCTAAAACTAATAAACATCCTACTTGCAATCTATCACAAGGTGATCTCTTTAATGTTGCTAAAACTATTTCTTTAAAATAATCATTCCAAGAAGGTCTATTCATAAAATAATATACAATAATATTACTTTAAAAACTATTTATTTATTAATATAATACAATATTAATGAATATATTTGAAGAAAACTACACCAAATATATTGAGCCTATTTATTATAAATTAAGTAGTCCTATTGAATTTACTGATTTTTCTATTAATACACATTCTTACACTATTCAAAATCGTTATGATATGACTAGTTTAAAAACTTATAGTATTGATCCTCCAGGGTGTAAAGATGCGGATGATGCATTTTCTATTTATTATGATAATAATAAATTATTTTTAGTTATTCATATTGCTGACCCTACAGAATTTATTGATATATCTTCTAATTTATGGAATAATATTTGTGATAGAGTTACTACAAAATATCTATCTAATAGACCTTCTGTACCTATGTTACCTAATAAAATATTAGAATTATCTAGTTTAATGACGAATGAACAAGAAGAAATTAAATATGCTATATCTATTAAATGTGAAATTGATACTGATACATATTTACCTATTAGAAAAATCAATTTATATTTTTCTAAAATTACTGTTTCTAGTCAAAATTCTTATACATATAATCAAGCATCTCTTTCTTCAAATAATGATTTTGCTATTGGATTAAAAATTTCACAAGCATTAAAGAATAAACGTTTAATAAATACAAAGGGTACTAAATTAAGTGAAATCAATATTGCATATCCTGTTTATCAAGATAATAACATATTCTTATATGAAGATACTTTTAACGAAAAAAAAATGAAACAAATGATTGGAGAATTTGCTATATTTTCAAACACATTTATAGGAGAATATTTAAAAATACATATTAATTGTGGTATTTTTAGAACTTGTGATGCTACTGATTGGCTTAATACTATACATAATAATATTTCCGGTGAGGATATGCTTAAAGAAATTATTAAAAATGGTATTAAAGCAGATTATCTTTCTAATATTAAGTCCCATGACCTTGTTGGTAGCCCAGAATATTCCCATTTTACTTCTCCTATTAGAAGGTTATCTGATTGTATTTGTCATTATTTGTTAAAATATATATATTTAAAATTACCTATACAACCTTTTGATTCAAAACAATTAGAAATTCTAGCTATTTTATGTGATTCTGTTTCTAAAAAGGATAGAAAAAATGGATTTTTAGATATTAAATTCCGTTTGCTTCAAATAATGGCTAATATGGTTTATAATAATGGTTTTATAACAATTGGTTTTTATATTACTGGTTACAGTGGATTATTTTTAAATATAATTATAAATAAAATTAATAATTATAACATTAATATGTCTTACACAATTAGAACACGAAACTATAATAAACCTATCGATGAAGATTTTATTGAATATATAGTTATTACAAAAATAAATTGTTTTATTAAATATGACCAAGGTACTATTCCAGAATTAGATGAATATATTCTCAATTAAAAATATTTAATTTATATAAATCATAAATTACTGATATACATAATATAACAATTAATGTTTTTTTTGTAGCCTCTTTATCAGCATTGCCTATACCAAATAATGTATTTAAATGATAATGAAAATTTATAAATTGCGAATCTTTATAATCCAAATCACAACTAATATTCGTCCATGTTGTAATTATGCACTGGTTTATCAATACCCAATATAATATTATAACCGTTATTATAAATAAATGTAATTTATACATTCCGTGAAGAAATGGGAAAAATATTATACAAGATATTATATGATGTGATATTATTAAAAATGTTGATAATGGATTCTTACAAGTATAAAAATGTTCATCTAATGATATCTCTAATAGTAATAAAAATATAAATAAAATAATATATATATCGTACTTCATATATATTATTAATTTATTTTTTTTCTAGTTCTTTTAATTGATTCCTCATTTGATTTATAATATTATTTTGGACTAATATAGTATTAAATTGTTTCTGTGCTAGTTCTACTAATTCTTTTACTGTTAATTGTTTTGGTTCTCCATTTGGTGGAACAAATTCTATTTTAAATCCTCTATCGCCTGATGATAATTGTTTAATTTGTTCTTGTTGTTTTTTTAATAATCCTACTATTTCTCCTCTTGTTAATGATTTATTCTCACCGTTTTGTTCTATTCTAATACCTGTATCTGCATTAATAAAATCTGACTCTACTTCTTTTTTCATTTTTTCTCTTTTTATTTTTAATTCTTTTGTTTGTTTTAATACTTCTGGTTTATTTTCCGGTAATCCTGGTTCATAATCCTGTAATAAACTGTCTATTTTTTCTATAAAGAATTCTTTTACTGGTTTCTCATAATCAAATTTAATAAAGGATTCTACAGTTTTATCTGAATTTTTCACACTATGTTTATTTTCTGGTTTTAACATTTCTCTTTTATTAAACGTATTATGTTTATGTGAAAATACCAATATAGTTTTTAACGGGTCTAGTTGTACAAATGGTATTGTATAATTTTTTAAAAAATGTCTTTCTTCTGCTAACGCAGCGTCTGCTTCATAACTAGTTATATCTAATAACCTCCTTTTAAATGCAAATGTCCCTGCTGTTGCATGTGTTTCACTATATGGCCCACATTGAATCATTCTTTTCTCTTCTTTAAAATATACATAAATTTCACTTGACCCTGCACATAATGCTTGATTATCATTTGTTAGTTTATCTACTGAATGTTCTACTCTTTCTGGAGGATAATAATCATCATCATCCATGTATACTATTATACTCCCTTCTGTTTTTGTATGCATAAAATTTCTTTTCGCTCCTAAATGCATCTTATCTACTGCAAAATATTTTATATTTAAATCTGTGTATTTATCAAATATATCTTTAACTTTATCTGTACCATCATCTACTATTATCCATTCCATTCTATTTCTTGGATACGTTTGATTTTTATAACAATTTATCATATTCTCTATAAATGGTCTTCTATTAAATGTTGGAGTACATACACTTACTAATGGATATATTTTATTACTTTTATTATTTGATTTCTTTCTTTTCCCCATTAATATATTTAAATCTTAACCTTTTAAATAATTTATCTAATTTATATTGTTTGATATATCTCTAAAAAATTGTGATAATGTCCCACTATTTGTTCTTGTTATTGGTATTGGTAACTCTAATGACATTATATTTGCAGTCCCACCATTAAATTCATTCATTGCTGTTCGTAATGCTCCTCCTATTGCATCTACTGTATTATTTATTATATTTTCATTTAATACACTTGATATATTATTTCCTGATATGTCTTCTTCTGGTTCTATATATTCTCTTACATCATACCTACATACTGGACATCTTACATTTGAATTAAACCATCTATATAATGCTTCTTTTTTAAATAAATGATTACAATATATTATTACACATACTTCATCTCCTTCTTCAAATTGTTCCAGTGTTATTGGACATACTTCATCTGGGTTTGCCCGTATCTCTTGACTTGAATAATTATATGATCTTGTTGCTGTTTGTATTTGATTTAATGATGGTGATACTGTTACTGGTTGCATTTGTACTTGAAATCTATCCATTAAATCATTTATTGTTTCTATTTGTAAAATATCTCCACCATCATATAATAATTCTCTTGCTAATCTTAATCTAGGTGATTGTGCCGGATTAGCAAATCTTCTTGTATTATTATTTCTATTTCTAAATCTATTAGTATTTGGAAAACTAAATATTGGTTCTGTCCTTGTTGATATATTTGCTCTTGAATACATTCTTGGTGAAATATTAAATTCATTACTTTCTACTTCACTTTCTAAGTTACTTGCTATTAAATTTAATAATGATATTATGCTTCTTATATTGTTATTATAACCTGTTATATTTTCGTTGTAACTTCTTGTTATATTTGATAATGTACTCATCAATAACATATTTGTTTCATTCATATCACTCCTATTATTATCCATTTAATAATATTATATAAAGATATTTTTATATGATAATTTATTATTATGTCTAAAAAAACTGGCTATGTTGGTCTTGAAAATTTAGGCAACACATGTTTTATTAACTCTACATTACAAGTTATTAAAGAAATAAAAGAATTAAATAATATTATTATTAATAAGAAAAAAACTGATGAAATTAAAAATAATAATGATGGTATTTTTTCTCTTGAATGGTCTGAATTAATTAATATTATGAATACTAATAATGGTACTCTTAGACCTAGTCGTTTCTTAGAAGTTCTCCAAAATTATGCAAAAATTAATAACAAAACACTTTTCACTGGATTTATGCAAAATGATATACAAGAGTTCTTTTCTCTTATTGTTGAAATATTACACAAAAGTGTATCTAAACAAAAAAAAATATCTATCAATGGTAACCCTTCTAATGATATTGACAAATTGGCTATTAAATGTTACACCGAAAAAGCTATTGAATATAAAAAAGAATATTCCGAAATTAATGAAATCTTTCAAGGTATATCTGTTACATTTATTAAAGGTAATTCTACACAAACTACTAGTTTAAGACCTGAACTTTATAATTCTATTATTCTACCTCTTATTACTGACCAACAAACATGTATTAATAATATTTATGATGGATTTAGACTTTATACTTCTCCTGAATTATTACAAGGTGACAATAAATGGTTTAATGAAGAAAAAAACGTCAAAGAAGATGCTACTAAACATGTTCTATTTTGGGATCTTCCTAAGGTTCTTTTTATTTTATTAAAACGTTTCGCTCCTAATGGTAAAAGTAAAATACAAAATGTTATTGATTTCCCTATTGATAATCTTGATCTTTCTAATTTTGTTTGTGGTTATAAAGCCAATTCTTATAAATATGAGTTATTCGGTGTTTGTAATCATAGCGGTGGTCTTTTAGGCGGTCATTACACTGCTTATGTTAAAAATAAATATAATGAATGGATTCATTATAATGATACTACTGTTAATATCGTCTCTAATCCTAACGATATCATTACTGCAAAAGCTTACTGTTTATTTTATAGAAAAAAAAATAACTAAGTTAATATATATAAGAAATAAATGACTTTAGTATATTCTTCATATTCTAATAATGGAAATTTTCAAAATAAAAGTAAAGGTAAAAGAAAATTAGTAAAAAAATATAATTTAGAAGGTTACCAAAATATGAATAGTTATGAACCTATTCAAGGTAAAAGACCATTTAAAAATACTAAAAATGGTGGTATAATTGATTCTATTGGACAATATGTAGATAAAAAAGGCTTTGTTTTAGAGGGATTTACAACTGCTACTGCTGCTCCTGGTGGTGGTTCAGGTGGTGGTTCAGGTGATGAACCTATTTATGGTGAACAATCTGAAGCACAACCATTTACATTGAATAGTACTGATGGTAATTATTACGATACAGAAAATAATCTTGTTGATAAAGACGGTGTTTATTTAGACCCTTATGCTAGTGGTGGTTCAGGTGGTGGTTCAAGTGATGAACCTATTTATGGTGAACAATCTGAAGCACAACCATTTACATTGAATAGTACTGATGGTAATTATTACGATGCAGAAAATAATCTTGTTGATAAAGACGGTGTTTATTTAGACCCTTATGCTAGTGGTGGTTCAGGTGGTGGTTCAGGTGGTGGTTCAAGTGATGAACCTATTTATGGTGAACAATCTGAAGCACAACCATTTACATTGAATAGTACTGATGGTAATTATTACGATGCAGAAAATAATCTTGTTGATAAAGACGGTGTTTATTTAGACCCTTATGCTAGTGGTGGTTCAGGTGGTGGTTCAAGTGATGAACCTATTTATGGTGAACAATCTGAA